GGCGCGGTACGGCGCGAGCGTAACCCCTTATATAGCAACGACTTACGACAATTCCTATAAAATTATGGAATAGGTGGCGACTGGGCTTGTGGAATGTCGATAGTCTACTATAATGGGGGACATACAAAACAACGCCGCTCCCTATCGGTGAAGTGAAAGCCTAACCGCCATCGACTGGGTATAAACGCGGCACAACACTGGGAGTAGGGCCGGGAAACTGGCAGCCGCTCCACCTTACAAGCTCTTTTACAATTGAAACAAGTGAAGCCCTTGTAGCTCGGTGGCATGAGCATGGCGGGTTTTCCCTGATAGCGACTGTACAATCGCTGGGGGAATTCTGACAGCCTTAGTATCGTGGCGGGCCTGTGTTTGTACGAATACAGGTGGGTGTGTACACACCTCATTCACCCCGTAAACGTTCTAGTAGCGTTTGGTTCGAATCCCACCTTGGGCAGCACTTTTATGTAGCCGGTGTATACCGGTGAACAACGAGGCGTCAGAGCGGCTCAGCCGTAAATCTAGCCACGCCTACAAACCCGAGAAGGGTGGAGATAAATAGGGCTAGTACCTTACATGGAACGGGATTTAAACTTAGGGATATCCGACAGTCCCAACCCCTTGCGAGGATTAACCCGGCAGCGAGCAGACGTGCTTGTACGGGGGGAGACTGGTTGGTCTCGAATCGCAAGTGACTGTTCCGGGGTGACCAACCCCCGGCGTTCCATTTCTCTTTACCTAAGTTGTTTCATATCAACGACTTAGGACCGCGCCCTAGGGCCGCGACGTAACCTATTGTCAGATAACGACTTAGAGAAATGCTAAAGAATTTGTTGACATCTGTCGATACTAGTATATAATGGGGGAGTTCTTTGATTGAACAGTCGGGGAACACGGGGCGGCGGCGAGTGTTGGCGCACATTGACCCGCCGCCCCTCTTTTGTATCAGGTAGTCTAGCCCGCTGGAAGTCTAGGATAGTCTGTAGTCAGCAAAAGTCAGCGGTCAAGCGATTTTCCTCAAGTATAGGTTTGACTTTGGACGATAATAGTATATAATGGGGAACATACAAGACAGGGCCAAGGGCAACACGATGCAGAAGAAACCAAAGAACGGCGACCTGTTTGACAGGGGCGCGCAACACAACTTCGAGTTGGTCCCATTGACAGCCCACCGGAACCACCAATACATCACTATCCACCTCGGGGATGAAAAACTGCTGGGGGATTTGCCGGTGGCGATTGACTACGCCAACCTGACCGGCGGTGGTGTTGGGTTCAATGCCAAAATTAACAAGCGAGTCAAAATCTGGAAAGTGATAGGGACATAAAAGGAGTGGTAAAATGCCACCTGAATGGTTGACACCGGGGACATTTCTGATAGGATTGATATTGCTGGCAGGGGTATGCTGGCTGGCTGATAAACTTGGGTGGTGGAAATAGAAGGGGCAGAAGAATGACCGACAGGGATATGCGTATCTGTGACAACAAGGGGTTCCAACTGGACTTGCCTAACGGCGTGACGGTTTCCGTCCAGTTTGGTCCGGGCAACTACTGCGACAGCGACGTGTCGAATGCCGCCTTCGACGCCCCGAAAAAGGCGATTGACGGCGACGACCATTGGGGTTCCAACACCGCCGAGTGTGCTGCCTACATTACTGGTAGTAACCTGTCGTGGGTTGCCGTGCCGGGATTCACCGGACCTATCGGTGAGGATGACAGCGACACGTTCTACGATGACGTTTGTGGACACCTCAATGTTTCGCAGGTGCTTGACTTCATCAATGTGGCCTCGCAACTGGACGCTACCAAAAACCCAAACAGCCTCGGCAACAAGATGATGAACCATCTGTCCAAGCAAGACCCGTTTTCTGACGAGTTTACCTCTAACTACAGGAACAACTAGATGAAGATTCTGCGTAAAGGCGACAAGTTCAAGAAGGTTGCCGATTCCACTCACGCCGACAATCAGGCTTTGAAGACTCTGCTGGGCGAGGGGTGGAACTACTGTGACCGCTCAACGTGGAAACGGGAATGTCGTGACAAGGGAAAGAAGGTGGAAACCGATGGCAAGGCGTAGAATCATTAAACGCAAAGGCGTGGACAAGTTCTCTGGAAGAAAGATAAAGCCAAAAAACGTCATTGCTGTGGGGTTTGAGATTGTCCACAAAATTACCGATAAGAGGTGGTTGACAATTTCAAACGTAAGACCACAAAACCTGCTCGACCTTATCTCCCAATATAACCGGGGACGGCATGGTTGGGGACAGGTGCGAGTTAAAGTAAAAGCGTACAAGGAAGGCTGTAAAGTAAAACGGAGCAAAACAGGTGAGGTACACGGCATTGTTAAATGATAGAGTAGCGTTGTGGAGTTGGCTTGTGTTTGCTTTCCTTTGTATTGTGTTGACCTAAGTTGTTCTATGACAAGGGGTTATGGCAACGCCCTAGCGCGCCGACGTAACTCCTTACTATATAACGACTTACGACTATTTTGCTAAAATCTACGAAATAGGTGCAGCGTGGGATTGACCTATGACGATATACCCTTATAATGGGGGATAACAAGGGCAAACGAAGGGGATAGACAATGGCTATCAGAACTCATCACGGCGAGTTGGTTTGGAATCAGGACGGGGTCGAGATTGTTTGGGTTCCCCGGTACAGTGTGTACGAAGTGTGGGCGCCAATTGCGGATGGCCCGGATGATTTCCTGATGGACATGATTGCCGACTGTGCGGATGAGGCGGATGCAATTTTCTACGCAGAACTGTTTATTGGTGAAGGGGCAATTGACTGATGAAATTGACTGACAATACCTTGCGAGCAACCTGTCGTATCTGTGGAGATACACACGTCCTGAAAGTGAACGACGACGACGTGTTTCGTTGGCAAACCGGGACACTGATTCAGGATGCTATGCCGTACCTGTCTACGGATGAGCGGGAAATTCTCATCAGCGGAACGTGCGGGAAATGTTTTGACAAGATGTTCGGGGAAGACCCCGTAGGCGATGCGGAGACGGATTACAACATCGAATTCGTGGAAGGGGAAAAAGAATAATGCAAAACCTACATAGAGCTATCGTGAGCATGCCAAGCGACAGGAACGCGAGACCTATTGACAACTTCGAGCATCTGACGATTTCATACGGGCGTCATTCGTGGGCGGTAAAAGTGCCGAAGGGCGAATTCGCACAGGCTCATCTTGAGGTGACCCGGAAGGCCGAACACGATGGGATGGAAGACGACTAACTCCTTATGCGACAAGGGGTTAGGGCGGCGCCCTACTGCGGCGACGTAACCTCTTGCCACACAACGACTTACGACAATCTGATGAAAACAGTAGAGGGCGGGGTTGACAATGACGATATATACTATAGAATGGGGGAGTTGAAACAAACCACTTTTGAAAGAGGGCGACATGGAAAAGCACGAGTTGAAGTTCGAGCAGGAGAAGGAAACCAAGAACACCGTCCGGTTTCAGGAAGTAGTCGAGGACGGTAGTCAGGCTGTGATTGGACCTCTGTATGTCCAGAAGCACGCCCTCGGCAGCACTCCCCCGAAAACCATCACGGTGAGCATCGGTTGAAAAATCCGAAAAAAAATCCAGTGAAACCTTGACCCCCGGCGATTCGGGAGTATAATGAGGACATGAGAGACAAGGAACAAGAAATTGTAACTCGTCTCTCAAAGAGAAGGGTGGACGGCTCTAAGTGGTCGTTCCCACAAAGAGTATCCTTCTCGCAAAAGACGGTTGTCCAGTTAAAGCCTTCTTCGCACAACCAGAGATAACTTCGGTTATCAATGAACGTGACAGGATTGGTAAGACAGTTTAGGATTTACGGGGTAAGGCTTACCCCGCGACCGTTTTTCACTTTCTTTGACAACACGAAACAAACACTGACAGGGTAGCTCCCTGTTGGTAGGACGGTGGCCGAACACCAAAGCTAGGCAGAGGTGGTAAGGCACACATCTAACAGAGTATGTCCAAATGGATGAGGCTGTTAGAAGTGGTACAAAGTAGGGAAGCCCTTCACAGGGTGGACATATCTGTCCCCGAAAAGTTGTGGGTAATACATAAGTCCCACCCGTCCATATACAAAGCAAGTGGGTTTGGAGTTGCCCTTTCCTCAACCTCTTGCCTCAAAACCTCACTAAGTAGTATGATGCTAACGCATGGAAGCACTTAGTGGGGTTTTTTCGTTGGACATAACTCCTTGTTTAGCAAGGGGTTATGACCGCGCGGTAGTGCGGCGACGTAACCTCTTGCCACACAACGACTTACGTAAAATGCCAAATGTAGCTAATGCTGCACTAGACATTTTGCCGATATAGAGTATAATGATAGGCATGACTTTGAAGGGGCGGCGAGCTTTGAGAGACGTTCTACCCCGCTCGCTCTCGGCTCGTCGCCCCTGTGTCTCACCTGTTCCAGTCGGCTGAAGGTCTGGGATGGTCTGTAGTCAGCGAAAACGTTAAAGTTAGGGGTTGACAAGGGCCGATAATACCTTATAATGGGGTAGATTGAAAAGGGAAATTGATATGCTGCCGACTGTTGAAGAAAAGACCATCATCGCCACGCTTGGAAGGGCACAGGCTCGTCATAAGATTGATGAGTACACCCACGCGATGATGACGAAGATGCACAAGGAAAACCGGCCCCTGCTGGAAGCGTTGTGTCTCATTCTTAACGAGTTCAAGTTGGACGAGCGTTCCACCTGTCATGCCATGACCATGATGAGCCTGATGTACGACTGCCTGAATACACAGGGTGAGACTAACGAATTGCACGAGATGTTCGGAGAAGAGGGCGAGACCGATGACGCTTAACGAATTGTGGCAAACTGCCGTGGAACACTTCCCGGCATGTCATATCACAGAAGATATTGAGGGGGAAATCGTGATTAGTACGGGCTTGATGTGGGAAGCCCCGCCGGGGTATGCCGGAGTCGGACCACAGAATGTTCCGCTTCACGCAAGGGGAAATGTTGAACTTAGGGAAATGAACGAAGGGGATTTACCAGATGTTGAGAACTGAAGACGTTGCACGGGTTGCTAGTGACATGGGGCTGGTGCTTGACAAGAGAGTGACCATTCAGGACGGCATTACCTATCGGTATACGCTGTATGACAATAACGAGTTTGTAGAGGACTTTTTCGAGACGTTGGCACAGGCGTGGAGTTACATCTACTATTACGATGAGGAACGGGAATATGAGAATCTCAGGCCCAACATTGAATCAGCTTAGACCACTTTTGACTAAGGCGTTGCAAACTGGTGCGGAAGTTTCCTTTATGTACCACGACAAGCGACGTAGCGGCCCACTGAAGGATTTTGGTTGGGGTCCGCAAGGCCCGTTTATCACAATTCAGGATTCCAAGTATGTGAATTGTCCCGAGGGAGATATTCCCCATACCGAAATCAAGAGCTTCTCACTTGTCAAGATGAGCGAGTTGCGAGTTGAGCAGTTTGTGGGGACTGAATAATGGATAATGTACGTATCCAGAACAAAGACATATATATACAGGGCGGTACTAAGGGAACCAACAAGGATGCGAGGGGTTCTGCTGACGATGTTCTATCAAAAGAAAGAGCGCCCAATGTAGAACTTTACGCGGAAAGATGGGAGCAGGGACTAAATATTTGGACGGGTGAACCAATGACAGACATAGCGTTGACAGATTGGAAAAACCAACAGAAGCGACAGCGACGTAAACGCTTGTCCTGACAGAGGTTAGGGCGGCGGCCTACTGCGGCGACGTAACCTCTTGTTATATAAGGAGTTATGGCTACTTGGTCATAATTCCTTTTTTTGTGAAGTACGTCGGTTGACATTGCCGATATATACAGTAGAATGGGAAGCGTAACACAGAAAAGAAGGGGTAACAGAATGTTGAAGTGGTCGAAAGCAAACGCGAAAACGGAACGGCTCAACGAGAGTTGCTGGGCAATCGCCAAGTATCTTGACGACGGGCGGAAGGTTTACAGCCTCGACCTGCTGTCGGGCTATTCGTGCCCGTTTGCGGAAGCGTGTCTCTCGAAAGCGGTTGTCGGTGACGACGGCAAGCGGACAATTAAAGACGGTCCCAAGAATGAGTTCCGTTGTTTCTCCGCATCGCAAGAGGTGCAGTACACCAACGTATACAATCTCCGCAAACACAATTACGACACCCTGAAGGAAAACCAAGACGACTGGCCGTTGATGTATCTGGAATTGTGGAAGTCGATGCCCGAGAATGCCGGGATTGTTCGGATTCACGTCGCCGGGGATTTCTTCAACGAAAACTATCTCAAGGCGTGGATTCACCTCGCGAATAATCGACCGGACGTTCTGTTCTACGCCTACACCAAAAGCCTGAAATATTGGGATGCTCTGAGAAGTGAGATTCCCGAGAATCTGGTGCTGACGGCGTCATATGGTGGGCGGGATGACTGGATGATTGAGCATTTTGATTTCCGGTTCGCTCAAGTGGTGTTCTCCGAAGCGGAAGCGGTGGACCTCGGATTGTTCATCGACCACGACGATTCCCATGCGGCGAATCCGACGTGGCGGGACGAGAGTTTCGCACTGTTGATTCACGGGACACAACCAAAGGGAACGGAAGCGGCGACGGCGTTGAAGGCTCTCAAGGGCAAGGGGAGTTATTCTAGAAAGCAAGGGGCGACGGTATGACCTGTATCAACTATGATAAGCGGCTCTATGTCTACTGGAATCTCCACAAACAAACGTGGAGTGTGAGACAGAGCGGCAAGGTGTTGTGCCACACCGACTATATCCACCTGAAGGATTGTCGGTTTCTGGTAGGCAAGGCTGGACAGGCACGGGTGCGGCGTGAGGGCAAGAAGAACGTCCACGCTGGCGTATCGGGCTACCTTGCAATGAATGCAGAGGTTCCCACCTTCAAAGCCGACCGCGATTGTTTTGTGATGTATAACCCGTACAAGCATAATACGTTCATTCAACGTACTGGCGTGTGTGATGACCAGTATCCTATCCCGGTGACGGAATCGGAATGGGCTAAGATGTATGTTCTGGAAGGTAAGCCCACGGTGCGAGCCATAAACCACAATATAACGCAACCCGTGTAATAGCAAGGACTTAGGGCCGCGCCCTAGGGCGGCGACGTAACCTCTTGTCATATAACGAGTTACGTCGATTAGGGTAAATTAGGCCCAGGTTTCACCTTATCCAGCCGGGTCGGTGGACATGGTGGTAGTCAGCATAGTCAGCATAGTCAGGTAGTCGGGCGAATCTGGAATTCTCAAAAAACCTTGCAGAAATGACCTTGACCCTGCCGATAACACTTGTATAATGGGAGCATAAGCAGTTGAGGAATAAGCGGGCGAGTGACCCGCAAACATTTTGGCCCCTAACGGGAGAGTTGAGACCATGGCAGATGCGAAGAAGAGTGGCGAGAAGCGTGTTCGGGTTGCGGACGAGAACTTTGTGGTTGAGTGGGTGCGAGTTGCCGCCCTCATGGACAACGATGGGAAGCGAATCGGAACGCATCAGATGATTGCCGAATCGCTTGGCCTGCAAGAGACCAGCGTCATCCAGCGGCAGTACGCTGTCAACCGCAAGCTGACCAGCGGCGGGTTTGAGAAGTTGCCGAAGTTGCCGACCGAAGGACGGCAGAGCGTCAACATCGCGGAACTCGCCAAGCTCGCTGGACTGAAAGCACTGGCAAAGGCCGACGAGGCCGACGCCGAGGCCGACGCCGAGGCCGAAGCCCAGTCGTAGCGAGCGAAACGCTCCTACTGTCGGGGCGGTAGCAGGTTTCTCACGGCCTGTTACCGCCCCGATTTTTTTGTCTTCCAAGCGATTGACGTAAGTCCTTGCGTGGCAAGGGGTTGCGTCCGCGCGGTAGGGCGCCGTCCTAACCCCTTATCTGACAACGGTTTACGTCTATTCTGATAAACTTGGCGTTTCCTGTGAAGTGGGCGGTTGACTTTGGACGATATATAGAGTACACTGGGTGAGTTGACACACTTCTTTTTTTGAAAGGGTCAGAACATGACCGACTACACGACGCTGCGACCGACCGACGACACCAAGGACGAGGGGGCATTCGTGCAGACGCTGCAAGGGCAGACCGGCGCGGGATTCCAGAAAAATACGCACGTCCACAAAGACTGGTGGGCACAGACGGAATCGTTCGAGGATGGACTCGAAGCGTTGGAGCAGGGCATTGCAGAACGCGAGGACGTTATGGTTCCCCGTTCGCAGATTACTCCCGCCGTCAATCTGGCTGGTGAGTTCGTCATGCAGTTGGCAGACGGGCGTGAGTTCAAGCCAACGCAACACGCCGTGAACCAGTTTGGGGTGGCTACTTTCACAAGTACGTTCTTCCTCAACTCGCTGATGACCAACCCCGAGAAGAACAACGGGCAGGAGCGATTCCAGCGGGACGAACAGGATGCCGACACGCTGGTCGCCGTTTGCGAGAATGCGTTGCGGCGGGTGGATGCGGACAAGAATTTCCGTCTCCGCACTTATCAGGACGGAACGCTCCGTGCCTTCCTCACTGAGAAGTACGCTCCGATTGACAACCGCTGGTATCTTGAGCAGTTGAGCAACATCCTTCCGGGCGGTCGGCTTTCCCACTGGCGTGGTGATGCTGACACCATTTTTGGCAACGTGCTTCTGCCTGATACGATTATCGACTACGGGCAGGATGACGACACCGATTACGGCGGGATGCTTTCAATCGGCAATTGCGAAATCGGAACGCGGCGTGTCTCTCAGATGCCCAGCATCTTTCGGGCTATCTGCCTCAACGGTTGCATCTGGGGACAGACCAAAGGGAAATCTATCTCCAAGGTTCACCGTGGCACGATTGACCTTGACGGGCTGGCTTCCGATATCAGGAAGAATATCGAAGCTCAATTGCCGCTGCTGCCGGATGGCATCGAACGGTTCCTCGGCATCAAGGTTCATACCTGCGATGAGGTTTCCATGAAGAATCTCATCGGCGCGGTTTGCACCGACAGGAAGCTCCGCAAAAAGGAATCGACTGAGGTTCTGACTCAGTGGGTTCAGCATGAGCGGACTGACCGTAACCTGTTTGGAATCGTGAACGCGGTTACCCGCGCGGGTCAAACTCTGGACAACACCAGTTGGGTCAAGTTCGACGAGATTGGTGGCGACCTGATTGGAATGACCGAGAACCGTTGGGACGCTCTCAAGAAGCGTGCCGATACTTACACTGAGAAGGAAATCGAAGCGGTTTTCGTCTAAACGTGGACGGCACAGCATCGGAGGCTTTCGCCTTAGTATTGTGTGCGTGCTTTGTCATTAGTGGCTTAGTCGTACTTCTCAAAGACTGACCCCAACCCCCCCGCAACGTGCGGGGGTTTTTCTTTTGGTATGTATAAGAGTTGACGTAAGTCCTTATCTGACAAGAGGTTACGTCCGCGCGCTACCGCGCCGACCTAACCCCTTTGACACCAACGACTTACGTCGATTCGCCGGAAAGCAAGCATCTTCCAGTAGCGAACTGTACTAACGCCCTATACTAACGTAGTCTGGTCAGATTCGAGGCCGAGCAAGTAGTGTCTTTGCTAAGCAAACCAGATACGGTTAATTTAAGGTAGTCAGCACTTTCGCGTATCCGAGTGTATATTAGTGCATAGTCGGGGTATTTCCTAAGCCATCCAGATTGGTCTAATGTTGGGTAGTCAGCACTTTTACGGTAGTCAGTTATACTAACCTAAGTCACAGGACTTCTGGGGTCAGTATAGGACTGCATGGAGACCCGGCTACCTCCAGAGACAAGGCCCAGTTGACCTCTTTGCCACAAGCCTCAGTAAACCTCTTAGCGCGCTTATCAGCCTCTATATCAACGTCAGAAGTAGTAGTCGCACAGTATCGCCCGCCATTACGAACATCGCCCTCACTGTCTACGAGGATAATTTGGTAAAGCATTATGTCCCTTCTTATTTAACCAGATTGTTCCAATGTAAGTCAGTCAGCAACTTTGGCCCGTGTATCATTATAGTCGGGACTATCCCCCGGTCAAGGGAATCTGGAAAATCTTGGGAAAAAGCGGAAACGGGGTATAGACTTATATGCCAATTGCCGATACAATAGGGTAGACAACGACTTAAAATAAAGGGGATGAAATGCACCAGCCAGTAGATGATAGACTAATAGAAAAGATTCAGGTCAAGATACTAAACAGATTGGGAAAGCCGCCGGGCCTTATGTCTGTACATTGTGTCAACGTGTTTGATAACAACTGGAGAATTAACGTCTGGACTAAGGGGATGACTGACGCTGGTGTACCAACACATGAAATTACTCACAGTTTCTTCTGTGAAATGACCAAGGGGGGTACACTCAGGTGCAACCCGAAGATAGAAAAAATATACTATAGCAAAACAAAGGCGTAGCCTGTAGGGACTATTGGGTACAATTCCCACTAATCACTGCTGTTTTACAGGGTTTTTGGGCACATAGTCACTTGTTGTGGAGGGAAGTGGTTGACTAAAAAAACAGTGTCAGTCATTACTTCCCCTCTATGGGTTATTCATTGTATTCTTTATGTATGTTCTATAGGGATTATAAGGGGGTTTTTTGGTAGGAATAACAATCAACACAAGTTCTACAGTTAACTGGAGGTCTTATCATGCCTCACAAGCAAACGGGAGAAAATAAACAAAAACAAAGGAAACCAGAGAAAATGGAACTAAAAGAAAGCGAAGTTATACAATGGTTAGAGGATTTAGACTACGAGATGATTAGATGGATGACGGAGGGTACAAGCCCTAATAATACACCAAGGTCAGACTGTGGATAAGGGACAAGGATGCCAGTCGAAAAAACACCAGATAACCCTCATGGTTGGGGTTACATTGAAAAAAGAATTGTAGAACCTCACTATCAATTGAGTCCTAGAATTCAGATAGTAATTGGGGATGAGATTAAGGTCAGCAAGGGTCCATATTGGATGAGTAAAGATGGGGTGAAGGTTAGTCTAGATAAGATGAAAGGCAAGTGGCAGGTTGAGGGTATATTTGAAAACTTCTGTGGAGAAACTGAACTAGACATAATACAGATTTGGCCGGGAGGTTTGTCCGGTTCAACTACTACTATTGCAGTTACGGGTGATGAACATCCTAGCCCAGTTGTTGAAACCATAACAAGACGACCATACAAAATTAGATTAGCAACATCAAGAATAAAAAGAAGGAGAAAGGTAAGTATTGAAACCACTCATATTGAACCTGTAAGAGCGCAGGAGGAGAAAGAAAAGAAGCCTGTTGCTAAGAAGGCCAGTTTGTCAGACCTTGCAAAAATCATTGAGGAATCGAAAAATGACTAAGACTAAAGTTGACAGTTACGTTAAAGTTGAGAAGCACTACAAGGAAGATAAGCCTTACTACCTTATCAAGCTGTTTGCTAAGAACCCAGACGAGGGACGTTTGGGTACACACAAGCACTTCCCCCTTCGTTATGAAACAGGAGACAAGATGGTTGCCGATACTTATGCCCATAAGGTTGGCAAGTGTCTGGAGATTCCAGTGGTACATTAAATGAGCGTAGATTATTATCGTATGGACCCAGCTTTTGATGGAAACAACTACCCCGAATCTGGTACTATTGGCTATGATGGCAGAGGCTGGTACTATTTTTATGGTGGTCAGTTGTGGGGTCCATTCAATAGCGAAGAAGAGGCTATTGCTAGAAAAAACGAAACCTCGTCAGACTAATTTCAAGTATGTTTACTCGCAGGCAGAAAATGTCTAGGCTAACGTACCCTTGTGTTTCTACTTAGTCTGGCGGGGTTTTTCTACATTGAAGGAGTTAATTATGGTTCACAAGACAAAAGTTGCACTTAGAGGTCTTAAGTCACAGGTTGTAACAACGGGGTACGGTATGCGAGAGATGAAGTCTAAGATTACTAACAGTCAAGGTAATTATGTGGGTTCTTTTACAACCAGTGGGGTTGGTCTTGAAGAGCATAGAAGAAGGCTAAAGGCTATTGCGAAAACTACGGTAAAGTCAATTAAGGGTGGCCACGAGAAGTAAAATGTCCTATATCGAAGTAACATGTATGGAATGCGCCTGTCAATATGTTCAGCAAACAGACCCTTTGGGCAACTACTACCCTATCAACGTATATATGTGTGGATATTGTAGCTCAAGAAACCTTCACAAAAGGGAACTAAGTGATGAACAGGCGAAAGAACTTATTGACGTACCATTACGAGAAGGCTATTAATTGCCTGTATGGGAAGAATAAGTTTATAGTGGTAAAAGGTAATCCAATTGAAGGATATAGGTTTGTGGGACCATTTAGCCACTTCGACGATGCTCTTAAGAGAAAAGGAGATGGCTATGTCGCTGAACTTTCTAAGGAAGATAATGATGAGTGAACCATTGTTTGATGATTGGGATGACTTTATGGATGCTGTTGATAAATTAGAGGACAAAGACATCGTTGAAAGATTTACTAACGAAGACGGAGAAATCAGTCTTAGGCTCACAGAGTCAGGTAAACAAATGGCTGAAATGTTGGATATTAAAGAGTTAGCCAAAGAGGATATGGGTGTTGAGAAGTATCGTAAGTCTGAGAATGCAAGAGCTATACGTTACAAAAACAGGCTTGGTTAGAGGAGTTGATTATGCCTTTATCAAATGAAGAATTTAGAAGGAAGGGTTGGCGCGCCTGTCCTAAGTGCGGTTGTGAAGGAGACGTATCTTGGGTTCCATATAACGATGACCCTAGAGATGTATTTCTTAGAGATGAAGAGTATGGCCACTGTGTAGATACATGTAAGGATTGTGGCGCAGAGTGGTTATGCCAATATGCTGTCACAGGCTATATTCTTATGCCAGAAGACTGGAAATAACTATGAGTGATAAAGGGTTTGGGCCAGTATTGACACGAAAACGCTATAAACAAATCTACGGAACTCTTAGTCTGCCACAAATCAATGCCATCTGTATCGCCTACGGAGAAGGTGGCGATAAGACTAAGAAAGAATTGAGCGATGCTTTTCCTTGGCTAGCGGTAACTTATTTTCTTATTGAAAAGGATTGAAGATGAGTAAGTATTACGAGATTCCATGCAGTTGGGAAGTTTATGGGACTCTTGAGGTTGAGGCTAATAGTCTGGAAGAGGCTATTGAACTGGCAGAAAGAGATGACTCTCCTATGCCTGATGATTCTGATTATGTTGATGGTAGCTTTCAGATTGATAGAGATATTGCAGAGGAGTTGAATAAAGATGAGTGAGTTAGACTACAAAACAGCACAGTGCGAAGTATGCGAAGAAGAAATGCACGAGGGCAGGACAATAGTTCTTAGTGTCCCCGGTGTACCTTGGTCTTCTAGGTTTTGTCATAGATGTAGAAAAACTGGTGCTATTCCATATCACCTACTGGTAGCTAATACTCAATGTATTGGTGGTTATGACCAGTCTGCTGATTGGTGGAGAGTTATTATTGATGCTACCCTAAACCATTTGGGTATTACAATGAAACAGTTTTTGAAAGAAGTTGAAGATGACGAATCCAAATAGGATAATGACTTTGATTAAAAAGCACCCTAATGTCCCCGGTAATGATGGTTGGTATCTCCAAATCCACCCAGATTTGATTAAAAAGCTAGGTTGGAATAAGCCTACAACTCTGGTGGTCATGGAAGTTAAGGATAATAAGCTGTTTGTGGAGAAGGTTCAAGATGGGCAATAAAGATGAGTCCAGAGTCTATTATAGACAAGGCACAGAAGTTTATGTAGAAGGTAAAAGTCAACCGAAGTTTGTTTGTAGTTGCGATAACATTGAGATGGCTGATTATATTGTTAAGCGTTTAATGGGAGATTGAAGATGAGTGACACTCCAATGTGTACATGGTGTGCAAGTACGGAACATACTTTGGTTGACTGTCCAATAGCACCTAAACCGGGGGTAGATTTTGTTTTTGATGATGCTGCACATGCTGAAGGGTTGGAGTTGGTAGATAGATTTAGGAAGATGGAAAAGGGGATTAAAGATGAGTGACCACTCACCGAACACACCTCGCCTAACAAGTGAACAAGTTGATGCTATTACTTACGCCTATATGGATGTATGTGCAACCGACAAAGTTATCAATGATGACAGTTGGGACCATAGAGCAATCGCAGAAGTAGGCGAAGCTGTTGTTCAAACTAAGGCTGACCTAGAGAAAGCGTTTCCATTTTTGATTGAGGGAGTTGAAGATGAGTGATAGTGTTTATGGAACAAAGGTTATGTTAGGGTCTATTGACAAACTAATCTGTGATGCTCTGCAAGAAATTGCACCTGATGAAAGTACCACAGTAGAAGCATACGAAAAAGCTATCACACCTACAAGGAAGGCTGTTGTAGCTCTTAAGGATGCTCTAGCTTTTGTTAAGCAGATTAAAGAAAAGTATGCCCATGTTGAATGCCCACAGATAGGGTTCTCGGATGAGGACTATAACGAAATGCTTGGCTCTGATGATAACCGTCCATAGAGGAAAATAGATATGAGTGTTAAAGAACCTATTTACGGTCAGACTGTGTGTGAAGAATGTGCTAAGTGGACACAAGTTGCTTATAAATGCTATGTTCCTGCGCCACATACAGACTACCTAGCATTTGTACCAGCAACTAACGTAGTCTATAAGTGTTACGAGTGTACGTTTGGAGATAGTTAGATGATGCTTCACAAGGGAAATGCCCTCTATAATGTTTCATCATGGTCAGACGATAGAGAAAATGTGTACCATGTACGCTTGAATCACCAAAAGAGACCATATAACATTCTCGATGCTCAAACAATGTCTGAGCTTGACTATATCTTAGAAAACTTTATTATAAACACAAAGTATAGTTATGGATATCCAGAAACGAAGGGGTATAGAGGTGTAATATTTAGCAGCGGTAAGTCAACATTTATCTCTGGGGCAGACGTTAAAGAAATTGCCGGGGCATATGAAGCACCAGAAGAACTAATTGACTACACGCTAAAGAGGGGGCAAAGTCTCTTTAACAGGATTGAAGACCTTAAGATTCCAACAGTAGCAATAATTAATGGTCTTACTATGGGTGGAGGTCTGGAACTTGCCCTCGCCTGTACCTCAAGAATTATGGTAGGGCAAGAAGCGTTTGTTGGTGAAGAGTATTCTCCAATTCCCAAACCTAAACTTGCCCTTCCAGAAGTAAAACTAGGAGTGGTTCCTTCTTGGGGAGGGACAACTCGCCTTCCTAGAATTATATCACCAATAAAAGCTATGGATATTATTTGTTCTGGTAGAAACGTGTATCCAGAGGAAGCACTAAAAATAGGTCTAGTAGATAAAATAATATCCAGACGATTAGCATATGAAGAGGCATATAATATAATAGACAGCATTGACCACGAAATGGTTAGAGAAAGTAAATTTCTGCCAGCAGAAATCTCTAAATGGAAAATGTGTGCTGTTGGTAAGGTAATGAAGTTTTTGGTTGGCAGGAAACAAAAGAAGATGTTTGGTAGTCGAGACAAATACCCATCACCGTACAGGGCGATTGAATTACTTAAAAAGTCTTTGAGTCTAACCAGAGGTGGCTCATTAGACCTCGAAAGAGAGGCTTTTATAGAACTGGTTAAGACAGAAGAAAGCCGGGAGTTGGTGGGAAGGTTTTTAAGCGGAGAGAGATAGTGCTAATACCGAAAGTTAAAAAAGAAACTGATGAGCTATGAGTAGTCAGGCAACAAGAGAGTGCTGGTATAAATACATCAGACTAACTGAAGAAGAAAAGCAAGGCTTTAGGGATAAGTTAAACTTGATAGAGAAGAAAGAGTGGGACCATATTGAATACGCCACAACAGAAGACAGAGAAGAAGGTTGGTACTTTTGGGATGAGGTTATGTATAACTCCTACGGACCATATAAAACAGAAGAAGAAGCAAGAAAAGAGATTAAAAAATACTGTGCAGAAGAATTAGGTATAGATATTCCTTCAAGCGACGGGGTTGCTGAAAAACCTAAGTTTACATTGGACGACTTAAAAGAATTGTCCAAGGAGATTCAGCAAAGTAGCGAATGAGCATAATAAAGCCGATAGTTAAAAAACTATCACACAAATACATAGCAGGAGATTACTTTTCAGACGCCGAAGAAATAGTAGAAAAGTTAAACTTTAAAGGCGTTTGGGGAATCTATAATCTTCTTGGAGAATCCTCTTCCAGTAGTGAAAGTCTACAAGGCTATATGGATTTGGTAAACCAATCGGGTTCGATGTTATCATCGATATCTATAAAACTATCCAATATAGACTGTAATAAAGATTTTCTGATACAGATTGCCGAAAGGGCAGACCACTATTGTCAGCAATTAAGCGTAGACATGGAGGGGATGAGTAAGATTGACGAGACTATTCAAATAGTAAGAGAAGTAAACGAAAGTTATCCAGTTGGATGTGTTCTTCAAGCTAATATGAACAGTAGTCTGGAGTATTCTAAAACACTGGAAAATATGCACGTCAGAGTTTGTAAAGGTGCTTACTATGGCGACATACAAAGAGATAAGAAGATTAGACGTAATTTTAACAGAATAGCTAGTAGGCTCTTGAGAAATGGTTGCAGGGTTGCTTTAGCTACTCACGACCTAAGACTTGCAAAACAGTGGTTGGGAGATGATGTAGAGTATCAATTTCTTTATGGTATAAAGCACGTTATTCCTTTCATCGAAAAAGTTAAGGAAGAACACAAAATCTCAGTGTATATACCGTTCGGTAAAAATTGGTACGAATATTCCTTAAGGAGAATTGATGAAAATCCATTCTTAATGTTTACAGTTGCAAAAGACGTGATAAGAGAATGGTTGAAACAAAAGAAATAGCAATAATACATTTAATGTATAGAAGAAACTTGGATGGAATTATATCATTCTACACTGTTCCTGTAGATATAAGAAGAAATTGGATAACAAAGTCTCTGGTATACTTTATGGCAGAGACCGTAAAGGAACTTAACAGCCTAGTAGGTTGGGAGTTTGTATGCTACTATTATAATGAATATAGGGATAAGACATGAGAAGCAAAATAAGATTAGATGAAATTAGTCAAGAGTCAGTAGATAGCGTAAAAGAATCTTTCAATAGGCTTCCTAAGACTAATCATTTGGATGGGCAATACAGGCTAAGAAGATACTCAAGAGTAAAGATAAACGAAACTTATGAGTTTTCTTATTTCAAACTTCCTCAACAGGAATTCAACCAGTCTAAAGATTACAATAAACATCAAGGGGGAATGTCTAGGACATTTGAAGACATAGAAGACGATGTAGTAAGAAGCGTGGGAATGTTAGAAATGTGCGATAAATTTCTGGAGTCTGGAGGGTTTTCTGCCGATAATGAAATTGAGGTCCACCAGATGAGAATTATAACTTCAGGAGAAGTAACTCGAACTCAAGTTAGTCCAGAGGGAATACATCAGGATGGGTATGATTTTATCGCAATAGTGGGAATAGACAGATACAACATATCCGGGGGAAATGCTCTAGTATACAAAACTTATGGAGGAAAGCAGATATTTGATTGTCCTCTGCAACCAAAAGAAATGCTTATGATTAACGATAGACAGTTATGGCATAATGCAGGGACTATTGCGAAACTTGACCAAGACAAACAGGGTTACATGGACGCATTTATTCTAACCGCAAGGAATAATAATGGCTGACTTTTGTCAAGAATGCCACGACCAGTTGCTTGGACATGATATCGAGTGTGGATTAGCTGGATTAATTTCAGAAGAAAAAGTAAATCAGGGATATGTAGTAAATGTCCTGTGTGAAAGTTGTGGTTTTATTCAAGTAGACCACAACGGTAAGAAAGTTCCTTGGTTAGATGAGAATAAAAGTAGGAAATAAATATTGGAACCTAGTATTCATTGAGCTAGATGAGACTACTGGTGGAGAGTGTGACTCTCCAGACACTAAGGGAAAAGAGATAAGAATATCAACAGATTTGCAGCGTGAAGAAGAACTAGAGGTAGTCATTCATGAACTCCTACACGCATCAGATTGGTCTAAGGACGAAGAGTGGGTTGAAGAAATAGCCCAAGACATATCTAATGTACTAATGAGACTAGGATGGAAAAAGAATGGAACCAAAACCTAAAATCGGATTCACCTGCTCCTGTTTTGACTTGCTTCACGCAGGGCATGTCGCTATGCTGGAGGAGGCTAAGAACAATTGCGAACATTTGATAGTCGGGTTGCAAATAGACCCGAGCCTAGAAAGGGATGGGAAAAGTAAACCCATACAGTCTCTAGTAGAAAGGCAGATACAGCTACGAGCCTGTAAATATGTTGACGAGATTATAGTATACAAAACAGAAAAAGATTTAAAGACAATACTAAAAACGCTACCAATAAACATAAGATTCTTAGGAGAGGAATATACAATAGAGAACTTTACTGGAAAGAAACTGTGTAAAGAAAAAAGGATACGAATCTACTACAACAAGAGAAGGCATAAGTTTTCGTCTTCTGAATTGAAGGAAAGGATTAAAGATGTCTAGATTTGATGCTCCTGTTGAGGAAAGAACTCTCCATAATTACATTGACGAAGCTAGGTCAATGATTGGGAGGTGGGGTCAGATGTGGATGCTAACAGATGATGACGTTATCGCAAACGTAGCAAATGCCATTATGAGAGCAGAACACGACTTCGACCCAACGAGAGGATGTAAGAGGGTGACGCTTAGGTGTACCTACGGACGTAGGGCTATCATTAAAGAGTTTAGAACCCTTAACAGACTATCAAAAAGACCAACACATTTTTCTATAGATGTAGAACGGATTGGAAACGACGGTCGTGTATATTCAAACGCAGCAAAAGAAATAGAAGACCACAGAGAATCGATAGAAGAGTACATCAACAAAAAGGAAGAGGCCACTAAACAGAAAAGAATAGCTCAAAAGGTTCTTAAGAACAAGTGTCTTACAGAAAAGCAGAGAAAATATCTAAAGATGCACTACCTTAAAGGAAAGAGCGTAAGAGAGATAGCTCAAATTAGGGGATGTAGCAAGCAGGCAGTTAGTCAGGTTCTTCAAGGGGGTCTATCTAGCCTGCAAAAAACATTCGTAGGAAAGGCGGTAGCATAATGAAAACCATAGCTTTGAGCGGTGGGTTCGACCCGGTACACATCGGACATTTGAGAATGATGCAGGAGGCGTCTACTTTTGGTAGAGTTATTATTATTCTCAATAGTGACGAGTGGTTAATTTCTAAGAAGGGGTATATGTTTATGACTTATGATGAGAGAAAGGAAATTCTTGAAGGACTTTCTTGCGTCTCGGAAGTAGTGTCAGTAGACGACTCAGATAGCACAGTATGTGAAACAATTGAGAGACTAAGACCTGACTACTTCGGTAATGGTGGAGACAGAAAGAATGATAATGTTCCAGAAGTTGAGCTATGTGAAAGGTTGGGAGTTAAATTAGTCTGGAACCTTGGTGGACCCAAGATTCAATCGTCTAGTGATTTAGTTGATTCACAACAAGAGCTAAAAAAGTGAAATTTTGTTCTTGACACACGCCAACCCTCTGTTAAAATTGGTGCAGGACCGGATAACTCTTTGAAAGGATGGTACTATGAAGTTGCAAGGCAAGGTCAACGTAATCGAAAGGTCGTCGGATTTTGAGCAGTCTAACTATACAATAGAAGCGACTGCCAAAGCATTCTCAATTCTTTCCGACCAATTATACTCGAACAAGGTTCGGGCAGTAGTTAGGGAGCTAAGTACAAATGCGTATGATTCTCATGTTGATGCTGGAAATGGGGACAAGCAATTTGAAGTCCATCTTCCCTCGAACATGGAACCTACTTTTTCAGTTAGAGACTACGGAACAGGACTCTCACATAGCGACTGTATGCACCTCTATACAACATACTTTCGCAGCAATCGAACCGATAGTAACGAAGCAGTTGGATGTATGGGTCTAGGGAGCAAGTCTCCTTTCGCATACAGCGATAGCTTCACTGTCGAGTCATTCTTTAACGGTGAGCATCGAACCTATACCGCTTATAAGAATGAAGAAGACGAACCCGTCTTTGCCCTTCTAAACACTCAGGCTACCTCTGAGCCTAATGGGTTGAAGGTTAGCTTCCCCGTTAAGTGTGAAGGTTACAACAACGATGTTCAGGAGTTTATAGACGAGGCAGAAGACCTCTATAAGTGGTTTAAGGTCGCTCCGAAGATTGCTGGTCAGTCTATCGAGATTGTGCCGGAAAGCTATATCATCGAAGGTGATGGTTGGGCTGTTCGTAAAATTGATAGGCATGCTGATTACCATGCCGTTGCTATTATGGGACAGGTTGCCTATCCTATTGACCGAGATAACTTTGACGACGACAAAAAAACTCGTGAAATCCTAAACACTAATATTACTATTCAGTTTGATATTGGCGAACTGAATATTACTCCGTCTCGTGAGTCTCTCAGTTACAACAAGCACACTAAAGAATCTATCGTTAGAAAGTGTGCTGAGATTAAAGAAAAGGCTCAACGTGTAGCTGAAGAATCTATCTCAGAGGCAGCTACTCTCTGGGATGCTAGAGTTGCTCATGTTAATCTTACTAGGCATAATGGGTTGCTTGGTGGACTCTCTAGTGTAATTGAGGCTACAGATATTAAGTGGAACAGCACTGACCTGTTTGACAACCAGTTTAGTCAGATTTATATTGGGGACATTGAAGGTCTCGTTGTTAGAGTTTACTACAGGGATGGTTGGAAGAAAGCAGTTCAAACAGACTCTGTTACAAAGCTGCGGATAGACCCTAGTGCCGTCATCTTTGTTGACGACCTTAAGCGCGGCGGAATCAGTCGCATTAAGAACCATGTTAAAGAGAATACCACTAGCGGTAGGTATGAACATGGTGATAGTAAGTTTAAGGTTTACAAGGTAAATGGTACTGACGAGGCTATTGCTGAGTTCCGAGAACTGGTGGGGTGTGATGAAAGTCACATCAGTAAGACCTCAGACCTTGATAAACCCATTAGCAACAGGTATTACGATTCGTCAGAAAGACGTACCAGCGTTGTCAGATGGAACGGTGGGACTCGTAGCTGGAAGAAGGGTGGCAACTGGTCTGATGTTGATATTGACCTTAACGACGGTGGTTATTTCGTAAGGATTGACCGCTACGAACTTAGCCAAACGCATGGAATGTATCCTGACCTCGATACTCTTGGTCAAGTCGTAGACCATCTTATTGCTCTTGGTTACGACATTGATAAGGATAAGATTTACGGCATCAAGAATGTCGTTGCTAATAGAGCCAGCTTCGATAAGCTGAGTCGCCTCGAAGGTAAGTGGGTTGATATTACTCAACTTGCCCAAAAAGTGGCTAACAGTATTAGCGAAGAAGATAAGCAACTTATTGAAGACAGGATGTCTGTCAGGGATATGTTTGACAATCTTGAGGTAGACATTAAAGAGCTTAAGAAAGTTTCTCGAAAGACTGCTACCGAAAATAATGGTCTTAAACAGATTGTTGCTCTTAAAGATTACTATGATAAGCAACAGGAAGAGAAGAAGGCAGAAGATATTTATCAACTGTGCAGGATTTATAGAACCCTGCCTGACAAGGTTGAGAATAAGCACTCGTCCCACCTTGAAGCGTGCCTTGATAAGTACCCCCTGATTAAAATCATGACCAAAAGATATTACGGAATTGAAGAGGATATGGTTGAAGAACTGGCTCGTTATGTTGACCTTGTTGAGGCTTCATTGTAGCTAAACCTGCTAAGTTGGTTGAAAAAAACACAGTGATATTTTGAAGGAGTGAACAAGTGGCTAGTTATGTTGCAGGGAAAGACCTTAAGAGTAACGAAGAACGAATGTTTAACACAAGCGATTCTGACCGCATGAGTAAAAAACGTGTAGTCGAAAAAGTAATAGAAAAAATTCATGGAGCAAACAGGAGAAGAAAATTAGAAAAGGCATTTAAAAAACTAAGTACAGAAGAACTTGTTACGCTAGGAATGCTTGTAGACCGAGCAATCAAAAAAGAACTGACGAAAACACTGGACTCTAATTGCAAGGATGTTATCGGATGACCGTTAATTACACTAAAACAACAATCGCACTGGCCGCTGTTATTGCAACTCTGGTAAACTATAATATTTACCTACAGTCCAAGACATCAAGGCTTGAACATATGGTTCAGATGTCTGATGCCCGTAGTGGTATCAACCAAGAGTGGGCTGATGAGGTTACCCACATTATGCTTAATAAGTTGAGCCAAGAAAACGAAGAAGGGATGAGAAATCAAGGTAGGATGGAAGGTATTGTTGAATACCTCACCAATCCGAAGGACTATCATTCCGTTTGGCACGAGGGCTACCAGCGCGGTCTTAACCAGACTGAAGAAATGGTTAAGATGGAAAAGGGAGAACTGTTCCCTACCGACAAGCCAATGCCGGTTAAGCCCGATGTTATCAAAAAGCCTGACTTCGATAAGAAAATCGAAAAGGCTCAATCTACTGGTGGTGAATAGTAAGTAGGGTGGGATTGGGAACCCTACTGGAATGTATCTGGTAGGGTTCCCTTTTCTAAATCTAAGAAAGGTTTGAGATGAATTACATTGTCAGCGGAAACGGAACGATTACTATTGTTATTGATAACCAGAGTTTTACGGTTGGTTATGACCATCCTAACTACATGGCTATCAAGGAATGTATCGTTAACAACGATGCAGAAAACATTGTCGAACTGATTGACATTCCCTCTGCTATCGAAGATTATGCAGAAGGCAAGGTTACTGTTACTAATGGTATTCTTCGCTATGATGACGAAGAAATCCACAACAGTCTTACCGAGCGCATTATGGGAATGATGCGTAATGGTTTTCCTTTTGAGCCTATGATTAAGTTCTTGGCTAACGTCTTGGAGAACCATAGTAATCGTGCTGTTCAAGAACTGTATACGTTCCTTGAGCATAAGAACCTTCCTATCACAGAAGATGGTTGCTTCCTTGCTTACAAGGCTGTGACTAGTGACTATAAGGATAAGTGGTCTAATCAGATTGACAATAGTGTTGGTCAAACTGTTAGTATGCAGCGCCGTAAGGTTAATGATGACTGTGGCATTGGATGTAGTGATGGTCTTCACTGTGGCGCTTTGGAGTACGTCGAAAGCTATCGGTCTGAGCATAACGAAGACCGTGTAGTCATCGTTAAAGTAAACCCCAAGGATGTTGTGTCAGTCCCAACTGATTGCGAGTGTCAGAAGGTTCGCACTTGTGAGTATCAGGTTATTGCTGACTATGAAGGTCCGCTTAAGAGTCTTCTTCATAGAGGAGAAGATGGCGAGGCTTGGACCGAAGAAGAGTTTGCTGAGTTTATGAACACTCTTATGCATGAAGACGATGAAAGTGAGGCAGAAGGTAATTAGTGGAAAATACTGGCATGGACTTAGGTTTATGGCCTGAATTTCTAATATTTGCCTTAATTTTTGGTTTTATTACTAGAATAATGTATGGAACATTATGTTCAATTTTTGGATGGATTGCGAGACCTATCACAGACGTAGTGTGCCAAGAAAATTTTAGCAAACCTACTAATTTAGAGCCAATAACAAAAATCGAAGGTACTATCGAAATAGGAGTTGAAGAAGATAAAGAGATGCTTTCCGAGAGTGATTGGGATACAATATGCGCTCAAGCAGTTGAACAAGCTAAACAGGGAAATGCCAGTGCGCGTAATTGGGTAACTAAGAACATTCTAGAAAAGGAATCTGAAAAGTTAGTTGCAGACGAATTGAAAACTGATGTAACTATAGTCTCCGAAACTGTTGAAGCCTTAGTATCTTTAGGATGGAAAAAGGGAGATGCTACCAAAGAAGTTAAGGAGGCTGCCTGTGCAAAAGAATACAAATCAGTGGAAGACCTGTTAGTATTCATTCACAAGAAAAAATAGTTTTACTCGGGGCGCGAAGGTTATTATACTTTCGCGCCTCTTTTTTTTTAGAAAGTAAGAAAATGAACAGACTAAAGGGGATGACCTGTTACCTATGCGGACCTATGGACAGGGTTAGCGATGGCGGGGTAAAGTGGAGACAGGACATAACCCCTCAACTAAAAGACATTGGGGTTGGCGTACTAGACCCATGCGATAAACCAAGTAACTATGCAACAGAAGACCATAACACTAGACAAACAATTGACTCCTACAAGGAAGAAGGCGACTTTGATTCTATATCAAATATAATGAAACCGATATGTGCAGTCGACCTTAGAATGGTTGACATAGCACACTTCCTAGTTGTTAATCTTGACATAGATGTTCATATGTGTGGGTCATATCATGAAATGTTTGTAGCTCTAGGACAGAAAAAACCAGTTCTAATAAGGTGTGTAGGAGGCAAAGAGATGTTGCCAAACTGGATGTTTGGGGTTCTTCCGCACGAAATGGTGTTTACTAACTGGTTTCAGTTAATGGATTACCTCTATCATGTAAATAATGACGAGGTAGTTGAGCATTACAACAGATGGAGGTTTTTCGACTTCGATAAGGTCTATGGAAAGAGGAGTATTACCTAAATCGTCCAGCTTACACTTTCGAGTAGTCGGGAAAATGCTAAGACCGAGTGAAAAATAGCAAAAACAGATACTACTATACAAAAGAGGATAGAAGTGGGTAATGAAACCAACATCGAGCCAGAAATGTGCAGAAACAAGAATCCAAGAAGGTACGACATCATTGACCTGATGTTAATTTCTATATTTGAAATTCTTATTTTCTCTGCCGGTCTAGGCTTGGGGTGGCTACTGTGGGATAGGTAATAATGTTTATCTACGAATCCGAATCAACCGATGGAAATATAGATGTTCAAACAAGGGCTTTCTATATTGAGGAAGACGGAATCGTATCAGTTAATCAGTATCTATTCAGAGGTCAAGAAGTTCTATCTTGTTCTCAAATAGATATTACTATAGAACATTTAGATAAAATAGTAGCGATAGCAAACCATGCAAGATTAAAAGATTTCTATAAGAAATACAATGTTGAGTAGGCAAACGGTTATATATGGGTTACTATGGCTGTTTATAGGAATGGCCTCATCTTTTGATTTATACTTAGCTGTTGCTAACTGTCACGAACTAAAAGACATAGAGCAAAACCCTGTTGGGACGTGGCTCATAGACCTCGACGACGGCGGGATAGGGCTATTCATGGGCCTGAAAATGGCCGGTACGGTAACGGCGCTGGGAATTCTCGTACTTCTCTACCACCTAAAAAGAAAATGGGCGTGGATTATACTGTACACATTGTCTCTGGGGCAGGTTTTGCTGATACTATACCTAGTCCTTGCATAAAAAAAATTCCGAAATTTTGGTTGACATCGGCCCGAAAATATGCTATATAATAGAGTATTACCACAGGTTCTCACGAGGAGGAACAAATGATGACAGAAACTCTATTTCTAATGACGCTGGCTCAAACTAGAAAGGCTTATAACTGGTCTACGGAAGGAAAGACCATTGTTGGTGTAGCCAAGAACGGAAAGGCGAGGGGTGCAAAGTATGCTCCCATCACAGCCGTATGCAGGTATGCCGGGAAGGGAACAAACCCTTCGACCAAGCGCGGAGCAACTAAAGCTGGTAAGCAGTTGGGAATGACACCAACACTTACTAAGAATGTCTCAAATGCAACCGAAGCAACCTCGAACCGAGGCAACTCTCAAGTTTTGAGAGGTAAGATTAAGCAGGTTTTGGGTATATGATACGGAGGCCAGTGTTCTAATTTTGAGACGGAGAAAAAGGGTGGTCAAACAATTGTTACTGTTTGATTATGAAGAAGAAGACTCAGATGAGTCGAAAGAGGAAACTAACGAAAGCGAGGAAGAAGAATGAACATTAACAGTGTGGTCTTGGCTGGAAATCTTACTAAAGACCCAGACCTAAGAGAGACAAAGACAGGTACTAAGGTTTGTGGAATGAGAATGGCTACAAACCATAAGCGAGGGAAGAATGAGGAAACCTTGTTTATGGATGTGACTGTTTGGGGTCCACAAGCAGAAATCTGTGAGAGATATCTCAAGAAGGGTCGTAATATTGCAGTCAAGGGAAGATTGAAGATGGAAGAGTATACTGACAAAGACGATATTCGTCGTCAGTCAGTGTCAGTTGTTGCGGAGGATGTTCAATTCGGACCCAACACATCAGGCAGTAACTCTGAGACACCCGTAGAAGCAGCAACAGAAGAAGTGGCTCCTTTTTAATTGTTTAGGAGAAGGTTGATGAATAAGTTTGTTGGTGTTTGTGTAGCTATTTTGTCACTCTCTGTTATTGGTGAGGCAACCGCCTGTGACGAATGTTACGGAGAGTGGAGGGTAGTTTCTTCCCCACTTCTGGTGAGAAGCAATCATCGTGACTGCACTCTTACTTGGAGAAAGGGGAGAGTAAGTCTAGTAACTATTGACGGATTCTGCCTCGTTAAGAAGGTGGGAAAAGGAGTCAATAGAGGGTTTAGAAAAGCAGGGAAAGCACTTCATGATAACTTCTGTCTGTGTCCACAGCATAGAAGGAAGGGACTGTTTAATCCCCCTGCTTTAAGGCGTGTTCCTATCATCGGTAGGATTCGTCTATTCCGCGACTAACCTCGTGGAGCGGTCTGGGCAATTGGGTCGCTGGTTTACCAGAGATGTTCGAGTCATCACAGAGCGCTTTAGTTAGATGGTTGCTGTAGTATCCGGCTAAAAAACGGGTTCAGGGATATACTTTGAGTCACTGTCTCAGGTTTGACCGTTCACCAGAGCAGAGCTACAGGAACAAGGTAGGTAACAATAGTTACCGAAGGACTTGGCCATTACTCCCTATTGGGGTGCGCACGCAGTCTTTACCACCAGACTGTGCCATAGGTTTATGCTTAAGAAGCGAGTGCGTTGGTTATATTTAGCCAAATTAGCTTCTTTACAGGCGTAAATCGGTTCTGAATCTCATCCAGCTTGTCTCCTTCCGGTCCTTCCCCTCTCTTTGGGAACGCACCTAAAAGGGTGGGTCCGCAATGTCGAAAATCCTAGACCGTTCTATCGAGATTGCCTATCAATTGTTCCCAACAGCGTATGAAAAGAAAAAAGGCTACCGGGCTTTCCACTTTGCTTTCGGATGGAAGAAGCGCAGGCTTCTAGCTATAGGCCAGAACGACACTTATAACCAAAGCGCGAAAGCTCTGTGGTTTGCTAAGAGGTTCAACAACAAAAAGCAAATCACCTACCCATTTCTACACGCTGAAGTAGACCTAGTCAGCAAACTGTGGGGAAAGATTTATGTTGATAATTCTGTTAAAGTTGTAGTATTAAGAATAAACAGTAGGGGAGAGTTGCAAAATAGCAAGCCGTGTAAGTCGTGTATGAATATGATTTCCGTTCTTGGGATTGATAAGGTCTGGTGGTCAGTCTCGACTGGAGATATAGTTTCTTTACATGAGCAGGGGATTTATAACAATGGGGATGAGTGATATTATACTTAAGCTGGATGTTCTTGGAAAGGGAATATTGGCAGCGGACGAAAGCATTCCGACCATAAAGAGTCGGTTTGAATCAGTGAGTATAACCTCAACGCCAGAGACCAGACACGATTATCGTCATACAATCTTTTCAACTAAGGGACTGCAAGAGTTTATAAGCGGGGTAATTCTTTTTGATGAAACTATCAACAATGAAGCAACAATTAAACCCTTGATTGATTCCAAAATAGCGCTTGGAATCAAGGTTGACACCGGAGCGAAGCCATACAACTCTCACATGCAGGGGGAGAGGTTCACAGAGGGTCTTGACGGCCTCTCAGAGCGTCTCAGGGGCTACAAAAGGCTCGGAGCCGAGTTCGCCAAGTGGAGGACGGTTCTGGCCCCAAAGACAACTGTTAATTGCTTAAGAGCAAACGCTAACGCTCTTGCTATTTATGCAAAAAAGTGTCAGAAAGAGGGTATAGTTCCCATAATAGAACCAGAAATTCTAATGGATGGAAACCACGGCGCTCTTAAGTCCTTTAATATCACTGAACACTGTCTTCACTGTGTTTTTCATGAACTATGGAAAGAGAGGGTAGAGCTTGAGAGTATTATACTCAAGCCGAACATGGTGGTTTCTGGTTACAAGAATGAAAAAAGAATTCGACCGGAGGTTGTTGCGGAACTAACAATAGCTTGCTTTAAGAGAACGGTTCCGTCTGCTGTTCCTATTATTGCTTTTCTTAGTGGTGGACAACCAAATGATGAGTCTGTACAAAACCTTAATGCTATGAATCAGGAGTCTCCTGATTTGTTTCATTCTTGGTATTTAACATTTTCGTTCGGTAGAGAGCTACAGAAAAGCGCTCTAAAACAATGGTCGCTTGGTCATAAAGACGAAGCACAAAAACAACTTTTAAAGAAGGCGAAAGATTGCAGTAACGCTACATGGGGTGAACTGTGAGTCTTATTTATAAGTGTGACGAGAGTATGGGAGATTTCCATTGGGAAACTAAAGCCTATACATCTACGGGGAAAAAAGAAGTATCTATAATTCAAACTTGGTTTGATGGGACCGAGACTGTTTCTAAACAAACAGTAGTTCTTCTTTCTGATGAATTTATAGAAATAGCAAAGAAGCTATAGACAACTGCCCCCGTAGTTCAACGGTTAGAACGCCGTTCTTATAAAGCGGTAACGTGAGTTCGACTCTCACCGGGGGTATTTAAAATGATGAAGACCTGTTTACATTTTGCTTATTGTTTGTGTTGGATTACGGCTGTGGTTAGCTTTATTTTCAATGGAAACGTATCAGAATCGAATTACTTCATACTTTGGGGTATAGTAAACTATCTACTATGGAGAGACGCTAAATAAAATGGGGGCGAACGGTTTCGACTGGTAGCTGAAATAATAGTTGCATGGAGTGGTTGGTCAGTTGGCCACTATAAAAGCTGACCAAAAAGTAATTGCCGAGAAGCAATTCGCGTTAGCTGCCTAGAGTAGCTGGGGGTTGCACAAACCTTTTTATCCAATTGTGCTGACTCCGATAATCGGATAGGGATGGCTAACCTGAAAATAACGCCTGATGACCATAATGGTCTGATGATGGTCAATCCATCTAGTTTTGTCTGCTGTGCGATAACAACAGACTAACCATGTAGAAGCTATTGTGGAAACTAGACAGGACGGGGGTTCGATTCCCCCCGCCTCCACTATGATTAATTTGTTGGACTGTTTGGAAATTTTGGAAGGACACCTAAATGACTAACTACGTTTCACAGAACCAGAAAAATAGTGTCAAAAAGATTCACTTTAATTGCAAACTAGACGGGATATCTAGAACCAGTTTTAGGTTTACTGAGATTACACCCAGAACTCAAAGCAAAATTTTTGGCAAAGATGGCGGCACAGGTTGTGTGTTAGGAACAAACTTTACAACTATTGAAGATGTGATGCACGCAATTGGTTGCGATTTGTTTGGAGAAACAAGATACAAAGTAACAATTACAGCGGAAGAACTTCCAAATGCCAAAAAAAAGAGACCAAAAAAAGAAAGCCAGAGAGAAACGGGTTAGACAGAAGCTCCTTAAAAGAAGAACTCTCAAGAGAGAGGAGAGGAAACTTCAAAAGGAGATAGAAAAAATCCAGTGGGACAATAGAGAGCGGATTACTCCCATAAGGAACCCCGATAAGGATAAAGATGGCTAAATTTTACATCGAATCTGGCGACATTAAGATTATAACGGAATCAAAGACTCCTTTTGGCGCCTGTTTAAAAGTAATAAAAATTATATCGGCACAATTTGGTAATGACAGTATAAATAAGTCTGTTAATCTTAGCGATACTTTTATGGTTACTGAAACGGGATTTCCTTCTGAAAGAAGGCCGTATTCAGTTCATAGTGGGGAGCATATTTTTAAAACTGAGACCGTTTTGGGCAGAGGTAGCGCATAGAATTGCGCCCTCGTAGCTCAACAGGACAGAGCAACGGTCTTCTAAACCGTAGGTTGCAGGTTCGAGTCCTGCCGAGGGTACTGAGAGAGGTTTTGTAATGACTACCAAGAGACTCATAGTAGATTGTGATGGGGTTATTGCCGACAAAAACAATGGTGGCAATTACGCAAATGCTGGACCTTTAAAACACGGCATAGAGCAAGTAAATAAGCTATACGATATGGGATATGAAATTATCCTGTATACTGCAAGGTATGGGGATAGAGAAACCGGAAATATACATCGTCAGTATGAACGTGGATATAGAGAATGGACCGATTGGTTAGAGAAATATGGTGTAAAATACACCTGCGCTTGGATGGGAAAGCCAGCCGGTGCTCTTTATATTGACGACAAAGCGGCCAGAGTTAGAGGAGATGATGAATCTGGCTGGGATGAAGTATGGAAAGAGGTTGACGCATTGAAGGATAAAGATAAATACGGAAATTTAATAATAGAAGAATTAGATACTGATGGCAAGGGAATTGCTTACAATATCAAGGCATAAAGATGAGACTAGACCATATAGCATACAGAGTAAAATCTAGAGAAGAGGCTGCTAGCTTTTTGTCCGCTATATTGGGATATAAAGTTGGGACCGAGTTTGAGATTGTCTTCGATGATAATTCTACTGCTAAATGTATTGCTATGGTTCCCCCGGAGAAAATGTTTAATGTTATTAACATAGAACCGGGAGGTCTTAGGCATGTTGCCCCAGAAATATTTATATCTGACGGTGATGAGGACTCGATAGTCGGACAGTGGGTTGAAGCGAGGGATGGGGTTGGTGGTGTTCATCATATGGCATATCAGGTTGTAGAAATTGACAGCAGGGTTAAAGAATGGAGAGAGGCAGGAGTAGAATTTCTTACCGATGATGTTATAGATTGTCCAGAAGACAACCTGAGACAAATTTTTACCAAACCACTTAAAAACCTAGGCGAAATTATTATCGAATTGATTGAAAGAGGTGATAAGGGATTCTGTCAAAATTCTGTTAAACATCTCATGGAATCAAGCAAGGATTGCAAATGACTACATATCAAGGAATTATCAGACAAAATATGGTTGGAAATCATTATATTAATGGTTCCTTTATTTGCAATAAGAATTCAGAGTCTTTTGATAGTATTAACCCTGCTACTGGTGAAGTAGTCGGGACTTTTCCCGAGGCCAGCATTCCAGAGGTGGAATCTGCATACCAGTTTGCAAGAGACTCCTTTCAGGGATGGAGGAAATACAGCAGAGTAAAAAGGGCTGAATACTTCCTGACTCTAGCCAATTTGGTTGAACAAAGGCGTGAAGAAATTGCCGAAGCAATAACCCTTGAGACTGGAAAAGTTTTCAACGAGTCTATTGCCGAGGTAAATGAAGCTCTACACATGGCCCAGTACGCTTTCAGCACCGGGAAAATGCCTTATGGAGAAGCACTCGCGTCTGAGTTACCTGAAAAAGACGCCTATATGCTTCGCAAGCCAAAGGGTGTGGTCGCGATTGTTGCTCCTTTTAACTTTCCTTTTGCTATTGGCGGCTTCTGGTGCGCTGCACCCGCTCTGGTAGAAGGCAACACTGTAATTCTAAAGCCAAGTGAAGACACTCCCTTGGTTGGAGAAATCACCGCCGAACTGTTTAACGATGCGGGATTTCCTCCCGGCGTATTTAATCTTGTTCACGGAGACGGAAGAGTTGGCAACGGTCTTATTAGACAAGACGTTGACCACGTTTGTTTTACTGGAAGTGCTGAGGTGGGAATGCACATAAGAAAGGTCTGTGCCGAAAGCTGGCATAAAACCTGCTCTTGTGAGATGGGGAGCAAGTCAGCGGTAATTATTCATGAGGACGCTAACTATGAGATGGCAATGGCTGCATGCTTGGCCAGCGCTTACAAACTATCTGGCCAACGCTGTGTGTCTGCTAGCAGACTGATTGTTCACAGAAGCCTATATGATAAGTTTGCAGACGAATTTGCTAACAGGAGCGGAGACCTCAAAACCGGCAACCCATTTTTAAAAGACACTTTTTACGGTCCTCTAATCAACAAGAAACAACTTGATAGAGTTGTTTGGTTCAATAAGATGGTTGCCGCAGACCCAGAAGCAAATGTTCTACTCATGGGAGAGCAGGTAGAAGACAGCCTGTTCTTAACACCTACTGTATATCAAACGGAGTGGCGAGATGTTCCATATCTCAAACAAGAAGTGTTTGGACCTCATGTATCAATCATTCCTTACGATACAATTGATGATGCTATTAGGATTTACAACGATACTGATTATGGACTTGCTCTAGGTGTGGTTACGGAGAACTTTAAAGTTGCTAGAAGAATTCGTAACGAGTGCGACTTTGGCCTTGGCTATTGGAATGGCGGTAGCATTGCTGCTGAAAGTCATCTTGGCTTTGGAGGAGTAAAGAAGTCTGGAAACGGACAGCCTAGCGCAGCCAGAACCTTTAGGGCGGTTACACACGAAGTTTCGTGGACCGTCAATCATGGTGACTCATTGAACTTTCCACAGGGAATGAAAGCTGGGACCGAGTAATGTTTTTCATGGAAGAAAAAGATTTTATTAACAGCGTTCTTCATGATAAAGTTACAATCAATAATAGCAAAATTCATGACAAGGGACTTTTTGCTGTATCAGATATTGAAAAAGACACCACTCTTCATGTGACACATGTGCATAAGGAATTAGTAGACTATGTAGGAGCCTTGTGCGGCTGGATTAATCTAACTCCAAACAATCAATACAATCACTCTAAGGAAAGAGAAAACTGTAAAATAGTTACGGATGGCCTTACCAAGGGCTTGGTAACTTTAAGGAATATAATTGCAGGAGAGGAGCTACTAGTAGACTATACAAAGGATTTAGAACTAGAGCAACCTGAACCCGGCTGGAAGCCATGAGTAAAATACTTTTATGCAATCCATCATGCTACTCGATAGAGTATGAAATAAACCCTTGGATGGATACAAACAATAAACCAGACCAACGAATCTCTGAAAAGCAATGGAATTTACTTCACGATACGCTTTTAAGATGCGGAGCAGAGCTTGTATATATAAGCTCTGAACCAAAAGTTCCAGACATGGTGTTTGTTGCCAACGCTGGAATAGTCAAGGGCAATACTGTTGTATTATCCAATTTTAAACACCCAGAGAGACAAAAAGAAAAACAGTATTACAAAGACTGGTTTCTAAAAAATAATTATAGAGTCATTGAAATCCCCGAGCATCTTAATTTTGAAGGTGCTGGGGATGCTTTATTTTTTAACGACATACTATTTATGGGGTATGGTTTTAGAACTGACCTAGCTGCTCACAAATTGGTGGCTACCGCACTAAATGTTGACTATACATCCTGTGAATTAATAGACCCTCGATTTTATCATTTGGACACCTGTTTTCTACCAATACAAAACAGAGTAGTGTATTACAGAAAAGCTTTTTCTAATAGTTCTGCAAACAAGATGTTAAAGACTCTTTTAAATGAATCACAGAGAACCAATCAGTATCTTGATATAGTTAATGTATGCGAAGGTCTTGCAAAACAATTTGTTTGCAATAGCATTTGCATAGGTGAAAATATAATAACTCCCTCTAAAGATTGTGCTTCAGTATTTTATGATAACGTAATAAACTACTGCGACATGTCGGAGTTTATAAAAGCAGGAGGAGCGGTAAAATGTCTAACACTTCAGTTATAGATAGATTATCAAAGCATATACTAGTCGACGGGTTTCATCTCGCTGTTGACCAGAAGAAAAGCTCTGGTTCTTGGATAGTAGACCTAGATGGAAACAAGTATCTAGATTGTTATTCACAGTTCGCTAGTCAGCCTCTTGGCTGGAATCATAAAGCGTTGGTAAATGCAAAGCAGGAGCTTGGAGAAGTCGCCATGCATAAAATTGCCAACAGCGACATGTATACTGAGCAGTATGCTACATTTGTAGAAAAGTTTTCTAGCATCACTCCAGACTTTAGTCACTATTTTTTCATTGATGGGGGTGCTTTAGCTGTAGAAAACGCACTAAAGGCAGCGTTCGACTGGAAAGCAAAAAAGCTAGGGATAACCAGTGACGAAGACATTAACACCCTAGATGTTTTTCATTTGGGTAATGCCTTTCATGGCAGAACCGGATACACCCTCTCACTGACAAACACTACGCCGGAAAAAACAGACTTGTTTCCGAAGTTTCAGTGGAATAGAATATGGAGCATTGAGGACGCAGAGGAATTGATGCACGACAGAGTGGCCGCAATGGTAGTTGAGCCTATTCAGGGCGAAGGTGGAGACAACCATTTTGTCCCAGAACTTTTCCCCCTAATGAGGAAGTGGGCAGACGATAACGACGTTATTCTAATATTTGATGAGGTTCAGACTGGCGTTGGCCTTACAGGGAAAATGTGGTGCTATGAACATTTTGGAATAGTTCCCGACATGATGTGTTTTGGTAAAAAGACGCAAGTCTGTGGATTCTGCTCAACTGACAGGATAGACGAGGTGGAACACAATGTATTCAATGATAGTGGTAGGATTAATTCTACTTGGGGTGGGAATATTGTTGATATGGTTAGATTCGGACACATAATAGATGCTATTGAAAAAGAAAACCTTGTCGATAACGTACACGAGGTCGGAAGCCATCTTGAAAATGCTCTAAATAATCTGGATATTATTTCTAATGTTAGAGGCATGGGTCTAATGATTGCTTTTGATTTAGATACTCCTGACCTAAGAGACCAAATGGTTTCTTTATTGCAAGAAGACATGATTGTTCTTAAGTCTGGAACCCACTCAATTAGGCTTAGACCACCATTGACCTTTTCAAAGCAAGACGCGGACTCGGCGGTAGTCTTTATAGACAGAGCGGCAAACAAGCTATGAAAATACAAAATGTAGGAATAATAGGTCAGGGCTTTGTTGGAAGCGCTTTGCGTAATACGTTTGAAAATTATTATAATGTATACACTTACGATAAATTTCAAGTAGACAAGTCTACCCACACAAGCATTCAATCACTGTCTAGAGCCTGTGAAGTTATCTTTGTTTGTGTTCCTACGCCCATGAATAAAGATGGCTCTTGTGACATATCAATAGTTACAGATGTTGTAAAAATAGCCTGTAGTACCGGAAGAAAAAATATAATAGCAATCAAGTCTACAGTACCCCCCAACACTACAAAATCTTTACAAGACCTATGCCAAGATTCTCACATAGTCTTCAATCCTGAATTCCTATTAGAGAGAAATGCAGAAGAAGACTTTAAGAATACCACTCGTGTTATCCTTGGTGGTCCGAGACCGGCAACAACATTACTAAAACAATTCTATTCAAGAATATTTCCTGACGCAGACATAGTAAAAACTGATTCAACAATTGCTGAAATGATTAAATATTTAACCAATACATTTTTAGCAGTCAAAGTATCTTTTGCCAACGAAATTTATGCAATCTGTGAAAGTTTAGGTATAGATTACGATAAGGTACTGGAATACTCTCTCTACGACGATAGACTGGGACGTTCTCATTGGTCGGTTCCGGGTCCAGATGGACATTACGGATTCGGAGGAAGCTGTTTCCCCAAGGACTTAAATGCTTTAATGCATCTGACTCACTCTATGTGCATCCAAGCGAATACAATAAGTGGCGCATGGAATACCAACCTAATGGTTAGGCCGGAGAAGGACTGGGAAAGCTTGAAGGGAAGGGCAGTAGTAGACAGTCCTGAAAATAACACCTAGTAAATAGGGATACAATAATGCCCACTAGCAATAATGAAGCTCTCAATATAGTTGAAATACTTGATGAATACCTAGACGAAGAACAAGCTAGGGAACTAACAGCGCGTCTAGAACAAGAGATAGGGCAAAAAACCGAAAACGACTCTCTGAAAGTAAGCCTAGAAATGCTGAAGGCTTTATACGAGAGAAAGCCAAAGAGAGAAAATCTTTGCAAGAAAGCGATACTATACTCAATTGTATCATTTCATATGTTTATTATAGTAGTAAATATAATGGCCTTCTTTGTTCTTCCCTTTATGTACCCTCTATGGATGTGGGTTCCAGTTAACAGTTTTATTCTTACTGTTACATTCACAAGAGAGGTTTGCCCTCTTACGAGACTTGAGAACTATCTCAGAACATCACTTGGGATGTCTCGTATTGGAGGATTTATCGGTCACTATTTCGTAAAACCAGTTAAGAGGGCGATTAAGAATGCCGCCTAGACAGATTAGACGAAGAGTAGTACCACAAAAATCAGAAAAGTATCCCTATCCCTCAAGATACGGCAGTCATTCTTCAATGATTGACGAGGAAAAAACCGAGGAACTTTCTGATAAAAATCTAGTTGTCTTAGAGGACGAACACGGGTACTATATTACTAGCAGAAAAAAATTAGACAGCGGGTTTGCTGACCCTAAAAGGTACGAATTTTCCCGCTTGTCTTTCTATAAAAATTAGGAGAAAACAATGGACAGAAGAAGCTTTTTAAAAACCGGCGTTTTGTCTGCTGCAATCGTTCCGTTTCTCTCGATTGAAGATACTCAAGCAGCAGATGTTCAGATTTTTATTAAAAATGTAGAAGAATCTATACAAACCAATCGCTTGCACACCTCTCAGCTTTACTTCAACCATTTCCACCAGCCAAACCAAATGTGCTGGGTTTGGACTCCGCATGGATGGACTATTCAGGCGTGTCCTGCTTACGTTCCTCACACCATGTCCTTTAGAAGTTCTCTTTATGGTTATCATCAGTTAACGCAAAGAAAAGAGAACGTAAAGCAAATAAATATTAATAACGCAGACTGTATCTATATTTTAGAAAACGGTAGTATTAAAATTTATGATGTAAGAGAGAAAGGAATAACTTTCTCCTCTAATGTTCCAAGCTATGCCGCTGGTTTACGAATGGTTGATTCTCACTATAGAAACAGAACGGGAAAATGATACCTAACGATTTATTTCCAAACAGACAAACAAGCATTGCGTATAATTATTTCAAATATAATCTTATAAAAGGAAATACTAAAGAACTCAAACAGCATATAAAAATGCTGTCGATAGAGGCCGGTAAGCAACACCCTTTTATTGGAAGCTGTGTACTTGAAGTTGTAAATAATATTGATTGGGATTTTATAGAGCTTTACTGCTCTTAATTCCCTTAAACTATTTGACTGGCCCGGAGCTATCTAGTGTAGTCTCGGGCTAGTTTTATATGGAGACGAAATGGAACACTTTAATTTAATAACTCCTATAAACCAGCTTGGATATGGTGTTACTGGCCTTAATGTTGCAAAAAGCCTTTCTAAATTGGGGAGAGTTGCCCTTTGGCCACTGGGAAATGTAGATTGTCCTCAAGAGGACACGCAAAGCATAATACAATTAATAAAAAACAATCAACTGCCAAACTTTAACGCTCCCTGCTTAAGAATATGGCATCAAAATGATATGAGCCAGTTTGTTGGCCGGGGATTAAGGGCGGGGTTTCCTATATTTGAGCTAGACACATTCACTGAGATAGAGAAATCACATCTTTCCCAGTTAGATAGCTTGATTGTTTGCTCTGATTGGGCAAGAAAGGTGTGTATAGAAAATGGAGTAGTCGGGGACAACTCCCGGCCAGTGGTTAGCGTTGCTCCACTCGGTGTTGACGGGCAAGTATTCAAACCCCACTTGTCAAACAGAAAAACAACTGTCTTTTTCAATTGCGGGAAGTGGGAGATAAGAAAGGGGCATGATTTAATCGTAGATGCTTTCAATCAGGCCTTCGTGCCGGAAGACGACGTAGAACTGTGGATGATGTGCAGAAACCCTTTCTTTAGCGACAGCGAGAATGACGAATGGGAGCAGTTATATTTGAAATCTCCCCTTGGTTCAAAGGTAAAAATAATTTCCAGACAACCCACGCAAAAAGATGTGTATAATATAATGAGAGAGACAGATTGTGGGGTTTTTCCTGCCCGCGCAGAGGGCTGGAACTTGGAGTTGCTTGAGATGCTCTCTTGTGGTAAACATGTAATAGCCACAGATTATTCTGGGCACACTGAGTTTTGCAGCCATAAAAACACCCTTCTCCTCAACGTGAAAAACACAGAAGAAGCTTTTGACGGTAAGTGGTTTCATGGACAGGGCCAATGGGCCAAGCTCACAGATAAAGAAACTGGTTACGTTGCATCATTGATGAAATCTGTGCATAGAACAAAACAATCTGGCAGCCTTCCCATGAACGAAGAGGGAATAAAAACGGCCAATCAATTTTCATGGGAAAATACAGCGGAGAAAATTAGAGATGCCCTCACCACAAAAGAATGAAGAAAAAAGCGCCTTTGTTTCTAGGTGCATGTCCAGTGACGAATCTAAAAAAAGCTTTCCAGACCAAGACCAAAGGGTTGCATTTTGTCATAGTCAGTGGTCGAAAAGCAAAGGCCAATCTAAAATCACTGTGTATGTTTATAAAAATCCAAAAACAAATGAGCTTCATTATTTTGATAGGCGGGGAGCTTACGAAAGAGACGGTGTTAACTTAGTATTTATTAGGAGAGATACAATGGGCAATGAACATATTTTAAACAAGGCTGCCAAACTCTACGCCGATGAAAAGGCTGGATATCCACCAAATTGTAACGAAGGATACGTTGAGAAGAATGGAAAATGTGTTCCTATGAACGAAGCTGAATGGACTGAATATAAAAAGAACAAAAAGAAAAAACACTAAGGGAGTCAACAATGTTAGACGTTATTAAGAATCACTGGATGTGTCTATTAGTAGGTATTGCGATGGGCTGGGGACTTCAGTTCTGTCCAATTTTTCATATGGGACATGCGTGTCCGGTTCTAAATGGCGAGAAGGTTTGTCAGTGCGAAACTTGCTGTGGCGCTTGTGATTGCGTCGAGGCTTGTACCGATGGTAACTGCCCCTGCTGCGCCGCTCACGATTAGTAGTCAGCAATAAATCGAGGAACACAAAGATGGATAATCCAATTTTAGAAGCTATCAATCTACATTTTGCCGCAAAGAAAGCAGAGGCAATTGCTAGATTAAACATCTATGTAAGAAATCCTGTTGGTGTTGGGGAACATCCCAATATCGTAGAGGAGGCTATAAAAGCTGTTGAGGACTGTGAACATGCGGACAGTTGTATTTCAATGCTTGAAACCATAACTGCGCCAAATCAATCACAGTCTCCAGTTTCCCCAACTCCAGCAGGACCGCAGCCGTCACCACAGTACCCAAATAAGGGTGAGGCTGTAGAAGTTTCTTCTTAAGATAGAATAAACAATGAGCACATTTAAGGTCTGCGCGAGACTGGGAATAACCTCCTACTCTACTTCGGGAAAAGGACAGTTTAAACTTCTGGTTCCAGAAGATAACGAAATTCCATCCATTAGAGTGTTTGGAAATTCTGACATAGACCATTCTTTGGAAAAAATTTCTAGACAATATCTAGGATATTCTTTTGATTGGTTAACACTGGTTCTTTTGTCTGTAAATAAAACAGGGGAAGAGATTTATATAAATTATTGCTGCATGGTTCCACCAGAGTCTACGATTAAAAAAGGAAGGTGGGAGAACTATGTAACCATTTACCAGAATACTGAAGGAAAGTATCAAGGATATGAAGAAATCTTGGCAAACATTTCTAAAATTATTTAAAAAAGAGGAGAGTCCTGAACCACCTGAAGAAATAACCGACGAATCTCTTGAAGAAGGCGACGTGAGTGAAGACGAGATTGCTGCCTCCCTAGAGTTTCAAGTCTTAAGAGATGGATATACATATGTTGCCTGTTCTTTTGGCGACGGAGCAGAAGACATAGCCGCGTTCACCGAACTTCTAAATCAGGTTAATACTGGCATTTTACTACAAGACACCCTAAAGATTATTTTAGAAACATGTGTAGAACAAGAGCGCCTTGGTGTTTATCTCCTGATAGTAGCTGCCCTAGAAGCAGGGGAAAATTCTGCTGTAGTTAAACCAACAGATGCTCTAAATCCTAACTCAGATATCTTCCCAAACTCCCTATAGGAGTACGACCATGTCAGAAAATTTAATAGCGTGGGAAAAATGGGACGACGACATAATTGAACAGGAAGCAGCTTCCAACTACAACCTAGAAGGCTTAGATGAAGAAGAAATTATTGAAGCCATGGGTCTGGCTGAAAGAATTCCAAATCTTGTAGTTACACCCTTGGGTATGTACAAGCTTCACGATAAGCTAAGCCCGTCTAAGCAATTCGATTGTTGGGTTGGTCATACTAATTTTGACATAACCCCGGCAATTATAAGCACCATAGAAGTAATAGACGGTGTTGAAGCCCTTAAGGCAATAACAAGGTATAAGTTTTTTCTAGGTATCGGAAATCTATTCGATTTTAAAAAGATAAGGCTAGAAATAGAGAGGGAAATTTTAGGAAAGCACGAAAACGAAGAAGACGGTTTGGATTTAGATAACGATGTTCTTTTTGAGATTAAAAGATTAAAGCTAGAACTATCAAAAAAGAACCACTGGGCAATATTTATTTTTCCAAATGGAGAAATTAGCTCAGTCTGCGCTGACACTCAGGACGATGAAAACTACATGCAAAAGTTATCTATATATATCCACGCAAAGAGTTTGTCTGGAGGAATCTTACTAACAAATGACTGAGGATTTAAAGTGGACACGGAAGTATCATCAGAAGATTTTGAAGTATCTCTTAATAAAGAGGATACCAAGAGGGTTTTCGGATTTTTGGCAAAGAAATATTACAGAAGCATGCCTATCGACGAGATAGAATCATGCCAGCTGATAGGACTTTGGAAAGCCCTTAAAAAATACGACATCGCAAAAAAGAGAAAGTTCTCAAACTTCCTATACGTCAGTATAGACTGGGAATGTAAGCTCTACCTAAGAAGAAATCGTAGAAGGTATCTCACCTGCGATACTTTTCTAGGAGATAGCGGGGATTACGAGCTTGTAGAACTTTTAGATATAGTGGACTCTCTAAGTCCAAGGCTAAAAAGGGTAGTAAAACAGAGGTTTTTTTATAATCTCACTATGGAAGAGATTGGCGATGCCAATGATTACAGTAGGGAAACCGCAAGAAGATACCTTAAGGAAGCTATGGAACAATTGCAATCCCACAGAAATAGAATCATCGACTAGTACAATTGGTGTATAATATACTAGGACTGGACTCTATATTATAGGAAAAAAAGGACCAATAAAGCGCCATATGAAAGGTGTTTTATCATGTCAGTAGGTACAAAGTTTACGAGAGTTGTTTCCACCACAGACAACACAGACACTGCTCCAGTACAAAAAGAAGGTGGAAGCGCAATTGGCGTCACAGATGCCAGCACGGTTACTACCGGTAACCCCATTACGAAGACCTTTAATCTTCGTGACAACGCCGACGACGGCGCGGTTAGACGCTCAAGAGTTTTAGCCATCAATGGCGGAACTCAGGCGACTCCGGTTGGCGTAACAGGCGTTCAGACTGCCAAGGGTAGCGGAACCATCGCATTTGAACCCGGCGTCGCTGGTCATTCCATCTCGAATGGCAACGGCTGGATTATTAGAGGCTGGTCTGACTATATCAACAATACCAGTAACACAGCCATCTACTTCCCGTCGTCCGACGATGGCACGCGCAAGGCTCTTAACACTACGTTTAGACAGCATGGCGCAGCAACCGCTACTGCTCATCGCGCTCGATACTGGAACCCAGTTGGCATTTCTGGGGAACGTGGCAACTGGTCAACCTATCCCTCTGCCGCCAACGAAGTTTACCGAGACTCGTCTGGTGGGTCAGCACTTACTGCCCTAGCAGAGTACCCGACCCTAGCGATTCCCGGCGAATTGACTTACCTCGAAACGGGCAAGACGCCTACTCAGGCAGACTACCCGGCAAAGAACGGCTAATTTTTTTAGCAGTCTAGCATGTCCAAGGAGGGGACTGGCCGCTTGACCGGTCCCCTCTTTTTTCTTTGAAAAGAGAGAGTCTATCATGGAATCCATTTTTTCCGTTCCAGTGTTGGCGACTATTGTTGTAGTGGTTGTAGGACTCGGAAAGATTATTGAAATTCTTGTCACTAAATCAATTCGAAAACAGTCAGTCCTAATGGACGAAGAAAGAGATTGGTTAAAAGATATGCATGAAGTCATGTCAAAATGTGATGTAGATGGAACTCCATTAGTTTATGTTCCTAGAAGTTGGGCGGAAATTCAGAAGGATATGCAGCAGGTAATAACAAAATTGGTCGGTGACCAAAGAAGAATAGCGGATATATTAGACAGGATTGACAAAAAATTAGAAGAGCCAAAGTAATGATTAATCTAGTTCCCTACCACGAAGCAATCAACTATGTTCAAGAAGCTGATGTTTTACTGTTTCGTGGTAGGGGTCTGATAAGCTGGCTAATAAAAAGATATGGAAGCGGGGTGCATAGTCACGCGGCTATGGCCCACTGGGATGGGGATAACATTGAATGCGTGGAGTTTAGGGAATTTCGCGGAGGTAGGTCGGTGTCTCTTAAAACACAAGTAGACACTCATCCAGATAACATAGATGTTTTTAGACCATCAAATCTCATATCCTATAATCAATTTTCATCTTGGCCTGAAAACAACGAGAATCGTTCCGTAAAAGTTGAGTACGAAAATAAGCAACTCGAATATAAATTTGATGCGGGAGTTGCAAAAAACGTTACGGATACGATGTTAAAGCTTACTGGTCTTCCTTATGGCTGGAAGAACTTTGTCAAGCTTGGAAAACACTATCTTCCTTTTTGCAGGCTCGCACCACAAAATATCAAAGATGATGAACCCAACGAGGTTTTTGTGTGTAGCACAGCCGTAACCTATGCTTACCGAATTAATTACTTAGACCCATGTCCCTTTTTGGCAGACGCGGCCACAACGCCAGCCGATTTGGCTCGCTCTCCTTTGTTTAAGTATCAGTTCACCCTCGAAAAAGATTGGTAAGCTATAATGAATAAGCTAATATTCTCAATCGTTTTTGGATTGGGTGTGTTGCTTTCTAGCATCGCAGAAGCAAAACCCCTAACGATGGACCAAGCCCTAGAGGCTGTTTGTAGAGTCAGTACAAGTGGAGCTAGAGGAAGCGGTACAGTATTTGCAGAAGACGAAGATAAGTATTTTATTCTAACTAATGGACACGTTATAGACCGCGCCAGAAGAGGGCATGTAGAATTTTTTCAGAGTGGCTACAAGTCTGCCATGCTACCGTTTAAGACTGAATATGTCGAATATAAAGATGGCACTGCTCTTGACCTAGCCGTAATTTCTGTAAAAAAGAAATACTTTGGTAGATATCCACCAAGAATTATCCCTCTTGCCCCAAAGGGTACAGAAATCAAGCCAAACGATTATATTATGGCTGGCGGTTGTCCAAGCGGACAGTGGGCCATGGCTTGGTACGGTAGAGTTATAAGAAATACCGGTGCTGTCGTAAGCTTTAACGCTGCTCCAATAGGTGGTCAATCTGGTAGTGGCGTTCTCGTCCTAATCAAAGATGAAAAGGATGAACTTCAAACTCGCATAGGTGTTTTACTTGCTTGGCGAGTCGGAGATGGCGCTTGGACAGACGATGGACCAGATGACTACGGCGCTGGTCTATCTCTTAAACAAATCTATGAAATTATTGAAGGTAACGGTCATGGACATCCAATCGAAACTTCTTACAGAGTTGTCCGCGATGGCCACGACCACCCAAAAGAAAAAACTTCTAAGCCCCAACCGGAACGAATGAAAAAGGTTTGCCCTCAATGCAAGCAAGGGATGGGTGAACATATCATAATTCCAGAAAAGGGTGGCCTAAGAAGAACCAAAAACGGCGAATTCATGTACTGCCCCATTGTAACTCTTGAAGATGGCAGCATGCGCAAGAGTCTAGATTTCTTTAAGGGCATAAAGATTAAAGAGCTATATAACGGAGAAGGTCTTTTCCCTTGGTGTCCATTCAACAACCCGTGCCCACCACCAAACCCAAACCCACAGCCACCCGGAGGTGGTCCCCCAGATGGTGGAGGCGGGTTCAATGGTTGGCCGGGAAGACCAGACCCCGGTGGTCCTGTAGAACCGGGTCCAGACTTCGACAAAGAACGTCAAGAATATCTTGATATGATTGTAGAGCTTAAAGAGAAGCTAACAAATTTAGAAGCCCTGCATGAAAGTCTAAAGGCTGAATTGTCTGGGGTATCTGGGAACCTATCAAGTTCTCAAAACGAAATCAATGGACTGAAAGACCTTCTCGGAAGAGTTGAAGGCGAAAAGGGTTCGCTTTCTTCTAGGATAGAAAACCTGCTTGTTTTAATTGGCAAAAAGGATAAGTTAATCGAAGGCTCAGAACATTACCTTGATGATATGACTGGCGGAAACGGTAACACTGTAGAAAACGTTAGTCTAACCCTAGGTGGCATGAGCCTTGGGGCGTTGGCTCTAAAATATGGAGTGCCTTTGGTACTAGGAAGAATTGGAAGAAGGCGTCGAAGGAAAGATGAAGAAGAAGAAGAAGAAGAAAATGAAGAAAATTGTGACAATGAGACAGAGGGATTGGGGTATAATAGTGATGATGGCTGTGATTGTGAATCTAAGAAACATGAGCATATTCATGAACATTTTCACAAATATGAACATCCCAATGGCGGGTTTGTCATGACGCCAGATGAGCTTCCAAACCCTCAAACTACTTACGAGATAGATGAAAACTTGAAGAATCAAGTAGAGGGGAGCAGCGGACTCAATCCGGGCTTTGTTCCCTACGGTCTTCCAGTTTCTTCGCCATACTATCAACAACCAGTAGCTGCTCATGGCCTCCCGCCTCAGTTTATTAACATTCCTTTCGCTACAAGAAAGAAAGTTACCGCTGAGCAAATCATGACTATAATTGGAGAACTAGTCAACGAATATACTGATGACCAAACCATGACTGTTAATCAAATTAACACGCTACTTAGACAAAGATTGAAAGAAAAATTTAACGTCGACTAATCCCATAAGGAGGGTATTAAACATGTCCGATAATTTAGTAATTCCAGTTCACGACGCCATTCTTCCCTATATGTTTCAGGGCGTGAAGTGGGCGATTCCCAATGTTGGCGACAACAAGGAAACCCACAACCTAGCTATGGCCAGACTTTTTGAAAAAGTTGGTGAGCATGTTCAGGCTTTCAGTGTTCGCACTGATTGCTTCGTTCCCGGTCCCCCGACGCTAGGCGCTGTAAAGCATCATCACAATATGTTTGTTCGTTTGTGCAACCTAATTGATACAAACACCAAACGTGATAACATGGAGAGACTTGAAGCTCATCACATTACGCACGAGCGTAGAGCTTTCAAGATTTATCCCGTTCGATACTTTGATGTGAAGAACGACTACTGTCGTAGGTGGATTGAGCTTTGCCTACAGGCTATGAGCAACATTTCCCAGTTGACTGAAAACACTTGGGCAAATGACTGGTCAGAAGCCACTGGCAAGGAAATGAAAAAGCTTTTCCGAGAAGGCTATCGCCTAATGTGCGTAGAGCTATTCAACGTGCCAGTTATTGAAGCCGAAAAAGTTTTTGATGAAAGCACCCCATTCTTCTTGACAAAGAACCATTTTGAAACTTATGATGTTGGACATATTCCAACAATCGAATGGATTAAGCATCCTGCTCTAGGTGGCGAATTTACTGAAGACGAACTTCGCCCAATCTCAACGACTAACGTTCCGGTTGCTCCCGGCGTTGCTGAGAATGATGGCAATACTCCACAGAGAGAGTTGGAAAGACGTATGCAGGGTGGTGAGGTTGTTGAATAAGTAACTTCAACCCGTTATTAATTAAAGACACAGAGGAAGGATTCCGATGAAGAAGATTTTTTGGACAGGATTGCTATCTGTTTTTATCTTTGCCACGAGCGTCTTCGCTCAGGACAATCGACTGTATCAACATCTACAGGATGTTTCAGTTACGGTTAAGTCTGGGTTCGGTGAAGGCTCTGGCGTTATTATTACGCGAGATGTTGAAGTGGTCCCCAATGTTAAGCAGAAGGTCAACTTTGTATGGACCGCTGCGCACGTAGTAGACGGACTAAGGTCTGTCAGGGTAGAAATCAAGAATGGCAAACCTCAGACAGTTGTTGAGTTTAAAGATGCTCAGATTGTCAAGGAGTTAGTTGAAGACGGTCGCCGTGTTGGCGAAATCAAGATGGAAGCCAAGGTCATTAAGTACTCGGATGCTGAAAACGGAGAAGACTTGGCTCTCTTGATGGTTAGAAAGAAAGGCTTTATCGATAAGACTGTTACTTTCTATAAGAATGAAGGCAAGCCAGTGGCTATTGGTACTGAGCTATATCATGTCGGCTCTTTACTAGGCCAAGTAGGCAGTAACTCGATGACGCGAGGAATTTGTTCTCAAGTTGGTAGAGTTCTTGATTTGGGCAATGGTGACGGAGTTGTGTTTGACCAAACAACAGTTACCGCATTTCCGGGTTCTAGTGGCGGTGGAGTATTTCTAAGCGAAAGGTCTGGAGAAAAGGCTGGCCAGTATGTGGGGATGCTTGTTAGAGGAGCCGGTGAAACTTTCAACCTAATTGTACCGGTTAGAAGAATGAGAAAGTACGCCGAGGAAGAAGGGGTTCTGTGGGCTATTGACACAGATGCAAAGGTTCCCTCCCTGAAAGGAGTCCTCTCTCTAAGCCCAGAAGGAAGCTCATCAGTTTCCAATTCAAAAAACGAGAAGAACAACGCTCCCACAAAAGATGGTTTGAGATTCCCAGTTCTTCCAGTAACCAGAGATTCAAGTAACAATACTAGACTTCCAGACACAAAGAAGCCACTACGATGAAAACCACAACCAATCTCTTGCTGCTTTTTCTTTCTTGCACAGCGGCCAATATTGGGCTGTCTTTATATTATTTTGAATCAAAAAATAAAGAAGAAAACCCACCCCAAAAATCGGTCTCTGTTGCTGGACATGAAGCCGCAGCAATAACCTCTGCTTTAGCAAATGTACATAATCAAGCTATCTATAGAGATAGCGTTACGGTGCAAGAGGTTCTTAAACTTCAGCACCATCTCAATATGCACGGGAAAAGAGTTCCGATGTGCCCCGATTGCAGAGTGGGGAATAGAACTACAGAATATAAATATACCATGGATGATTTTTAAATGAAACGGATTTTGTATTACCTTTTACTGAGGAGAAACAATGTCTGAGAAGTTCGCACTACTACTAAAGTCTAGAAGATTCTGGGTCGCTGTTGGTGGCATTGTTGTCACTACCACAAACATCTTCGGCCTAGACCTTAATCCAGAGCAAGTTAATAACATCGTTCTTATTGGCGGTGCTTGGATTGTTGGTGACAGTCTAAGAAGCTCTTAAAGGAAAAAAATGTCTTTAGGAAATTGGGGAGAACCCCTAACAAGGATAGTTAATTATCTAGTCCCACCGGAAAGCCGAAAAAAGACACTGTCTTGCGCAGAGCTATTTAAAAGCCTGCACGATGAGTCAGGGGTCACCGTTTCAAACCTTGACAACATCGCAGAGGTGTGCAAAGATGGGGGAGATTCCCATTTTGCGGCGGCTGCAAAGTGTCTTGGCTTTCGGGGGGACTATGATATAGTCTCCGAAGCATCACAGCTTAAACAGGAATACGACCTCTGTCTTATTCCTAAAAACCTTAAGCCAAAACAGAAAGGCAGTATTGTAGCTAAGCACATACTAAAGAAGTAAAATGGGAAAAACAGTACGAAAGAAGAGCAAGCGCGATAAAAAGCGATTAAAAAGAGAAAACCGCAGCCGAAAGAATAAGCGAAGCAATGACAGAGAGACCGTCATGGAATGAATACTTCATGGGCATGGCTCGCTACGCCTCCGTAAGAAGTCATGACTCTCAAACTAAAGTTGGTTGCGTTATAGTCGGTAGTCCTAACGTGGTTGTTGGAGTCGGGTACAACGGCTTCTGTTCTAATGTTAAAGAAGAAGGACTTCCCACAACCAGACCTGACAAATATCCATTTATTGTACACGCAGAAGCTAATGCTATAAGTAATCTAGTTGTGAAACAGATTGATTACTACAAGGCTTACATTACACATCTACCCTGTGCTAATTGTGCAAAGCTGTTGTGGCAAAGCGGTGTTCAAGAATGGTATGTTCCGAAAGGGTCTAAGGCTCATGGAGAAACAGAGGAAGACAAAATTGTCTATGAACATCTTACAGATAACGGATTAGAAATTACATATTTAGATATGTCAGGTCGCTGGAACGGTCTGTTCTTTTAAGAGTAATGGCAACTAGAATATTCCATAATGGACCACCCAAGCATTTAAGAAAAATGAAACAACCTCCAAATGGCTGGACCACAGAAGTAGAAATAAAAAGAGTGTATGACGGAGACACTCTTATAGTAGACGTACATAGAACCCTGACAGTTAGACTGAAAGATTGCTGGTGTTCAGAAATTAGAACTAGAGATAAAGAGGAAAAGAAAAAAGGAATCGCGGCTAGAAATCATTTAAGAGAAATTTTGTTAGAAGAGAAAAACGAAGACACCGGAAAACTGGAATACATAAAAGCTGTCCTCCACATACCTGCTAGTGAAGATTCCGAGCTTAAGGATGTGTTTACTTTCGGAAGGGTTTTGGGACATATCTTCATAGATGGTAAAGACGTATCAGAAATCATGATAGAGTCTGGACATGCTACAAAAGAAAAAGACAGGAAAAACTGATGTCAGTAGCGGAGCTACAGAACTATACTTTTGTTGGTAAATACGCCAGATGGATTCCCGAAAAGAAAAGAAGAGAAACGTGGAAGGAAAGTGTAGAACGTGTTGAAGGGATGATGCTTGAGTCCTACCCCTCTGTCCCAGAGGAAATTGAATGGGCTTATGACATGATGAATAGAAAGCGCGTTCTGGGTTCTCAACGTGCCCTCCAGTTTGGAGGCTCCCCCGTGCTAAAACACAACGCGAGAATTTACAATTGTATAGCCTCCTATGTAGATAGGCCGAGGTTTTTTCAGGAATGCATGTATCTTCTTTTGTGTGGTTGCGGTACTGGATTCTCCGTCCAAAGACATCATGTAGAAAAGTTACCCAAACTAGTTCAGAAGAAGGATGGTACTAAAAAATTTACCATTCCAGACACAATAGAAGGGTGGTCTGACGCCGTTGGCGTTTTAGTCAACAGCTATTTCCAGCAGGATGATTTTTTTCTAGACTACGTGGGCAAAACAGTATCATTTGACTACTCTGAAATCAGGCCCGCTGGTTCATATCTAAGCTCAAGCTCTGGCAAGGCGCCCGGTCCTGAACCATTGAAAAAAGCTCTGACAAATATTAAGAAAGTTTTAGATAAAGTATTGAAGGATGCGCTATTTTCAACTAGAAAACTGAGACCTATAGATGTTTATGACGTGGTCATGCATGCTGCCGATGCTGTTATTTCTGGCGGTGTACGTAGGAGTGCTACGATTTGTCTTTTTTCACCAGACGACAAAGAGATGGCACTGGCAAAAACTGGCAATTGGTTTCATGATAATCCTCAACGTGGTCGTTCTAATAACTCTGCTCTTTTACTGCGTGGTGAGACCAGTCCTGAACAATTTACATCATTGATGGAGTCGGTTAAGGAGTTCGGAGAACCGGGATTTGTATGGGCAGATTCCACTGAGCTTATTGTAAACCCATGTGTTGAGATTGGACTCTATCCTGTAGACGAAGAGACGGGAGAGACAGGCTGGCAAGCGTGCAATCTTAGTACCATCAACTGTGCCAGAATAAAGACCAAGAAGGATTTCTTTGAATCTTGCAAGGCGGCGTCCATCATTGGAACCCTACAAGCTGGATTCTCAAAGATGTCCTACTTGGGAGAAGTTACCGAGAGAATCCTGAGAAGAGAGGCTCTTCTCGGTGTTTCTATGACAGGAATCATGGAGCGTCACGATATCTGTTTGGACCCCGAGATTCAAAAGCAAGGCGCTAGGGTTGTTAGGAAAACGAATAGAGAGCTTGCTAAGAAAATCGGGATTAATGCAGCAGCTAGAACTACTTGTGTCAAGCCTGAAGGGACTGCTAGCTGTATTCTTGGTACTAGTTCTGGTATCCATCCTCATCATGCCAAGCGTTATATTAGACGTGTACAGGCTAATAAGATGGAGGATATATATCAACACTTTAAGAAAACAAATCCGAGAGCATGCGAAGAGTCGGTCTGGTCTGCAAACGACAGCGACGACGTAATCTGCTTTTGCATAGAGGTTCCTTCCGGTTCTAAATTGAAGAATCAGATTGGTGCTATCGGTCTCTTGGAATATGTAAAAAGCACACAGCAGAACTGGGTCATGACCGGAAGAAATGACTCTCTTTGTGTTAAGCCGTTTCTGCAACACAACGTGTCTAACACAATCAATGTAAAGCCAGAAGAATGGGAAGACGTAGAGAAATTTATCTACAAAAACAGAAAGTATTTTTGTGGCGTCTCTCTGCTTCCATTGAGTGGAGATAAGGACTATCCGCAAGCACCGTTCACGACGGTGTATCTTCCCAGCGAAATGGTATCGCACTACGGCGACGGCGCGATGTTTGTTAGCGGGTTAATTGAAGTTGCACTTAACCTCTGGGAAGATAACCTATGGTCAGCTTGTGACGGACTGTTAGGAGTAGGAACTAGAATTAAAGGCAACGGAAAAAGTGAATGGGTTGAGCGCTGCAAAAAGTTTGCCAAAAAGTATATGGATGGAGACATCAAAAGACTTACATATTGCATGAAAGATGTCTACAATTGGAAAGAGTGGGTAGACATGAAGAGAGAGTATACCGCAGTAGAGTATACTAATTGCATAGAGGAACATGACAACACTACGCCAGAGCAAGAGATTGCCTGTGCTGGTGGAGCCTGTGAAATTATCTAGGAAGCCCAATGTCAAGCACCAAAAATATAAAAACGCCACCCTTCATGCAGAGAACACCAGAGGGTGACAAAGTCCTACAGGCCACCGTATTGCGTCTTAATGAGGCTATAGACGTTGGGAAAGGATTCATGGTCCACATATCATATGCACATGAGGGGAAAGTTTTCCATTTTAATGGACGATACAACTTCCCCTCTCCCGATATGCCCATGTGTGCTTCAAGTTTTGGACAGTTTGTTACAGAGGAGAAGGAAAAAGACAACGAGGAGATGTCTAATGACAAATCAGCCACTAAGGGCAAGAAGGCTGACTGAGACAGCCAAACTACCCACAAAAGCTCATGACACAGACGCCGGAATAGACTTGTATTCTGACGAGGACTTGGAGATTAGGTCGGGAAGGACCGTATTAGTCTCTACGGGAATCTCTATGGCAATTCCTGATGGTTATGCTGGATTAATATGGGACCGTTCTTCTATGGGTGTAAAGGGGCTGCACCGATTCGCTGGAGTGGTTGACAGTGGATATAGGGGAGAAGTAAAGGTCTGTATTTCTAATATGGGCTACGGAACAACAGAGTGGCCATTTGGTAGTAAGTCTTATTTTATTAGTCGCGGTGACAAAATAGCTCAAATTTTAATACAAGAAGTACCAAACTTTCGGATAGAGGAAGTTAACGATTTGGATAGCACTGACAGAGGAGAAGGGGGTTTCGGTAGTTCTGGCAAATAAAGAGGTAAAATGAAAAAACCAAAGTCAGAACTTAATAAACATGTTCATAGTAGGCACAGTCTATCTCCTAAAACTTCTAACCAAGCTGAATACATAAGGGCAATAGTAGAGAACGACGTTACAATATGTTCCGGGCCAGCAGGTAGCGGAAAAACAACTATATGTGTTGGCCTAGCCTGTGAGCATTTATTATCTGGAAAGATAGAAAAGATAATAATTACGCGACCAATAGTTGAGTCTGGTGGCGGGTTAGGTTATCTCCCCGGTTCTTTTCATGATAAGATACATCCATACCTAGTTCCTGTTATGGATGAAATGTCTAAATATATATCTAATAGTGGCATAGACTACATAAAGAAAAATAATGTCCTTGAAGTTTGTCCTCTAGAATATATGAGGGGAAGAAACTTTCATAACTCATTTATTATATTAGACGAGGCCCAGAATGCCACGATAGAACAGATAAAAATGTTCGTTACTCGTCTGGGAAGAAAGTCAAAAGCGGTGGTGAATGGAGATGTGAACCAAACCGACCTTCCAAGCCGTGTGCGAGGAGGGCTGTCTACGTGCATATCATGTTTACGTGGCTTGCACGGGGTTGGTATAGTGGAGCTTGGCGACGACGATGTTATTAGGCATGGAATTATATCCGCAATCCTTTATAGACTAGAAGATGCGCAAAATTCAGGCTAAAGAAAATTTAGAGAATATTATAGACCTTACAGAAAAGCACTCTGTCTTTACTGGAAATGTTGTTAAGACGCTTTCAGAAGACTTGCTCTTCTTAAGAAATAAATGTGAAGAGCTTCTAGATAACCCTGAAGAAAGCGAATCTGTAATAGAGGACATAAAGAAGGCTGTCGGGAGGTAAGATGCCTTTATATGAATATCTATGCTCTGAGTGTGAACACAGATTTACAATCGTACAGAGTATGAAAGATTCGAAGAAAAAGAAATGCCCGGAATGCGGAAGACATAAACTAGAAAGAGTTCTTGGAAGTCCTCATATCTTTGTAAGAGGAGAGCCTCAAACTCTTGGGCACTGGGCTGAAAGAAATACCAAGAAGCTTGGAAGATATGAACTGGACGACAGGAAAGAAAGAGACAAGGTAGATGAAAAGAAACCGGGAAAAAAGAAGCTACAAAGAGAGCTTAGAAGTATGACCGAAGAACAAAGACAAAGATATATACAGAAGGGAAAAAAATAATGGGGAACTCTGCTCCACACAGGGCTATACTTTACTGCCAGCTTGGCGTGCATGAGGTTATGAAAACGGGAGAATGCAGTGGCGACACGATAGACCCAGAGGATTTAAAGAAGTCTGGGCTGGATGAAACCTTCGTTCTCTGGGTTGATGGGGTCGACAAGTATGATTGCATTAAGAATACTGTCAACCAGATAAGAAATTTCATGGGGAAAGAAGATGGATGAAGATACACTAAAGTCTTTTGAAAAAGACCTTCCAAAAATTACAACAACCACATGCTATACCACCAAGGGAGATATAGTCTCAGAGAAAAGCAAGCTTGCTTATGCAAAACAAGTAGTGAATGGAAAAACCGGAATCTCTACATTCTTTGTTAAGACTGGAAGAGGCCGACTATTCGACCCTTGGGGAACATATGCAAGCAAGGCAAACTCCATAGAATTTCCCCTGAAAAAAGTTTCAGAAAACGTATATAGAAACTATATGACTTATCTGAAAACAAGAAATGGAAGATTTTTAACCACAGCAGAAAGGTATATGTTTGATGTCTAAGAGAAAAGGACCACTGACCAAGGCAGAAAAATTTTATATAGACAATCATCTAGATACACCAGTAAAGGAACTCGCAGAAGAGCTAAACAGAAGCGAAAAGATTGTCAAAAACCGTATTGGAACTCAGCCCGAAGATTCTTCCGAACAAACAGAAGAAGACAGCAGTATGAAGGTTGGAAATCTGATGGCAAGAAAGGAGGACAGGGGTGTTACTACTATGACCCCCCAAGCCTCGATGCTTGCTGATGAAAAGAGACCTGAATATCTCAAGAACAGACAGCATAACAGACATAGCCAATCGATTCATAAAATTAAGCCAGACAATGACAGCTAGCATATGTACAGAGCCTGACGTATATCTAGGACAGTGTTGCGATAAGAGTGTCATATGGTCTGTTGTTCTTTCTGACGGTACGACAGTATTTCAGGATGACTATAGGCCGGGTGTTTATCCAGAAAGCGCTTGGATAAGGCTTAAGCAGCACTGTCAAGACGCGGGTCTTTTTATAAAGAGTATGAAAGTTGCTTTTCGTTCTCATGAAATTGATATCGGAGAAGATGCGGATGGGTTTTATTTCTGCAAGGGCGCGTCTGCATTTATGACATCAAATATAACAAATGAATTATATATAGTTGGAACCTTGAATGATGGAATGCTTCGTGTTGAAAAATGGAAAGTTCCCGAACTTATAAAAGAGGGAGCCGAACTTAGAAACGCAACTACCGCAGGTGATTGTTTAATATCAAGACATGACAAAGAATAGAAGCGAAAGCAGTCGGTACAAATCTCCCTCCACGGGGGACTATTGTACGTCTGCTCAATATGTGGCAGAGCTTATGTGCCAAAGGATGGCTGAGAAATCTAATGAAGGTTCTTTGGCGTATAAGTTCTGGAATACTCCCAAGTGGAAAAAAACTTACCAGCTTCAGGTCATAGAAGCAAATCGTCTTACAAATAAGCACGACGACAGAGCCGTGGTCGCTGCTCTCAATACGGCTCGTGGAAAAAAAATATATTCACTGAGATTCCCCGGACTAGAAGACCTTATTAGGGCAGAAGAAGCCCGGCTACAAAAAGAGTCTTCGTCTGCTAAAGAGTACAAAGACTCTACTGAATCTCAACCAAGGAAACCTTACGGAAAACAAACGAAGATAGGAAAACTGAGGGAACTAGATGGCTAAGGCATCAGATTTTAACGACGATACTACCCGAGAGGTAATGAAGAAATACGGCAAGGTAGTTAGGAGTGGAACTACCGTATTTGATGAAAGCGAAAATCTAGAGGTTATTCCTTTTACACCGGCGCTTGATTTGGCTCTGGGTGGTGGCATAAAGGAAGGTAGCTGGGTAATACTCACTGGAGACCCAAAGAGTGGCAAGACAACGACTGCCTTGCAGTTTGCTGCAACTTGTCAAAGCAAAGAACATGGTGAGAGGCCAATAGTATATATTAATGCCGAGGGAAGACTTAAATCTATGAACCTTGGTGGTATCAAGGGCCTTGAAAAAGAAAAAATAAAAATCGTTGAGTCTGAAGATGAACCAATTAGTGCTGAAGACTACCTTGACATAGTCGAGAAGTATGTCAGAGCCGAGCCTAACTGCGTTGTGATTATAGACTCCGTGTCTTCTTTAATTCCGTCCAGAGAACTAATGGACGAAGTGAGTGGCCAGTTTAGAGCAGGGCTACCTAAGATATTAAGTAACTTTACCAAGCGTCTTGGCAATGTTGTCCCTAGGCAAAAAAGTATCATTATAATGATAACCCACTTTATTGCCAATACAACTGGATATGGAAAAACTAAGATAGCTGACAGCGGCGTAAAGATTAGGTATCAAGTCGACACCCACTTAGAGATAAAGAATACAAGACCTTGGGAAGCCGGGGGAAAACAGATTGGTCAGATGGTCAACTGGAGAGTCCTCTGCTCCTCTGCCGGTGGGTTCCCCGGAGGCGAGGCTCAAAGCTGGATTAAATACGGAATTGGAATAGATAGGACTCAAGAAATCATAAACATGGCTCTTGAGTTTGGCTTGGTTTCAAAAGCTGGCTCTTGGTATAAGTGTGATTTCGTTCTAGAAGAAGAGAAGAATCTTATCAACCCGTCTGTTTCCAAGCTTCTTTCTGATAATGAAGTTGACTCATCAAACATAGAATCAGTGACCAAGTTCTTTAAATTTCAAGGACAGGAGCGTCTGTACAACTTCTTAGAAGGGAACAGCTTCCTTATGGAAATTCTTGAGAATGATATCAGGGAGATGCTGTGAGGGTAGTCGGGTTGGACGGGAGGGAACGCGGATGGAACTTCTCCAAGGACTCCAAACGACGCCGTTCTCGCAAGGCTTCCGCTCCCCACAAACTGGCCAGATTGACCTTGCGTGACCTGTTCCCACGGTCTATAATACTTGAGGAAGTTTCCCTTCCCGGTACAAGGACTGCGACTAGAAATTCTATATTATATGCAGATTTCTTTATCCCAGATAGACCACTAGTAGTAGAAGTTCACGGAGAGCAGCACTATTCATATAATGAATTTTACCATAAGAGCAAGAGAGACTTTTATCAATCAAAGGCTAGGGACAGAGACAAACAAGAATGGTGCAGTATTAATAATATTTACATGGCGGTACTAGATTACAGAGAAGGTCCAGATGAGTGGAGAAAATCAATCCTTAACGCCATCGGAACGTCTGGCTAAATTCGAACAAGCTGTAGACAACTACATAAACTCAAAGTCTCTGAACGTCGTAGGTTTTAACCTAGAGGCGGCAGAGGCTTTAAATCTTACTACAGAGGCTCTTTCTAGGTTAACGTCTGAAGAGTGCTTGCATAAATCATATGTTCTTCATGGCTATGCTAACTACCTGCAAGACGAGCATAACCAGAACATAGTAAAGCTAAACTTTGCTTTAGACAATATAAGAAGAATAGTTTCTGTAGAGATTGACCAGTATGGCAAGTACACTAAGCATGATATAAAACAGCAGCAAATTATTAATCAAAATCCGTTTGCAGAAAAACTAGAAACAATTAGAAAGCACGCACAAGCAAGGGTAGATAGACTTCAGGAAAAAATAAGAGATGTCAGAAAGATGGCAGATGTTTTAACAGAACTAAGTAAGAGGAAGGCATACTCATGAGCAGTCCCATTGACTTAATAAGGGAAGGCATTCAGAAAAACGACATGAGTGTCGTAGCAGATGGGTTTAAAAGTTTAACAGGGGAGAGTGTAGAACATAACTCTGATGAAGTCGAGCCTAAACTGGAAAAACATCCCCTCGCGGATGAAGTTGTTTCATCTCACAAAGAAGATTTCATAGCCCCGGCCCGAAGCGAAGAGACGGTCCAGTCTTCCACAGGAGGAAGAACTAGGTCTGAACCGATTTATAGAGGAGAGAGAGAAAACGAATGGACTGATGATGGGTCTATTGTATCAGAAGATAAAAAAAATCTTATAGATGATTCTGCCAATCCGCCGGTTCCTAGAACCAGAAGGAAGTCAATCAAAGCAGATGTAACGTGTAGTAAGTGTCAAAAAAGTTATAAAGTTAGCCCATCCCTTAAGAGGGATTTTTACGTATGTGAAAGGTGTGTCGGTTAATGTCGCAAAGCATGTTGCATAATCCGGCGGCAGAAAGGGCGGTTCTGTCTGGAATATGTTCCCATGGTATAGATGCCTTTGTAGATGTAGACGGTATAGTAGAGTCAGACAGTTTTGTTATCGAAGAAAATCAGATAATCTACAAATGCCTAAAGAAGGTATTTGAAGAATCTTCAGTAATAGATATATCATCTGTACTTGCCGCAGCAAACGACTTAGGATTTGGTGAAAACTTTAAAGACAAAGAGGCAGTAGAACATCTTCGTGGAGTGTATAATTTTCCAATCGAATTGGAGAATGTAAGAAACCACGCAGTCAAGATAAGAAAACTTCAACTAGCTAGAGACATACAAAGACAAGTAAAAATTGTCCACGCCAACATCTCTGATATCACCGGAGACGAAAGTGTAAACGAAATAATTAGCATTGCGGAAGCTCCAATCATGGAGTTGTCCCACGCTTTTAATAGGTCTGATGATGACAAACCTAACAAGATTGGTTCAGAGATAGAAGAGTATATTGCACACTTGGAAGAAAATCCAACCGAGATGGTTGGAATCTCTAGTGGGTATGCAAGGTATGATGAAGCCATAGGTGGCGGGTTTAGAAGAAAGTGTGTTGACTTAGTTGCGGCAAGGCCCAAAGTAGGAAAGAGCGTATTTGCAGAAAATGTAGCCCTTCATGTGTCAGGGAAGCTCAAGATACCCGTCCTTATGCTGGACACCGAAATGTCAAAGGAGGACCACCTAAACAGGATTCTTGCCAACCTTAGTGATACCAGCATCAATGATATTTCTACTGGAAGCTTTGCAGAAAATGACTGTGTTAGGTCTAAAGTAAAAGAAGCCGCAAGCGAAGTTCAGGACATCCCGTATGACTATATCAGTATAGCTGGAAGGTCTTTTGAAGAAACCCTTTCTATTATGAGAAGGTGGATTTTCCAGAAGGTTGGCTTTGATAAAAATGGGCGAGTAAACGATTGTTTGATTGTATACGACTATCTGAAACTAATGTCTTCTGGACAAATTAGCGATAGTCTCAGGGAGTTTCAAGTCCTTGGTTTCCAGATGACATCTCTCCACAACTTCTGTGTTCAATACGACTGTCCGTGTTTGTCCTTTGTCCAGTTAAATAGAGATGGCATAACCAGAGAGACTACCGATGTTGTTAGTGGGTCCGACAGGCTCATCTGGCTCTGTACAAGTTTTTCCATCTTTAAAAATAAGAGCATAGAAGAAGTAGCAGAAGACGGTGATGATAATGGAAACAAGAAATTGGTTCCAATCATATGTCGCCATGGGCCAGCGCTTAGTGATACTGACTATATAAACATGACGATGTACGGAGAGCAAGCTAAGCTTATTGAGGGAAAAACTAGAAACGAAGTTAAATTGAAAACCAAAGAGAAGGATGAAGGGTTTATAGTCAATGACGATATTGAGTCACAGGCGGAAGAAGATACAGACCAAAGCTTGGAGAGGCTATCGGAAATCATCGATGAAGGAAAAAAATAGCAACCCTAAGATAGAACATCTTCAAGGCCATATGAAGTCAAGAATTAGAGATATACTTGACTATTTTAATATCGAATACAGAGAATACGACGAGTGGATTTCTTGCCCATGTCCTATACATGGCGGCGATAACCCTACCGGCTTTACTATAACTATTGATGGCGACGAAGAATATCTAGGCTTCTGGAGATGCTGGACAAGGGCATGTGAAAAAGAATATTACAATGATATCTTGGGTCTTATCCGAGGACTTCTGAGCATAGAGAAAGGCGACGACGCCTCTTTCTCAGAAGTGGTCAGCTTCTGTGAAAAATTTATTGGGGAGGACATACTAGAACCACCCCCTCCACCAAAGACGAGCAGAGAATTTCTTTCTTCCGTAAATGTTTTAAATCAGGGTACAGAGCAGAACAAAACAAATATAACCAGAGAGAGAGTAAGAGAAAGAATATCTATCCCATCTGAGTACTATCTTAATAGAGGGTTTCTGCCGGAAACTCTAGATAAATATGATGTGGGATACTGTAACGATAGAAGCAAGCCAATGTACAGCAGGGTGGTTGTTCCTGTATATGATGACAATCATGAATATATGATTGGATGTGTAGGAAGAAGAACCAATAGCAATACAATGGGAAAGTGGATAAATAGCAAGGGATTCAAAAAAAGCACCTGCTTATATAACTACTGGTATGCAAAAGAACATGTCCTGAAAAGCAAGACGGCCATACTTGTGGAGGGTCAGGGAGATGTCTGGAGACTGGGTGAGGCAGGAATTTTCAACGCTGTTGGAATGTTTGGTTGTTCTTTGAGCGAGCAACAGCGTATAATATTAGAAAGGTCTGGAGCCTTGAATCTTGTTGTTCTCACAGATTCTGACGAGGCCGGTCAGGTTGGCAAAGAAAAAATCAAACAAAAGTGTGACAAACTATTTAACTTGTACTTCCCATCCTCCAACAGTAAAGATGTGGGAGATATGAAGGTAGAAGATATAAAGTCTAACCTTTTGCCTCAGCTTGAGGGTTTGGTATGAACCATAGAATACTCGGACTTTCTGGAGTAAAGCGCAGCGGAAAGACTACGTGCGTTAACTTCATGCATGGATACGAGATGAAACGTAACGATGTCATCAAACACTTTGAGCTTAACGACAGAGGGGGGCTTTTAGTCAACACCATATTTACTGACGAGAAAGGCGAAGAAACAGAGGGAATGGGTGTTTTTGATGTCCACAGAACAGATGACGATTTCGCTAATTACGCAGCACAAAGAGTCTGGCCTTATGTAAAAGCATACAACTTTGCCGACTCACTGAAATCTGTAGCCATGACACTTTTTGGATTGACCAGAGAACAGTGCTACGGAACTGGCTCTCAGAAAAATGAAGAGATAGATATTAAAAAACCGGGTACTGATGAGAACTTTACCGCAAGGGGATTCTTACAGCATTTCGGAACAGACATGTGCCGAAGTCTTAAGCCAGACATCTGGACATCCTATCTAATAAGACAAATGTCTGCTGAGCAGGTGGGTCTTGCTTTAGTTGGAGACTGTAGATTCCCCAACGAGGTGAATGCCATCCACAAAGCTGGCGGCAGGGTTATAAGGCTAACGAGAAGAGTTAACGAAGACGAACACGAAAGCGAAACTGCATTAGACGATTTTAAAGAATTTGATGGTGTTATTGACAACTCAGAATTAACTGTGGACGAACAATGTAAAAAACTAATAGCTATTTTAGGGGGATGGGGATGGCTAAGCTCGGAGCTAAAATAGAAAAGCCTTGGGGCTTTTATGAAGATATATACAGAGAAGATGTGGTAGTCTTCAAAAAGATTACCGTTAACGTTGATGGAGAACTATCTTTACAAAGACACCAGAAGCGTGGTGAGTTTTGGTATTGCGTGTCTGGTAATGGTACTATGGTTTATAATCAAACAGTGTGGAAAATTTCTCCGGGTTACAACGTACACATCCCAATGAACGTGGTCCACAACGTTGTAAATACTGGCAATGAGCCTTTGGTCATATATGAAATGCAACATGGAACATGTTGTGAAGACGACATAGAAAGGCTTAAGGATAAATATGGCCGCTAGGCTTGTCTCTGTTACCCCGAACCCTGAAATTATTATTGGATATTGCGCCAGAGTGAGCAATCCAAAAAATCAGGAAAATCTTAATGTTGAAAACCTTCTTGGCTTTTGCATAAAGCATGGTCATTGGTCAATATTTGAAATGGCAAACATGGTGATAGAAATCAATACCACCAGAGGAGTAGCTGCCCAAATTCTTAGACACAGAAGCTTTTCTTTCCAAGAGTTTAGCCAGCGATATGCAGAGGTCGAAGGCTTTGAAGATATTAAACCCAGAAGACAAGACAATAAGAATCGTCAGAACTCACTAGACGATTTGTCAAAACATGATAAAGAGTGGTATAAGATAGCCCTAAAGGAAGAGAACAGAAGGTCTTATTCCAAGTACAAGGAGGCGCTTAAGAGAGGGATAGCAAAAGAAAGCGCTAGATTTTTTCTACCACTCAATACAAAAACTCGAATGTACATGAATGGTACTGTAAGAAGTTGGGTTCATTATATCCAGCTAAGAACCCACGAGTCAACTCAGAAAGAGCATCAGGACATAGCAAGTGAAATCAAGGGCATTTTTGTTGAGCAGTTCCCCATTACCGCCTCCGCATTGGGATGGAAATAGTGTACGTTACTTACATAAGAAGCTCTTCTTATAATAATTATGACTTCTGTCAACAACAGTACTTTATAAACTATGTTCTTGGTTACCCCTCTGGTTCTAGTAAAAAGGCCGAGATGGGAACCATTGTTCATAAGGTTATGGAATGCTTGGCCCGTTCAAAGAAGGCCGTTCAAGATAATAAAAAGAGTTACAAAGATGACTCCTTGGGAAGAATTAGAATTACCAAGGACAAGATGCTGTCTTCTAAGTATGTTGACTCTTTAATAGACAAGAGCTACGAGCACTACGTTTCTGAGTCGGTGCATAAATACGCCCCTAGGGATTACAAGGACTGCGTGAAGTGGTCCCACGCAGCCTTGGAATTTAATCAAGGCCAGTTTGACCCCAGAAACAGAAACGTCGTTGCCCCAGAGCCTCATTTCGATATCGAGATTAAAGAGCCTTGGGCTAAATACGACTACACTATGCCTGATGGGTCCGAGGTCAGTGGACACCTCGCAATCAAGGGGACTATAGATTTGGTCACAGAGGTCTCCGATGGGGTTATGGAGGCCGTAGACTGGAAAACCGGCAGAAGAATAGATTGGGCAACGGGTCAAGAGAAGGACTACGACAAGCTCTCTAAAGACCCACAGCTTCTGCTTTATCATTATGCGCTGTCTCATCTTTTCCCAAACTATGAGCAGACCATAATGACCATCTTTTATATCCGAGACGGAGGTCCGTTCTCGCTTTGTTTTGACGAATCTGATAAGAAGCTATTTTTAGACATGCTAAAGAATAGATTTGAAGAGATAAAAAATAACCAGTCTCCCAAGCTTCTTTCAGAGGACCACAACCATTGGAAATGTACTAAGCTTTGCCACTATTATAAAAACAACTGGCAAGGTACAAACCAGCGGATGTGTTCTCACATAAAAGATAAGATAAACAAAGACGGAATAAATCAGACTGTTGATGAGTGTACTAAAGAAGGTTTCACTCTTGGATATTACTCAGCACCGGGGTAAGCCATGACTTGGGTTCCTCTACATTTGCACAGCCACTATAGCTTGCTGGATGGTCTGTCTAAGCCCGGCCAGATATCTGACAGATGCGAGACTCTCGGATACGATGTTTGTGCCCTTACAGACCATGGAACAATATCTGGAGCCGTCTCTTTTGTCAAAGCGATGAAAGAGAAGGGAATCAAACCCATCTTGGGATGTGAACTGTATCTTTCTCAAGACTCGGCAACAATTCAAGATAAAGAAAACAGAACACTTAGCCATCTTGTGGTTCTCGCAAAAAATAAAGATGGTTGGTTAGACTTAATTTCGATAGTTTCAAGAAGCAATGATGAAGATGTGTTCTATTTTAGACCTAGAATTGATTTAAGTATTCTAGAAGAGCTTAACAAGAATCAAAACTTAATAGCTTTTAGCGGACATCCCGGCAGCGACCTCGCCAATGTTCTTTTTGTTAATTGGAAAAAGGCTTATAATTCTAAGTCATATGAAGAAGCGGCCAAGCACCTTAAAAGAAATTGGTTTGAAGAGGCCAGTATTCTTCTGTCTAAGTATATAAATATATTTGGCAAGGAAAACTTCTATATTGAAATTCAGCTTATAGATAAAGAGAACTTCCCCGCCTCCGAGTTAATAGCAGAATGCCTAAGAAGCCTTAGCTCCAAGAGTGGAACTCCTCCTGTTGCCACGGCTGACTCCCACTATCCCACCAAGGAAGATGCCCCAGACCAACGCATGCTTCTTTGCTCAGCGATGAAAACTACATTGCAAAAGGTCGAGCAAAAGCTAAATGAAGGAAGCGATATAGGTCTTTCCGGTTTCTTTAGGTCTGATAATTACCACATACCAACACCGGAAGAGATTGAACCCCTTCATACAAAAGAGGAGATATTAAACACACGTGTGATATCTGGCTTGTGTGAAGAATATAATATATTAGGGCATCCTATTCTTCCAAAGTTTTCATGTCCAGACAGCCTTAGTGAAGACGCATATCTTCGCTCTTTGTGTAGAGACGGGTGGAAGAGATTGCTCATAAAATCGGGCAAGATATCAGATGAACATTCTACACAGACATATTTGGAAACAATCAAAAAAGAATTAGAAGTAATCAAGGACGCTAATCTAGCTGGATATTTCCTAATCGTTAGAGACATAGTTAATTATGTCAGGCAAGAAGGATGGCTTCCGGGTCCGGGGAGAGGGTCGGCTGCCGGAAGCTTAATCTCATACTTAATAGGCATCACTCAGGTGGACCCCGTAGAATTCGGCTTAATTTTTGAGAGATTCTATAACGCCGGAAGAAATACAGACGGACATATTTCTTTACCTGATATTGATATAGATGTTCCCGCCACAAAAAGAGACGAAGTTATAAAATATATTCGCTCAAAATATGGCCATTACAATGTCGGACAGATGATTACCTTCTTAAAGCTTCAGGGAAGAAGCGCATTAAAAGAAGTTCTTAGAGCGCACGACGCCTGTTCATACGACGAAATGAATGCCATAACTAAAACGCTTCCACAAGAGCACGAAATTTCTGACCAACTTCAGGACATGGAAGAGCCTTCAATAATTATGTGGGCTTTAATTAACACACCTGAAGAGCTTAAAGACTATTGTAGGCTAGACAAAGAAAATAATTTAGTCGGCACATACGCAAAACTTTTTCAACAAGCAATGAGAATTGAAGGAACTTATAAATCCCAAGGCAAGCATGCCGCTGGCGTGGTCATTTCCTCGCACAATCTAGATAAAGTCTGTCCGATGATTAGAGAATCAAAGGGGTCTGACAAGATAGCTGGATTAGAAATGGTTGACTTGGAAGCCATGGGGCATGTCAAGTTTGATATTTTGGGTGTAAACCTTTTGGATAAAATTATGGGTATTAGTAGTCAATTATCATGTGGAGTAATCGAGGTTTAATTAATGGTTTCCAATAAGCAACTATACAAAAAGATTATCCAAGACGGATGCGCTGTCGAGTATAAGCAACTGAGCATATGCATTCTCAGTGATTATTATAAAGGATATTTTGACGGTAAAATTTATCAAGTTGATTGTGAACATCCAAAGGTTAAGCATAGCGAGTTGTATAAGAGCTTAGACAAAGCTGTGACTAAGTTCTTAGAACTCAAGAGGAAAATATAATGAGTTTTAGCAAAGGTAGAATTGGAGAAGACTTTGCTAAAAGCGTATTAGAAAGTTGTGGAATAAAGTGTTCCAAAAATGACGACTACGAAAAGAGATACGACTACGACTTAGAGTGCAAAGTTGGAAGAAGGGGCTTTACTATAGAAGTAAAGTACGACTATAAGGCGGAAGAAACTGGCAATATAGCTATAGAACACCACAACACAAAAGTGGACCGCCCAAGCGGGATAACCGCCACGAAAGCCGACTTATGGGTTTACGTTCTTGGGGCTGGCAATAATCTAAATTCGTGGGTAGTAAAATCAGAATCCCTAAAGGACTTCTTGGAAGAAGTTCCTCCGTTTAAAGAGGTTGTATACGGTGGAGACAACAACGCCGCTTTGTACATATACAAAAAGGAAGACATACTGGGACCATTATTTATTAGAATGGATGATTTAGAAGAAGACGGATTGAAAGCCCTAATAAAAGGACTGCTATGAATTACAGAGACATAATTGTTTTTGATTTTGAAACAGGAAGCAGAAACCCACACAAGACACAGCCTACACAAATAGCTGCGGTAGCTATTCATGGAAGAAAGCTAACCGTACAACCGGGTGGATATTTCAATAGTGAAATCAGACCCATAATTGACGATGACGAAGCTATTGAATCTGGTCTTGACCCCCTAGAGGAAGAGGCTCTGGCAATCACACACAAGGACAGGGAGTCTTTGGCCAAAGCCCCCCATCCCAAACAGGTGTGGGGGAAGTTCTCAGATTTTGTTAATAAGTACAACTTTAAAAAAACTTCTTTCTATGCGCCAATACCTGCTGGGTATAACATAAACGGCTTTGATATGCCAATAGTTAATAGAATGTGTCAGCAATATGGTCCTAGAGATGATAAAACTGGCGGGCAAAAACTCTTTAATAAAGCATACAAACTAGACGTAATGGACCTAGTTTGGGTTTGGATGGAAAATAATCCAGACGTAAAGTCTATAAGCATGGATTCAATGAGAGACTATATGGGGATAGATAAAGAGGGTTCCCATGATGCTCTAAAGGATGTTAAAGATACTGCAAATATAATGATAAGATTTTTGAAGTTTCACAGGGCGTTAGCACCTAAAACACAATTTGAAAAGGCTTTTGCAGATGGAAAATCTTACATTTAAATGTGGATGCAAGTTTAAATTAAAGGACCGCTCTCCCTCTGGAAATAATAGTACTCCAAGTATAGATATTGATATATCTAAAATTGACTACTCGTGTTCCAAAACTTGGGACATAATCTGTGAAGGCAAAACAAAAGGTGTTTTTCAGCTTGAAAGTAATTTAGGTCAGTCTTGGGCAAAAAGAGTAAAGCCAAAGAGCATAGAAGAACTGGCCGCTTTGTCTGCTCTTCTGAGACCGGGATGCTTAAAGGCAATCGTGGACGGCAAGTCCATGACGCAGCATTATGTTGACCGTAAACACGGCGAAGAGGAAATAAGCTATCTACACGACTCCTTAGAGCCGATACTGAAGTCAACCCAAGGGGTTCTGGTATATCAAGAGCAATCAATGAAGATTGTGGAAGTCATAGCGGGCTTTAATCTCCAAGAGGCAGACAATCTGCGCAAAGCAATCGGCAAGAAAAAAGCCGACCTCATGGCAGACATTAAGAAAAAGTTTTTAAAGGGGGCGAAAAAAAAGGGTGTTGTATCTACAGAAATTGCGGAGGAGATATTCAGTTGGATTGAAAAATCGAATCGGTATGCTTTTAATAAGTCCCATGCTGTTAGTTATGCTGTTTGTGGTTATTGGTCTGCTTACGCTAAGGCACATTTTCCCCTCAATTTTTACTGCAATTACCTATACTACGCTAGAGGAAAGCCAGATTCCCAAGAGGAAATTAGAGAGCTAATTTCTGATGCAAAACTAAACGAAATAACAGTCACCACCCCCTCTATAAAACATATGTCTGAGAGCTTTGAAATTAGAGATGGGTTAATAACCTTTGGATTTAAAGATATAAAATATATAGGCGAAAGCCAAGCCAAAAAGCTGTTCAACTCTATCAGAGAACAAGAGCAGGTATTTGGCAAAGAGATGTCCGACTGGACTTGGTATGAATTTTTGATTAATGTTTCGGGATTGAACACAACCAAAGTAATTTCTTCCTTAATATTGGTTGGTGCTTTATCGTTTTTTCCAGACCACAAGTCAAGAAGCAGAACTCTATATGAATTTGAAACTTGGCAAAAACTTACGACCAAAGAAAAAGACTGGGTTAAAGAAAGATACAAAAACTGGGACAATGTTCTTGACGCACTAAAGGCATTGACTCCCACCAAAAAAGATGGCGGCGGAACATCTAATAAAAACAGATGTGAAATAGTCAAAGACCTCGTCTACCAACTGAAAAACCCCCCGTATGAACTAAAAGATTTTCCAAACGACATCGCCAATGAGGAAGACAGGCTTCTGGGTGTCTCTATTACGTATTCCAAGATAGACTCATGTGATACGAGCATGTCAAATGGCACTTGCAAGGAGTTCATCGATGGAAAGCCGGGAAAGATGTCTCTAGCTGTCGAAGTAAAATCTTGTAGAGAGTGGGCTATAAAAAATGGCAAGATGAAAAATAAAAAGATGGCTTTCATAACCGTTGAGGACAACTCCTGCGAGCTTTCTTCAGTGATAGCCTTCCCAGAAACTTGGGAAGAAAACAAAGAGTTGCTTGTTAAAGGAAATACTGTTCTTATCATAGGAGAGCGGTCAAAAAAGAAGGATAGCTTTATTGTTCAAAGGGTTTCTCAAATTTGAATACATGATACTTTATAACATAAAATGTGTTCTGAATCAATATACGACTTCTTCAAAAGTCACAAATATTTTGTATCGGTCTATCCTGATATAGACGCAAATGCATGTCTAGTAGAATATCCACAAAGAACCTGCGTAAAGCCCGTCTTTGATGGACTAACTAGTGTGTATTGTTTTGAAGAATTAAATGAGGCTTATGATACATCTGGAATAAGTTATGTTGCCACAAGCTTCCCTTCTCACGCCCCAGAGGAAGAAAGCCAAACTCTTGAAACTAACGTTTTTATTCCGTGTCCTAGATATGCCGCAAGGACTCTAGCATATTATGACATATACTATAAAACTAAAAGTATAAAACTTTCACCAGAGATTATATTTCTGCTAAACGAAAAGGGACTGGGGGAAACCACGTTCTCGCTGTATAATATATTTAAACCCAGCCTATCGAAGGAGGATGGGCGGAAGGAATCAAAACTTGCTGGCTTTATGTTTCTAAAAATAGAAGATGAGGAGACAGATTTGGCGTCTGGGGCAATAGAAGAAGATGTCCTCGAAGGATATCGGTTACTGGACACGATTCCGCTCTAAGGAGATTTTGGAATGAACTCTTGCAGTTTTGTAGGACGCTTTGTGAAAGACCCGGAGGTCCGCAAGGCAAATGGCGTAGACGTTTTAGATTTTACCTTGGCTATCCCAGAGTATAGAAAGACCAAGGAAGGCAAAGTTAAAACTGTGGACTTTCTAGATTTTGTAGCTTGGGATAGCGGCGCTTCAACTATTGCAAAGTATTGCCTTAAAGGAGACAAGATTGCTGTAACCTGCTCCGCAAGGCAGGAAAGATGGAACGACGACAGTGGCAACAAAAGGCACACCATTAAATTTCGTGTTAACAAGTTCGATTTAATTAACAGCTTTCGAAATTCTGACGAAGATTACGAAGAGGATTCTTCAGTACGCGCAGAATCGGAGACTGAAGAAGCTACAGTGTAATATGGAAGAGAACAATGTTGGGCTAAAGTCTGAACAGCAACAGGTCATGGATAACTATGGCCTTGTTGTTTCTCAGGCTTTAGCCTTTTGTTCTTCAAGGTCTTCAGATTTAGAGGACTATATACAATCTGGACTTATTGGCCTTCTCAAAGCAATAAGAAAGCACGACCCTAAAAGAAGCAAGCTTTCAACTTATGCCACAACATGCATAAGAAATGAAATAATTAAGTATATAAACAAGAACAAGAAGCATAACGTAAAGAAAGTTCCCCTTGAAGATATAGAGGTTCCAGAGAAGAGCATAGACTGGGATACTCTAACCGACTCTTTGTCAGAAGAAGAAAAATCTATACTTAAGCTTAGACTTGGTAACAACTCTTATAGAGAGATTTCAGACAATATGGAACTCTCTAGAAATTATATAAAATCTTCAATGAAAACAATCCTAATTAAACTCAGGAAAGATTTGGGATAGATGGTTGGTTCACAGAACTTAACAAGAAAGAGAAGAATCCTTTTCTGTGGGGAGGCTTCCTATCTAAGCACTGGCTACGCTACGTATACCAGAGAGGTTTTGCGTAGGCTTCATGCAACTGGCAAGTATGATATAGCAGAACTTGGAACCTATGGTAAGCCAGAGGAGCCTGAAATTAAAGATGTTCCTTGGAAATTCTATCCAAATATACCGGACATAAATAATACAAAAGCTGTTGAAGAATACAACTCAAACAATATAAACCAGTTTGGTGCTTGGAAATTTGAATCGATATGTCTGGATTTTAAACCAGATATAGTATGTGACATACGTGACTTTTGGATGATGGAGTTTCAGGAAAGGTCTCCGTTTAGAAAGTTCTATAACTGGACCATAATGCCAACGGTTGATGCCGCTCCTCAACACAAGCAGTGGATTCATACTTATGCTAATGCCGATGGTGTGTTTACCTATTCTGATTGGGCACTGTCTTCTCTCAAAGAACAAAGCGGAGCAGCTATAAACTGCCTTGGAAGCGCTCCACCCTCCGCAGATTCATCTTACTCTCCAGTGCAAGATAAAGAGGCTCACAAAAGAAGTCTTGGATTTGAAGACGGTGTAAAAATAATTGGAACAGTTATGCGAAACCAAAGACGCAAACTGTATCCAGACCTTTTTGAAGCATTCAGAATGTTCTTAGACAAGAGTGGAAGAACCGATGTCTATTTGTATTGCCACACCAGCTACCCCGACCTCGGCTGGGACTTGCCAGAAATAATGATGAAGTGTGGGGTGGCAAGTAAATGCCTGTTTACATATATTTGTAGCGAATGCGGCTATGTGTTCCCAGACTTCTTTAAAGATGCAATCTCTCAGTGCAAAAAATGCAATAAATTCTCTGCAAAGCTTTCCAATGTTAGAAACGGCGTACCAGTAGAGATACTTTCTTCAATAGTTAATTGCTTTGACCTGTATGTACAATATGCAAACAGTGAGGGGTTTGGATTGCCGCAAGTAGAAGCCGCCGCCTGTGGAGTTCCAGTCATGAGTGTCGACTACTCTGCTATGAGCAGCGTCATAAGAAAACTCGGAGGAACTCCTCTCAAGCCGAAAACTCTCTACAAAGAGTTAGAAACTGGATGCATGAGAGCGGTTCCTGATAATGAACACACTGCTCAAAAGTTCGTAGAGTTTTTTGATTTGCCACAGGCAATGCGTATGAAAAAGGGATTTGAGTCAAGGAAGCTTTTTGAAGAACATTATCAATGGAACCAAACAGCTGATAAATGGGAACAAAGATTTGATTCTGTAGAAATTCTGCCCGAATCTGAGACTTGGAAATCACCGCCAAGAATTCACTTACCCAGCGACAGATACCCAGAGGGTATGGACAACAAAAATTTAGTGGACTGGCTTATAATAAATGTCTTGGGGGAACCAGAAAAGCTAAACTCCTATATGTCTTCTAGGCTTGTCAGAGACCTGAACTATGGACAGACTACAGAAGGAATGGGAGGAATATACTATAATGAAAACTCCCTTTTAGATTCGGCTCCCAAGACTATGGTATTTAATCCACACGACGCTTACAAGCACATGCTAGAGTTGTGCAATAGAAGAAACTATTGGGAGAAAATGAGGCATAAGGTTCTGTTATGAAGGTATTATTCGTAGGACACTATAGAGAAGGAACTGGCTGGGGAAATGCAGCTATAGACTATATTCTGTCAATGGATTCTGCCGGAATAGATGTTGTTTGTAGACCAATAAAGCTTAACTCTAGAAACGTAGACCTTCCAGAAAGAATACTTGAACTTGAAAACAAAAGTTCTTCTGGGTCCGACGTATGCATACAGAATGTTTTACCACACCACATGGATTACAATGGAAGGTTTAAGAAAAATATAGCGCTTTATTTTATAGAGACCTCTTCTTGCGCTCATTCCATTTGGCCCAATAGAATAAATCAGCTTGATGAAGCTTGGGTGTGTTGTAATCATAATATAACAGCTTCTAAAAACAGCGGCATAAATATACCGTTATCAGTAATCCCTATCCCTTGCGATGTTTCTAGATATGAAAGTAGTTATGATAGGCTTAATGTAGAAACAACCGAAAATACATTTTGCTTCTACTTTATTGGAGAAGTGACTAGAAGAAAAAATCTTGCAGCATTAGTTAAAGCATTTCATTTGGAATTTTCTCCTAATGAACCAGTATCTTTAGTTATAAAAGCAAACAAGTTTGGAGAAACTCCAGAGTCTCTATTCTTGCACATACAAGAAATTTGCGAACAGGTAAAAAGAAATCTAAAGCTGTATAAGGACACTAAGGACTATAAGAAAGAAGTTGTTTTAACACAATACCTAACAGATGAAGAGATGCTTAAGCTTCATTCTTCAATGGACTGTTTTGTAATGCCAAGTTTTGGAGAGGCTTGGTGCATACCGGCATTTGACGCGATGGGATTTGGCAATACTCCTATTTGTACAAACGTTGGCGGTATGGCAGACTTTGTTCAAGATGGTGGAATTCTTGTTGACGGAAGTCCAGAGCCAGTGTTCGGAATGGTGGATACTTTTCAAGACATATGTACTGGACAAGAAGACTGGGTCAATGTTAACATAAGACTTCTGCAAACTTCAATGAGACATGTGTACACTCTAAAAAATACAAACAAGAATGTATATGAACACAAAAGAAACATTTGTAGAAAAGATTCATATAACTATTCTTATGAAAACATCGGAAGCCTAATTAAAGAAAGGTTGGAGAATGCCAGCTAGCCCTATGTCTGCTATATCTAGGGCGGCTACCCGAGAATCGGGCGAGCCTCTTAATATACTAACCTTTCCTACGCATGAAAGGTATGAAACCACCCTGTCAAAAACGGGACATAACTTTTATGCGCTGACTAACGACACAATGAAAGACTGGAATGTTGACCACGGAGATATTCCAGACAATTATCATATTTATAAAGCTGCTGGAAACTCCATAAGCGTTCCTCTTCATTTAGACTTCGATTTAATATTCTCTCAGAGCAAGTTTGGACAGTTCGAACTATCTAAGAACATGGCAAAGTCTCTACATCTTCCAATAGTAACCCTAGAACATACCCTTCCACTCCACAAGATTCCTGACGGGTGGCCACAGGAACAGTTCTTGTCCTTCAGCCAGATGACCGGGTGCAGAAACGTCTTTATATCTGATTACAGCATGAAGGAATGGGAGTGGGACAAAAGAGAGGACAGCAGGGCTATTTACCACGGGATAGATTCAGAGATATTTTCTCCAGACGAAAGCTGCCAGAAGATAGACCATGTGCTATCTGTGGCGAACCAGTACAAGCAGAGAGACTACTGTCTAGGATACAGCCTATGGGAACAGGTTACCAATGGACTGCCGATAAAGCTGGTTGGTGACAACCCCGGAATGTCCGAGCCGTCGAGTTCTATCGAAGACTTAGTTTCTTCTTACAGAACCGCTAAGGTTTTTCTCAACACCTCAACGGTTTCGCCAATTCCAATGTCACTCCTTGAGGCGATGTCATGTGGATGCGCCGTTGTTTCTACCGCAACCTGTGTTGTTCCAGAAATAATAGAGAATGGGGTGAATGGTTTTATTACAAACTCCTCAGAGGAGATGAAATACTACCTAGAACTTCTTCTTTCAGATGAAGGAGATTCCATACGTTCTTCAATGGGACAAGAAGCCAGAAATACAATTCTTTCAAAGTTCTCTGTAGATAGGTTTATTTCTGAGTGGAATGAAGTTTTTGAAGAGGCTTCTCAAACAGTATATACAGGTGCATAATGAAGGTAAATCTTACTATAAAACCTAGTAATGTCTCAGGATATCTAAACATCAACGCTGCTGAAGGAGGAGATATCGCTGCATTCGGCAACATGGTCAGCGATTCTGAAGCCGTTGAAATATTAGCAACAGATATAATTAACTTTGTTCCTATGGAAAAAATAGAAGAGCTAATAGATGGCTGGATTAAAAAACTGAGACATGGTGGAAAGTTAGTAATAGGTGGAGTAGATGCTTTCGAAGTTTGCAGAGCAGTGTCTCACACCTCTCTTTCTATAAAAGAGTTTAATCAAATTATTCACGAGGGCAGGTCCAGCCAGATTTCAATATCTGACCTTTCAGAAATTTTATCAAAAAAGGGCTTGACTATTTTAAAGAAAAGGCTAAGCGGATTTAATATGATTGTGGAGGCTCAAAGGCCATGAGTAAAGATACTACAAATAGCGGCACTAAAGAGGGTGAATCTTTTGAAATAACAACTGCGTGCGTTGATTGCGTTTTTGCTAAGTTTGTTGGTAACACCCAGTCCGATTGCGAGCTTGGAAGGATAGAAAAATTTAAACAGAACGGCACTAAGGTTGAAGAAGCTTACAATGATGAAAAAGAATTCTTTATAGTTAAGGGATTCTGCAATGGTCATCGAAACGATTTTTGGAAAGAAACCGGAACCTACCATAGGCCTTTCTACAAGAATCCCACAGAAAGAGTAAGGCAAGAGAACCTAATACGATGTGGATTCAATGTTCTTATGACAAAAGGTCACAGTATAGAAGACCTGAAAAAAACTATAGACTCTATAGTCAATCAAGAAGAGATAAATCCATACTATATCATAGTGTCTTGCAGCGCTGATGTAGAGAGATATGAGATTGTCAATTATCTACAAAACCTCTTGCAGCCAAAAGAAATAAAGTTCTTTTTTGTTAGCATAGCGGATGGAGAAGCCACCGCAGACAGATGTCTGGACGTTTCTTTTGCCAGAGCAAAGAATGGATACTATGCAATCTTTTCTTCTGGAGATATTGTTCCTTCAAACTTTTTGTTCAAAATAAATCATGCCTTAAATGAAGAAATGTTGAGAATTGTGGCGCTAGGGCCAGAAGAAAATAGTATCAGTGGTTTATTTATGAACGCAACAACCTATAAACTTTTGCGTGGAAATATTGTTAAGCCAATTATGGAAAAAATACACATGCTTGCAGACGCAAGGGGCGAGCACTATCTAATCAAAAAGTGGGACGAACTACCCGATGAATCGAAAGCCGATAGTTACTCTTCTAATAGCTAACTATAATTATGCCCACTATATTGAGAGCGCAGTACAAAGCGCTATCAATCAAGACTACGATGGGCCAATTCAAGTTTGCGTCATAAATGATGGGTCAACTGATGACTCGTGGTCTGTTATTAGGTCAATGTGTAGAGCAGATGACACTCCCATCATTACTCAAAATATATCTGAGAATAGAACTCTCATAGCAATAAACAGAGAAAATGGTGGAGCAAGTGTAGCAAGAAATACCGGGATAGATTACACTTGGGATTTTACTGACATTTATGGGATACTTGACGCTGACGATTATTATTACGAATCAAAAGTAAGAAAATGTGTGGACAAGCTGATAGAAAATCAGCCTCATGTTGGCGTTGTGTATGCAGATTACGATATAACTTACACTGAATCTAACACCGTTGTAAGAGAATATAAACCTCCATATAACAGAGCGGCACTAATGAACCAATGCATGATTCACAGCGGCGCTTTGATAACAAAACAAGCTCTAGACTTTGCAAGAGATGACAAGGGTCAAATTTTTGACCCAGACTTACATGGTCCGGGTAGCCAAAGTTTTATTGGATGCTCTGAAGACTACGATTTGTGGATAAGAATAAGTGAAAAATTTATGATGTTTCATATCCCAGAATCTCTAGCCATGATGAGAGAAACCGGAAGCAATCAAACCACAAATGTCACACTTGAGAGTCATCAGAGAACGCAATCAATCATTATGGAAAAAATGAAACGTCGTGCGGCTGATGTATGAATAGATTTATATCTGAAATTAAAAAAAGCTACGATGATAATATTTCAGTGGCTATACTTGGTAACGAGACCGATTACAGGGTCAGGTCTTACGGACCAAAGTGTCTACTAAAGCACGGCAGTTCTACTATAATACAAAATCAAATTAAGCTTATAGGAGAAACATCCTGCATATCTGACTTGGTTGTTGTGCTTGGTTTTGAATGTGAAAAGATTATTAATTACATACCAGAACATGTTAGAATAGTAGAAAATCAACTTTACTCTGAAACAAACTCTTCGGAAAGCTTAAGGCTCGTAATAAATAATATATGCGGAGACAGGCTGTTAATTATAGATGGCAACATACTGATAAGCAGGAATGCTTTCAAAAAACTTGACTTCTCCCGTTCGTTTGCTCTATGTCATAAAAACGGCAAGCCAAAAAACGAGATAAGCGCATCTAAAATTGGGGACCACATAGGAAACTTTTCTTTTGGTCTTGAAAACTGCTGGGACGGAGTTGTTTTCTTGCAAGGAAAAGAATTCGGACTTCTCAGAAAGGCTTGTACAGACAAGGGAAAGGGTAGATTTTTTGTTTTTGAATTGTTAAACCTAGTAATAGATAATGGTGGAAAAATTGAAATACAGGAATGCAAGGCTGGAGACATAAAAGTTATTAATTCCATCAAGGACATAGCATGAGAGTAATGATATCTAGCGATGGTTCTACCGCGCACTTCTTTATCAGGAAGGGCTGGGCGAGCGCCTTCAGTTACGCCGGTCACGAAACCATCCTGTGGGACATCAAGACTAAAAATGCTTTCGATGCCTTTGATGAATTTGAACCAGACTTATTTATAGGTCAAACTTATAATATAGATGAGTCTTTAATTAAGTGCATCAGCGCTCGTCCAGAAATGAAAGTGATTATGAAAGCCCCGGACTGGGGTGATATACAAAAAGATATAGACCCAGAAAAGTACAATGTTTTATTTGTATCTGATAAAGATAAGCATTACGTAGAAGCCTTAAAAAGACAAACGGGAAAGCCCGACTTTGTCTTTGCTCACTACACACAGAAATGTATTGAAAGAACCCACAACGGATGGGAAAATCTTGGGGTCAGGTCTGTGGGCCTTTTGAACGCCGCAGACATTTTTGATTACACCAATGGTAGAGAAGTCCCCCATCTAAGAAGCGACATGTCTTTTGTTGGGGGATACTGGGGATATAAAAGCAAAAGCTTTAATAGATACTTTATGCCCTTTCTCTATCCAGTAGATAAGTATAACGTAAAGATATTCGGTAACCAGCCTTGGCCAAGTACGCAATACTTGGGATTTGTTTCGGACGGTGTTGTAAAGGACGTAATGGCATCAGCTACTATTTGTCCTAACATAAGCGAGCCACACGCTCAGGACTTTGGAATAGACATAAATGAAAGAACTTTTAAAATTCTATCGAATAGGTGTTTTTGTATTTCTGATTATGTGTCCTCTTTAGCGGAGGAAGTTTATACAAATAACGAGGTTCCCTTTGCAAAAACTCCAGAAGAGTTCTTTGACTTGGTTAATCACTTTCTAAATAACCCGAGAGAAAGGCTGGAATACATTGAAAGAGGATACGAAACCGTAATAAACAAGCATACTTATTTCCATAGAGTAATGCAGATATGTGGCGAACTGTCCTTGGAGAAAGAAAAAACTGATTGCAAACAAGCCCTCGTGAAATTTATGGAGACAAGAGTATGAGAATATTAGTTACGGGAGCTTATGGATTTCTTGGAAGACACGTCTCCTCAGAGCTAAAGAAACAGTCTTTTACAGACGACGGACCAGAGGAGCATAACGAGATAATTGAACTAGGCGGCTCTAGTGAAAGCTTTTCTCTCAATCTGGCAAAAGAAGTAGACTGTATACATGTTCTTAAAACCTACAAGCCAGATACGATAATACATCTAGCTGCTAGAGTCGGAGGAATAGGAGCAAACCAAAGGTATCCCGGCTTGTTTTTCTACGAGAACATGGCAATGGGCCTGAACCTGATTGAACAGTCTAGAAAAATGGGATGTAAAAAATTTCTTTTGGTCAGCACGGTTTGCGCATACCCCAAGCACACCCCAGTTCCTTTTAAAGAGGAAGATATGTGGGACGGGTATCCCGAAGAGACCAATGCTCCCTATGGGATAGCCAAGAAAGCTCTCATGGAAATGCTACAGGCTTATAGGAAACAGTATGATTTTAATGGCATTACTTTGGTCCCTGTAAACATGTATGGGCCTCACGATAATTTTAATCCAGAATACAGTCATGTTATTCCTGCGCTGATATTAAAATTTCAAGAGGCTATAGATAACGAAAGCAGCGTCGTTAGCGTCTGGGGAAATGGAGAGGCGTCACGGGAGTTTCTTTACGTGGAAGATTGCGCAAAAGCCATCGTTGATGCTATTCGTTATTACAACAAGCCAGACCCCGTAAACATTGGAACGGGAAGAGAAATCACAATTAAGGATTTAGTCGGCCTGATTGCAAAGCTTATGGGGTTTGATGGAACGATAGTTTTTGACACCTCTAAACCTAATGGTCAGCCGAGAAGATGTCTGGATGTGAGTAAGGCCAAAGAGGAATTTTCTTTTATGGCAAGAACAAGCCTCGAAGAGGGGATGAAAAAAACTATAAAATGGTTTAGGGAAAATAAGAATGCTGTCATCCATAATTTTTAGTAGAGACCGAGCATCTCAGCTTCATCTTCTTCTGCATAGCTTATCTAAAAATTTCCTTCTGTCTGGAACAAATGTAATATATAAGTACACAGATGAGGAACATAAGATAGGCTACCAAATGGCCCAGAGAAGCTTCCCCGGATACGACGGGGTAAACTGGATTCAAGAAGAAGACTTTCAAAAAGATACTCTGGACACTGTTGACAAATCAGAAAATCTGGTCTGCTTCTTTACAGATGACGACATATTTTATAGGCCGTCACATGTAGGCAGGGATGATATAAAAGAATTGTTTGACTCAGTTGAAAACATTGGGTGCTTATCATTCAGGCTTGGCGAGAACACTACTATTCAAGACCAATATACCGGACAGGTTTGCGTAACACCGAAGAAGGTTGCTATATATAAAGACAACTTCTTTGTTTGGGATTGGAAGAACTACACTGGCATGCTGAGCAATTTTTACTATCCCTTTTCCGTAGACGGCCATGTGTACAGAAAGACTGAAATACAACAGCTTCTGTCAAAATATCAATTTTCTAATCCAAACAATCTTGAGGGCGATGGAACCAATCATACGAAGGTTCTGCCGCCATATATTTGCTGCCTCCAGCATAGCTGTGTGGTGAACATCCCAATCAATATAGCGGGCGATTCTAAAAATCGGGCCGGTGAAAAATTTGGAATCTCTTTGAAAGACATGAATCGTAGATACATAGATGGAGAAACCATATCTTTGGAATCCATAGATTTTTCCAACGTTGTGGGATGCCATCAGGAACTGGAGATATTTCCAAATGCTAATTGATTTTGAATATATACATTACAAACATGATTTAAACATAAGAGGACTTATTCATATAGGCTCTTTTATAGGGGAAGAATATCCAACCTATTTTAGATTTGGGGTGAACAACCTTATATTTTTTGAACCGCAACCGAATATATTTTCAATCCTCAAAGATAACGTTGGTTTCTCAACAGTTGTAAATAAGGCAGTTGGAAATCAAAATAAGAAGGTTGAGCTTAATGTTTCTCACACACCCGGAGGGGTAGGAAATGGTTCTGGAGCTTCCAGTTCTGTCCTAAAGCCAAAGAAACATCTTGAACAATATCCACACATTACCTTCAACGAGACAATTGAAGTTGATATGATTAGGCTAGATGATTACTGGAAAGATTCCGGCCTTCCGCAACAGGGGTTCAACTTTTTAAACATAGATGTTCAGGGGTTTGAGCTTGAGGTCTTGAAGGGTGCTGCCGAAACTCTAAATTACGTTGACTATATACTCACCGAAGTCAATCGCGAGGAGTTATACGAGGACTGTGTTCTGGTTGAGAAGTTGGACGAATTTCTTGGTGCGTATGGGTTCGTCAGAGAAGAAACTTCGTGGGGAGGCGGAAGCTGGGGTGACGCCTTTTATGTAAAAAATGATTAACGTACTAACCCTTAGCGATAGAAACTATATAATAAACGGACTATGTCTGTATGACTCTCTTGTCAAGTACACAGGTGACAATTTCACACTGTATTATCTTGCAATGGATTCATTTACTGAAGACAAACTCAGAGAGCTTGAGCTTCCAAACCTAGTTGTCTATACTCTTGAAGATATAGAAAAAGACCCCAACTTCGAAATCCTCAAGAAGAATAATGAGTCCAGACCAATCGATACAAGCGATGGGCAAAGCCCGTTCCACTGGATGCTGGCGTCTTTCTTCTGTCACTTTTTGATGCTAAGGCTTAGCCTTGAGCACGTTTTGTATGCAGACTCTGATATTTTCTTTTACGACTCTGCTGAGAGAATTACAGAGGCCGTCGAGGGGAAAAGCATAGGGGTAATAACTCACAAACATATCGAACTCAATAAGACAGCCAGAAATCCGGGCTATTTTAATGTTGGGATTGTTTATTTTAGAAATGATTCCATAGGAAAGTCCTGTCTTAGATTTTGGAGAGACTGTTGCATACACCCAAACAACCAGTTCTCTGATATATTTGGTTCTTGCGGAGACCAAAAGTATCTTGAGCTATTTGAAGAGTTCTTTGACCCAGATAGCATACAAATTCTTTGCCACAAGGTAGGAAATGGCGCCCCTTGGAACTTCACAATGTTTGATTTCTCCAGTCTAACTAGAGTAGTCTGGCGAGACCCTCTACACTATGTTCTCAAAGATTCTGATACTCTGGAGCAGGACATTGTGTTCAACCACTTTAGTCACTTCTCTCCTAACTATAATGAAAACTCTTTTTCGATGGATAGAGGAGGGGAGTGGGGTCCGGGTATTCGTAGCCATCCGGGTGTTGAAGATATTTATGTAGACTATATGCACCACATGACAGAAACTAAAAAGAAGTATGTATTATGAAAATAGCCTTCGGGATGATTGTGTTTAATGGCGGCTTTGTTCTAGAAGAGTGCCTAAAGTCCGTGTATCCGTTTGCCCACCAGATTCTCATAGCAGAGGGTCCGGTTGGGTATTGGCAGTCGCAGGGGTTTACAACCTCAACGGATGAAACAAATGAGATTTTACAATCTTTCCCAGACCCAGAAGGAAAGATTACAATTGTTCGTGGACAATACTCTGAGAAGGACGAACAATGCTCTGCATACATGAAGCATCTAGACCCGTCGTGTGATTATGTCTGGAACCTTGACTCGGATGAGATATTTAAACCGGAGGATATCGAAACCATAATCAAGCTGCTAACTGACCACAGGTTTACAACCGCCGGATTTCAAAGCTGTAGCTTTTATGGAGGGTTTGACAGAATCCTTGGCGGGTTTGAGGAAAACGCCGAGTTTCGCCGCATCTGTAAGGTTTACCCCGGCTCTCGCTGGAAGACCCACAGACCGCCCACGATGGCCCACACAAGCCCCCACGCTTGGCCCGAGAGCCACATGGACTTCAAATGGCTTTGGGAGAATCATGGCATAAGAATGTATCACTACTCTTATGTTTTTCCAGACCAAGTATATAACAAGGTCCAATACTATAAAGCTGCTGTTAGTATGGATAACTGTATAGACGATTACTTTTCCAACGTTTATTTACCGTGGGTAACCTCTGAAGACAACGGAAAAGAATCAATAGAAAATCATTACAACGGAGTTCACGAATTCAAACCTCAGTTCAGGGGAGAATGCAGAACCAAGATGTTTGATGCAGAACATCCCCAGATTGTACAAGAAAATATGGAATTTCTAAAACAAAGGTTTGACTCTCAGCTTAGGAAGTATGTATGATTGTCCAGCACATAGAACCAGAGCTTAATGTAAGTGAAAACGTTGCCATTGTCGCCTCAAGCCCAAGGCTTTTAACAACGGAGTACGGCGAACTTATCGACAGCTTTGATGACGTTGTTAGATTCAACAGGGCGCCAACTGATGGATATGAAAAACATGTTGGAACGAAGACAACCATAAGGGTTGCAAACAATCATGTTTTTGGAAACATTCCACACACAGGATGGGAAACAGATGGCCAGCCAACCTTCTTTATAAAAGAGCAAGAAAATATTAATGTTGTTTGGTTGGGTCCGGGCGCTTCTGGGGGAGAACCGGGATGGGTAAACAGAGAACAAAATATACACGAAACTTCTAAACCGTTTTTGTCTAACTATGACACAATTTATTCCAACCTAACCCCCATGACAAACGGAACCAGACCAAGCGCTGGCTTTGGGTTTCTGTGGCTTCTTATAAAGAGCGGGCTTAGGCCCACCATTTTTGGATTTGGGGTCGGTGAAGAGGGCTGTGTGCATTACTGGGAGCTAAATTCTGTTAGCAGTCATCTTTTTACAGAGGAGAGACAAGTAATCTCTAAATGGGTAAATGAAGGGTTGGTTATATTTTACAAATGAAAAGTAACATAACAATAATATCTGAAATAGGAATTAATCACAATGGAGACTTAGATGTCGCCAAGAGATTAATTGACATTTCTAAGATTGCTGGATGTGATGTAGTAAAATTTCAGAAAAGAAATCCCGACGTATGCGTGCCAGAACATCAAAAGGGAACAATTAAGAACACCCCTTGGGGTGACATGACCTATATTGAATATAAACACAGGATGGAATTTGGCGAGACCGAGTATAAAGAAATACAGTCTCACTGTAAAAATATTGGCATCGACTGGTCTGTATCGGTTTGGGATTTGGACAGTTTAGATTTTATACGAGACTATGATATTTCCCTAGTAAAGATTCCCTCGGCTTTACTGACGGACCATGAACTAATAGAGGCATGTAAGTCTCTAGATAAAAAAATAGTTTTGTCTACCGGAATGAGTACAGTAGAAGAGATTGACTTAGCTGTAGATTGCTTGGATGGTCATGATTTTTCTTTGTTGCACTGCAACTCTACATATCCGGCTCCAATTGAAGACATAAACCTTAGATGTATATCTAGACTTAAGGAAAGATATGAGTGCGAGGTTGGATATAGCGGCCACGAGTTCGGCTTAACAACTACAATAGCGAGCATTTGTCTTGGAGCAACGGTAATCGAAAGACACATAACTCTAGACAGGACAATGTGGGGAACGGACCAGATGTGCTCTGTAGAACCTCACGGATTAATAAAACTTGTGAAGGGAATACGAGAACTAGAGATGGCTCTGGGGGATGGGGTCAAGAAAATAACAGAAGGTGAGAAACTAGTCAGGGATAAGCTTAGGAAATGAGAACAGTATCTCTTCTACCGGCGAGGGGAGGAAGCAAAGGAATCCCCAATAAGAACATAGCTCCCCTAAACGGGAAGCCTCTTATTCATTATGCGATACAGGCGTCTCTTAATTCAGAATCTCAGGAGACTTGGGTTTCAACTGATAATGATGAAATCAAGCGGGTTTCAATTGAGTGCGGAGCAATGGTAATAGACAGGCCAGCAGAAATTTCCAAGGACTATTCACAGAGTGAAGAAACACTTCTTCATTTTTGTGATAACGTTGATTTTGATATACTGGTCTTTATACAACCAACCTCCCCACTCCTAGAGTCTGCATATATAGATAGAGGTATTCAAATGATGAATGAGTACGACTCTGTTTTTAGTGTATATAAAGAGCACTGGGTTCCGAGATGGACAAAAGAGGTTAACCCAGATGGATGGGATGCCAACAACAGGCCGATGCGACAACAAATGGATGAGAAATATGTTGAGAACGGAGCTTTCTATATAACAAAGAAGGACAATTTATTGCAGTCGAAACTAAGATATAGCGGAAATATTGGAGTGGTGGAAATGCCACTGTATAAGAGTTTTCAAATAGATACAGAAGAAGACCTAGTCCTCATAGGCAATATGTTATAATGGCCCATATATTCAAACGCCCCACAGATTCCGCCAAAGGAATCGTAGTAATTTCTCACCAAGAAGCCTACAGGGGCAAAGACCATTATCCTGATATGATGAACAGGATAAGCGAAAAATATTTCATAGGTGTCCACTATGGTGGATTTTCTAATGGCGCTCCATATCCGGGCTTTGCCAGCTTCTTTATGGGAAGACCTTCAGTAACAGATATATCACGAAGATATCCAGACGCTTTTGAAATTCCAATTGTAAGCTCTAACTTTACATCCACCGTTTTTAGAAAAGACCCCGAAGTAAAAAAGTACTGGGACATAATTAATATTTCTAGAGCAGCTAATGTCAAGAAGCTAGACATATTCTTTAGAGAAATAAAAAAGATATACGGTAAAGGGTATAAATACAAGGTTCTTTTGATTTCCCCAAAGAGACATGAAGACACGCCAGAAGACCATTTTATGGATATAGAGGATGCGTACTATCGCATGTTCTCAAAAGAAGAGAGACAGTTGTTTACACTCATGAGACTGGCTCAAAATTTAGAATTTAAAGGACTGAGCAAAACTCAGCTTTCTTATTTTTACCAGTCTTCCAAATGTGCAACCCTGTTTTCAGATTGTGAGGGAAGCCCCGGAGTGATTGCAGAGGCTTTGCTGACTGAGATACCGGTAGTCATGTATGCTGGCCAGCTTGGAAGTGGAAAAGACTTCTTAACAGACGGCAACTCCGTGGTTTGGGAAGACTATAACAATGCCAATGAATGCCTTATTCGCGCGGTTGAAAACCATGACAAGTTTTCATTCGATACGGAGTCTCTCGCTAATGGATATAGAGAAGATAGGGGCTTAGAACAGCTAAAGATTTATTTTGATAAACTATATTCTCTGCATGGACAAGAGTTCGATGGAGAACTAATTAATACTGATGACTTAGTCAGTAGGCTTCCGTCTCACTATACTGAACTGCCTTGGGTAGACAGCAGGCTTTACAATGGCCACATGACTACCGAAGAACATTATAATAAATTTTACTCGGAGCTTAAGATATGATTCCCGGTGAACATAAAAAACTTGAAGAACTTTCTGAAGACCAGAAACTGGAGATATCAGAAGCTGCTAAGTATGACTATCTTGTTGCCAGTTGTAATTATGGCTCGGATTTTCATAGAGATAAACAGGTCATAAGAACAACCAAAGAGCTTGGTCACGTATCCGTAGTATACTCTCAGATAATATCATGGGGAGGCAAACAGGACCGCCCCTTTAAAGTGCTGGATGTAGGCTCTGGACCCGGTGGTTGTATGAGTTGGCTTATAGCGCAAGGCGTAGACGCATACGGTGTAGACATCTCTAAAGAGTTTATTAAAATTTCTCAATCTAATTTTCCAGAAATAAGGGGCAAGGTTTTTAAAGGAAATGCAAAAAAACTCAAGAGATTCTCAGACAGTTCCTTTGATTTGGTACAACATCTTGATGGAATGGAGCATATACCAAAAGAATGGGAAGAAGATTGTCTAAAGGAGGCTGTTAGAGTATCCAGACAATACGTGGTTCATGAAAACGCTTGCGAAGATGCTTGGGCTGATGGTGTCTGCATAAATAACGGCTTCTCTGCTGCGCACATTAATGTAAAAACTTCGGAAGAATGGCTTCGTTTTTATGAATCTCATTCTAGTAGTTTAAATTATAAGATAATAGCTAAACATCTTACCAAAGAATATCTGGCAGTAATTCTAAAGAAGGTATAATGCCTACTTGCCATCGTCGTAAAATAACATTTTTTCACATTACTAAAACGGCAGGAACTACCGTTGAAAAGTACCTTGGACTATTCAATAAGACCATGAATGCCGATAATGATACGGTAATGTTTGGCACTCTTAAACATGGACCAGCCCAGCACTACCCCTTTGAAATATTTTATCAATACAGACCGGAAGAAGAAAAAAATTATTTTAAGTTTTCTTTTGTCAGAAACCCTTACGACCGAATGGTTTCTCAGTATTACTGGCAGCTTACACGAATGAGAAATTTGAAGGATACTTATAGTTTTAAAACCTTTCTTCTAGAGGCTGAAGAGCTAGTCTCTAATGCGATTTGTGTCTATCCTGCCCCAACCCCTTATTTTACAGGCGACTTTTTTAACAATGACGAATTCATGAAGGTTCCCACCGGAAACAAAATACATTTCTGCCCTCAACATATGTATATTTTTGATGAAGAAGACAAATTTAAACTGGACTTCGTTGGCAGTTTTGAAAACTTCACTGATGACTTTTCTCTTCTGTGTTTAATTATTGACGTTAATGCAAGCATTCCTGCACGAGGCTTTGGATATCGAACCCACAATGTCTCTGCCGGAAGACCTCCTTATAGAGAAATGTACGATTCTACGACCAAAAAAATTGTAGAGCGTATGTATGAAAAAGATTTAGATTTACTAAAGTATACTTTCTAGAATAAAGAAATACAATGGCACACAAGATACTATTCGTGGTTGCCCATCCAGATGACGAAAGCTTGTGGATAGGAGGCATTCTAAATTTCCTCAGCAATAGAGAGGAAGTAGAGCCTTATGTTTTGTGCGCAACCGGAAGGCATCATCCAGAGAGATATAAAGAATTTGAAAGCGTTATGAATCTAATTGGAATAAATAATTGGTACGTTGGCGATGAAGATATTCCAGAAAGAGGTGGAATTCCCCTTCATGAATTCCCAAAGTCTTTTGTCAACGGTCTTGAAAGTCTAGAACTAAATCCTGAAGATATAGATGTTATAATAACCCACCCCTTCCACGGCGACGAACATCTTAATGGCCAACATGCTCAGCTATTTGCGGGGTTATTTTATCTCTGTAAAGATAAGGATGTTCCCTTTGGGTTCTTTTCAACAGTTGTCATAAGGTATTATTCATTAAAACCGTTGCTGATGCATATGAAAAGAGACGGAGGAACCCACTTGATAAATTATTCTTCGTGTGAATCCATACCTCATACCGGCTACGGACATCATATAGTTGACTGTTCCACTATTACTCCAGAATATTTCTACCAGTTTAAAGTCGATTCAAAAATCAAGTCGGAAATGCTCTCGCTATATAAATCTATAAATCAAGAAGAACATCAAAAAGGATACGCCTCTTGGGACAGTGATGTTGAGGGAGTATACTTTATGAGTGCAAAAGCCGCCTCTCCGTTTTTAAAAATATGTGACAACATGGACGTTCCCGCTGGAAACCCCATATGCGGAATGCCTTTCGGGAGTTAACATGACAATACTTATAACCGGCGGGACCGGGTTTTTAGGCAGAAGCCTACTGAGAGAATGCTTGAACAACGATATGGATGTTATAGTATTGTCTCATTCTGAAATACGAGACAAAGAGATGCAGTTAGAACATCCAGAAGTAAAATCTTACTGCGTGGACATATCTACGGATGCTGAAATTTTAGATAGAATCGTAGAGCAGAACAATGTTGAGTATATAGTACACTGTGCTGCCATGAAACATATAGGTATATGTGAAAACAATCCCACAAAAGCTATAGAAGTAAATATTAACGGCAGTAGAAATATAATTAGTGTGGCTAAAAAAAACAAGGTAAAAAATGTTGTTGCTGTAAGTACTGACAAAGCCATAAACCCTTCCTGTGTATACGGTTCTACAAAACTTCTTATGGAGAAGGTGATGCTAGAGAACAGCTTCTCTGTCATACAGGGCGTGAACTTTTTCTTCTCCAGTGGCAGCGTTCTGGAAATATGGCACAGCTGCATAAAAAACAAGGAGCCTATAAGGGTTAACATCAATGACACCGTGAGATATTTTGTTAGCGCAAGCGACGTTGCCAAAAAAATCTTAGAGAATCTAGACACCAAGTCTTCGTACATAAGTCTTGATAGCTGTCACAGAGTCAAGCTCCACAATTTGGCAGAGGCGTTTTGTGAGTATCACAATGTCTATAAGATAGAAGACTACGTACCAATATCCGCTGAGAAGATTGTTGAAGAAGTTCCAGACGGTATTCGAAATATACATGAGCCAGACATGGCAGAGCTTAAGGTCATGATATACAGACACTACAAGGGACAACGATGTCCATAGAACATTCAGATATGAAAATGCTCCTTCGATTTAGAGAATCGAATCCAGAGGGAACTAGCTGTGCGATACTCGGGGATGTTTCTCTGCATAGCCTGTCTGGAATGGATGAATTTAAGAACCTTCTAGGCTTCGACACCGTACACACTTTTGATATCAATGGAAATCCTACCCACAAAATAAATCTAAACGACCCTGTGCCAGAAGAGCTTTGTTCACAGTATGACTGGGTGATAGATTCTGGAACCTTGTACTGCTGCTTCAACATAGCCATGGTTTGGAAAAATATCCTGTCCCTGCTTAAAGAGTCCTCCTGCATAGTACACACGGGCAACCTATCTGGATTCTATGGAAGGGGGTTTTATTCTTTAAGCCCTGCTTTGTTTAGAGATTTTTATAGGGCCAATAACTTTGAGATTTTAGGGATGGGAACTAAAACCAGACAAGTAAACCAATGGCATGTTTTCGACCCGAACAATACCTACCTAAACGAAGCATCTACAAGCTGTATGAAATTTCAAGAACACTCTGGTTCTTTCATAGAATTTATACCAAACGATTGCATGATTTATTGTTTCGCTAAAAGAGATAAGTCGACAGATTTTGTAGAGCCAGTACCACAGCATTTTATAGATACAGACGGAGCATAATAATGCCAACGTTTCCATCGCAAGAAGAAAGCCAAACCATTCTAGACACCGTAGTTAGTGGCGACGGTCTATACAAGTTTGATAATTTCCTAACCGACGAGGAGGTTGAATCCCTTCGTGAAGAAATGGAATCCCAGTTTTCTGAGTTGAACACTGGAGATGAATACTGTTGTGACGGCACGGTGACGCCCGGCTCCTACCCCTTTGGAAAAATTTGTAGAATACAGCGCCACAACCTAAACAGATTTCCCTCCATGTTAAATGTTCTTAACAACGCATGGTTTTCTATAATGGCTGATGCATACTATTATGGTAACGCAAACAAGCTTTTACAAGTATTTTTTAGCCACGAGTACTTGCTTCCAAATCAGGTGGATGGAGTTACTAGAAATTCTGTTCTACACTTTGACCCATACCAAGCATTCAAGTTTATGATTTACATTACCGACTGCGAAAAAGAAACCGGGGCTTTTAGATACATCAAGGGTTCTCAGATAGAATCCAAAAAGATTAGAAACTTATATCAAATGCACGAACTATTAAATGATAAATACACTCTTGAGTCCAACCCCTCTATGGGATACTCTGAGGAGGATGTGGTTTACGCCGAAGCCTCTAAAGGCTCCCTTCTGATATTCGACACCGACATTATTCACGGGGGCGGAATTCTTCAAGAAGAAGGCTCTGAAAGAATGGCGATAATTGCCCACAACAGGAGGGGATAAAATGGAACACGTCAACTCTTGGAGAGATTCTGCCGACGTTTTCAAGCAGCAGCTTTCTCTTAATATGCGAGAGCTACAGTCCTCGTATCCCGTCCACTGGAAACATTTGGTTAAGTCCCTAGAATTCTTGACAACCAAATGTGACGCAAGGAGACTGGTTGATATTGGCTGTGGGGCCGGTGTTTATTCTGAACTTATAAGAAAACACTTTCCCGAAATGTCTTACGTGGGATATGATTATTCTGATAGCGCCCTAGAAATTGCTAGAGGAAGTTGGCCTTCAGATACTGATTTTAGACTGGCTAAGTATCAAGATATATCTCCTTCCGACATGGAGGATGGAGATGTAATTGTTGTCAATGGCCTTTTGGATATTCTTCCAAACGGAGATGAGGCTCTAGAACATCTCCTGTCTCTTTCCTGTAAATTTTTGCTGCTTCAAAGAATTAACCTAACTGCTGAGCTAAGTAACTATAGGGTTTACAGAGCTTATAATGTTATAGATACTTATGAATATAGACATAACGTATCAAGATTCTTCAACCTACTGAAGGAGCACGGATATTTATGTAAGTCTGATGAAATCATTGGATGTTCTGATTATCATGCCCTGAATGTTATGCTTATCAAAAATGATTAACTTCGCACATATAAATAACTACACAATAGATACCTCTATATTTTCAAATCTTCTTCATGATAAAATTGTAACTGAGTTTGAAGAAAGGTTTGCTGATTACGTAGGTGCAAAATATGCATGCATGGCAAACAGTGCCTCCAGTCTAATATATCTGGTAGGAAAAATATTTACAAGAACTTTTACAATACCCAGCATGATACCCAATGTAGTTCCAAACGCAATCATAAATTCCAATTCGTATTTTACTTTTACGGATGATGTCGACTGGGTTGGTGATTCATATACACTTTGCTATTCAAACCTGTTTAAGCAAAAGACAGTGGACTCTGCTCAGAAGGTAGAAAGAAACCAGTTTAAAAACGAATCCGACAATGAAATAGACACTATGATATTTAGCTTCTATCCTACAAAGCCCGTGGGTGGATGCGATGGTGGAATGATTGTGTCTGATGACGAGGGAATAATCGACCATTTTAAAATGTTTGTCATGAATGGGACAAATAGTCGTCACAATAACTGGGAAAGAAACATTGAGTTGTGTGGGTGGAAGATGCACCCAAATTCAATTCAGGCTTATATAGCCAACGAAAATCTTAAGAGGCTTGATGAGAAGCAAGAGAGGATGTCTGAGATTAGAAAACTATATAATGAAGCTTTCTCTCTGAAGAATACTAGTAATCATTTATATAGGATTCGTGTCTCTAACAACGACCTGTTTGTAAATCATATGAAGAAGAAGGAAATCTCTTGCGGAATACATTACAGGTGTTTGCATAACCACAAAGTATATGAGATGGATGCATTAAACTGTGGAGAACCTATGCCCCTTTCTGAGAAAGCGAGTAAGGAGACAGTAAGTTTACCTTTTCATGAACAGTTAACAGATGAACAAATTAAATATATCGTGGATGTCACCCATGCGTCTTCATATCTTATCTGACGATAACGGAACATTGGTTCCGATAGAATTCTCAGAACTTCCTTTTGAAGCAAAGAGGGTGTTCTATGTAACTAATGTTCCCAAGGGAGAGGAAAGAGGGAATCACGCCCACTTCAGAACGCAACAAATTTTAGTGTGTGTGCAGGGACAGATTATAGTAAAACTCCACGATGGAAAGAAATTGTTTAAGAAGCTTCTTACTCCTAATGACGCCATATTTGTTGACAAAATGATTTGGGATTCACAAGTTTTTATGACCGGTGATGATGTATTGCTTTCGATATGTTCTACTCCATACGATAAGTCTGACTATATAGAAGATATGTCGTCATTTTTAGAAGCTAGGAGACACTTTAGATGAAAATTGGAATAATAATAGAAGACCTAAGCGCTTCGCATCTTTCTTATTGCTTGGTTAAAAAGCTAAACGAAATAGTTTCTGAAGACAGTACAAATGATTATACGATATTTGTTCAAAATATAACTTCGCATGTTCTTCCACCCAGATTTGCTGTTATGAACACTACAGAACTTCCCTACTTTGATGGGACTTTAATAGCAACCAGCATTTCTACATGCCTCACAGCGATTAAATCTATCTCTCCGTCTAAGAAAATATTCTATGTATGGGACTTGGAATGGATGAGAGACACTGGAAGAAACTATGAACACAGCATACGAGCTTTTATAGACAAGTCAGTTGTTCTTGTCGCCCGAAGTGAAAGTCACTCCAAGGCTATAAAGAATTACTGCAACAAGACGCCTTCTTCTATAGTAGAAGATTTTAATATCAAAAAAATGATGGAGACTATAAACAATGAGATTTGCTGAAGACAACAAGGATTTCCTAGTCAGAGAATATGTAGAGAACGATAGAAGCACGTACTGGATTTCTGAGAAGCTGGGAACATATCCCAACAAGGTCAGGCGAGCACTGAAGTTTCTTGGGGTAGACTTAAAGAGCAAGAGCGAGGCTCAGTCAAACGCTCTTAAGTCTGGAAGACATAAGCATCCGACGAAGGGACGAAAGAGAACAGAAGAAGAAAGAATCAAAATTAGCGAGGGCATGGCTAATCACTGGGAAAATATGCCAGAAGAAGAAAGAGAACGAAGGATTGAACTGGCTAAACGACAGTGGGACGAAATGACAGAGAACGAGAAGTTCGAATTGCGGAGCATGGCGGCGGAAGCTGTTCGCAGGGCCAGTCAGGAGGGTTCCAAAATTGAGAAATTCCTGAAACAAGGCTTGACAAGCGAAGGGTACGACGTTATATTTCACATGAAGGGTTTGATTCCGGCTGAGAACTTGGAGGTGGACCTGTTCGTTCCGTCCTTGAAGACGGCTATAGAAATCGACGGTCCAGCACACTTTCTTCCTATATGGGGAGAAGACAGCCTCCAAAAGAATATAAGGTCGGACGCCAAGAAGTCTGGCCTTATCCTCTCAAAAGGCTATTGCATGATTAGGGTCAAGCAGATAAATAAAAATATATCTGAAAAAAACAAGAGGCAAACTCTGTCCTTGATACTAACAGAGCTAAATAAGATATCAAAAAAGTTCCCTGTAAAATCAAAGAGGTACATAGAAATTGAGGCATAGAGAAATGGTAGACTATAAGAAGATGACGGTAAAAGAAATAAAACAAGACCTAGAGTCTAGAGGTGTAGACCTCTCAAAAACAGACTCTCTAAAAAAAGAAGAACTGGTAAGGCTACACATGTCTCTTTTGCAAGAGGAGCTAGAACAAGTGTTGGAAACTATTGACATGGAAAATGATTTTATTTCCGAAGACGCTTCTTTTGAAACCAATGACGAAAATGACGAGGATGAAGAATCAGACAGGCCATCCATCACCTCCCCCGAATGGCACGACTATGTGATGCAGTTCTTTCAACCCAACGAGCTTGTTGAAGGAAACCCAATCACCGCAGGGCTTAGACGAGTTGCTGAGCTTCTGCTTGGGGACATAATGGAATCCGGTCCTATCAATGTGGTAGCACCAAACAACGATGACGGGCCGGGAAGGGCAACCGTTACGTACAGGGTTACCTTTAACTGGATGAACAGCGGCGAGATGAGAACCTATGCTGACGCGGCGGATGTGTGGCATGGAAATACCGACGACCTTTTCTGTGCTCATCCAGTAGCAACCGCCAGTACTAGGGCGGAAGGACGCGCTCTTCGAAAGGCTCTTAAGATTAGAGCGCTAGCAGCAGAGGAACTGTCTAAAAAGGATATTGTCAGCATCGTTAGACAGGCTGTCGCCCCTAAGACTACTGACGGGGACTGGAACCCTGAAGACAGGATTAGTAGCCAGCAGATTGGATTCGTTGACAATAAGTGTAAGCAGCTTGATATAAGTGTTAGTGGCTTTATCAATAGCGGCAAAAACTCTTACTCTAAAATTGATAGTATTACTAAAAATACTGCGAGCGAAATGATTAGGCAACTGAATAAGTATCAAAACGGCGATACTAGTATTCCAGAAGAAATCTCTGGATACGACTCAGAATGGAGAAAGCAATGAGAGCATCTTACAAAAATGCGAACGGTCGGCTAACCGCCGAATTTGAATGCGACACCCAACGAGAAATGTTCGAGCAACTCGCTCGATTTCAAGAGGTTTTTGACGAGGGCGTCTGTGGAAAATGTGGTGCTGAAAATCTAAAGTTTGTTGTCAGAACCGTAGAAGATAATCACTACTATGAGATTAGATGTCTGGACTGCGGAGCAGTTTTGCAGTTTGGTTCTCATAAGAAGGGTGGAGGATTATTCCCCAAGAGAAAGGGGAAAGACGGAGACTGGCTTCCTGACAAGGGCTGGATGAAATGGGACGCCAAAAGTAAAAAGCTAGTGTAGAATCTCTGACAGTCCGAAAAAAGAAAGCCCCGGTTCTTACGAGCCGGGGCTTTTTTGTTGTCACCCATGACAACGACAATTAAATTTGTTGCAGCTTTCCTAGAGATATTCTAGGCTAACATAAAGACCATAACTGGTTTTGCTACCAATGCTATCTGGGCTTGCGCTGATTGCTATAAACCAATCGTGCTGAGTGTCTGTAATCACGCTGCCGGAACCAGTTCCACAATGCTCTCCACTGGTTGCTGGAGAATCTGACAGTGGAACTATGATACCAGTTCCACCAACTGTGTAAGCACTTGCTCCCAGTCTTACATCTTGGTTGGCTCCTCCGGTCATGCCGTCATGAACGTCTGTACCGTCATGAGCAGAATCTCCCCACCAAAGCCCATCTCCAGACCCCAATACTGTCATGGTGTTGTTTGGGTGAATTAGTTCGGCAACTCTGGTGCTTACGCCGCTTGCCGGATAGTCTGCATTAGTCCTATCAAAAATTCTCATTCTTACATTCTGTGTTTTCACAGCGCTCGCATGAGTAAATCTGATATTCAGCGGTGCTCTATAGTTTGGAATATATTTAAGTCCAGTTCCATCTGGAGCACCTGTGACTATACCACTTTGACTGTCTTTATACTTAATGTTATCTACTACTGGACCCTCAGTGGAACCAGAAGAATCTGTAATGAATGTTGCGCCTTGGAATGCGCCAACCTCTACAGAACTACCAAAAGCACCGGAAAAAAATCCTAGTCCAGAACCTTGGGTATGCTCTATAGTATGGCCATCTCCAGCATAAAAGGCTATCGTTGCCATTGTTAAATCTCCTTGAGTTTTTGAGCTAGCTCATAGTATTATACACCATTTTCGACTTCTTATAGTACCCTCCCAGAGAGAACGGAACCTTGGTATTGATAGTTAAATGGTCACTATCAACGTACCTAGACTCTGGAATGACCCTAAAATCGAAACTTACTCTTGTTTGCCCCGTCATATTTTCTTTGTTCCCATGTGTCAAATTTGACGCATCCCACTGAATCATTTCTCCATATTCCGCTTCGATTGGAGAAAAATCTCCCCAACCCTCCCTACTTTCAGACCACACGGTATTGGTTCCGTAAGCACTAGTCAAAGGAACGAAAAAGTTATCTTCTTTAACCTGTTCTGCCCATGAAGCGTCCCTGTAATCCTTATCTTTATGCCACTCTCCCACAGCTAAATTCCCCGGCAAATGCACACGAAATGTTGGTATGCTTTGATATACAATCGGCTCTCCGTACAAACACTGTATATTCTCTTCTACAAATTTATCAAATAACTTTTCCATCTTGCTATAATTTTCATAAAATTTCTTGTGGAAAATAGTGCTCTGGTCTTCCTCTCTTTTGAACTTGCTATAGTTTTTAACAAAATGCAATTGTTGAAAATCTTTTGTACCAATCATGCTTCTTATGATTTGCAAAAAAGGAAAGTCATCTGTGAAGTAATACATTTTTTTCATGTTTATAATCCCTCCATATTAAACCAACTTATTGCATCCTTATGGTCTTTAAGAAACTCTTTCCATACCCACATAAAAGTCCTACTTCCTTTAAACAAGGCGCTTCTCTGTTCGCTTGTAGTTATATCGCATGCCTCTTCCCAGTCGAACATTTGGCATGGATACCACTCAACCCCATACGCATAATCCATCAATTTATTATTGTAACGTTCTGGATTTGAAAATAGTTTTTTATGATTAAACCAAGTAAAACTACCATCATAAAACCATTCTTGTTTATTAAAAATATTTCTATTGTAGGTCTGTATCGGGGAGCCTTTTCCCGCGCCTCCCTTTAAAACTCCTGCACATCCGTATTCCCTCATAGTCTTGTCTATGTAATCTATATTGTCTAAATTGCTTTTTAACATAAAAGATATCCACCTGCGGATAGCATATAAATATCTTTGTCTTGACTTTCTCATCCCTTTGGCATGGGCAAAAAATGTAATCTCGTCTTCTCTTTTAGATTCTACAATTCTTAACATATCATAGAATGTTGTACATTCTCTTAAGTGTCCATAGTTTTGCCTAACAATAAATTCAGGTTCCTTTTTATGTTTAAGTAAAGCCCTTCCCATTAAATGTTCTGTATTAAGAAACCTATCAATTACTTCATCGGCTGAATCAGAATTAAATTTGTGCCCTTTAGGCTCCACGGCTATTCCCACTATTAGTCTTCCGTTAAACCTATTTATATATTGCGAAAGAGTATCTATATTCCATTTCCAATGCCAATGAGCATCTGGACATGGAAATATGTGATACATCAAGTTCCTTATCATTAACACTCTACATTTATATATCTAGGTTCATCATCAACAAATAGGTCTATTCCTTCTCCACGACACTCTTCCCAGCACCATATTCCATGTGAAGCATTTGGTATGTATATTTCTTCTGCATCCGATAGAAATGCAGCCCACCAAGAGAAAGTAGATTTAGATATACATATCTTATTAAAGGAGCTTATAAACGCAAAGTCTTTTATTGAGTTTTGAGAGATTACCTGACATCCTGTTTTTTTTGAAAACTCTACAATAAATTCATGATATGGCTCTTCTGTTACAACAAACACATTGTTAGGATTTGCTAGGTCTATGACCTTTTGATAGTACTCTTTACTCAAGCAGTGAGTTGAGCTATCAACGTTATGCTCAAAATAATCTCCCAGTCGTATATGAATAACTAGGTCATCTTTAGATATGAATGGATAATAGTCTGGCTGTCTAAACCACCTTCTCAACTCTTTTTTGTGGTGTTTAAAATATTGATACTTTTGAAGATGCCCCTTTACAATTATTTTCCTACTAGAATTATTCTCTAAGTATTCCTGTAAATAATTATAATCCAAACGAGAATTATATCCGTCTACAACCTCAATTGGGTGCTCGTATCTTTTTCCATGCACGCTTTCATTTGTTGCCTCAAACCCCTGTATGGGTCTGCATATCAATTCAAAACCAAGACCTTCCGCCAATATTCTTCCAGTCGAATACTGAAACATATTGTTCCCCATTCTGTCAGTATATTCAACTTCTACAGACATGAAATTCCATATCTTTCTCTTATGAGGGATTCTTCCTGCCCCCAGTAAGAGTCGTCTTTAATAGAGTGTTCGATGTTATTAAAAAATCTAATACACAAAGGATAGATATCAGTAATATACATCCCAAACGTTCCATCAGAAGTAACATTAAGCCAGAAGTCCCAGTCTTCAAGGCACTTCAGGTCTTCATCATACGGCTTAAACTTATCCCTTTTAATGAGAGCCTGAGATTCTAAATAAGAGTTTTCCTCAAGTGCCATTCTACTGAAGTATATGTTCTTAACAAAGAATGAAGCGTGGCTTGCAGCGCTCCCCTTTCTCCCCTCAAGCTTTCCATTTTTAATCCAGTGCCTGTATGCATCTTCCCTAGGCCACCCTCGAAGGTCTTCATAAAAATTTGTATAGAATTCCCAATCAAACTCTTGTGTAAAAAACTTTTTTGCCCCATCTTTAATTGAAAATTCTGCATGACAGTTTGTTTTTATTGCCCAAAAATCTGAGTACACAAACGAGAAGTTTAAATGGTTTGGATTTCCCTCTATCTTAGTGAGTATATCCATCATTCTAGAAAGAAGGTTTGCACAGGGGCAGCTATTGCTATCAGCTATAAAAATATATTCGCACCTTGATTTTTCAAAACCCTCATTTATTTTTGCCCCCCTAGTCCTATCGTTATTGATTACTATTATTTCTTCTGGATTGTTTTGCTCTATTGCGGGAAGGCAATAGTTTTCAAACAACCAAGAATCTCTATGATTGAAAGGGACTATAACAGATATTGGAAGCTTGCTCATACATAACCCTTTTCTACCCATTTTCTCCAATTCGTTTCGCTAAATGGAGAATTGCTGTAATTAACAACGTCTCCCATTCCAGACAACTCTGAACCGGACTCGTCGTAAGTAAAGAAGTTAGAAAGATAGCTTTCTATAGTGTACCGTTTTTGAAAAATTATAGACTTATACTTTTGTGAAAAAAGGCTGGAATGTTTAAACCAAAAAAATCCTCCAGCATAAATCCACCTGTGCTTTGAGTTAATAAAATACCATCCAAGCTTTCTTTCCTCAAAGGTTGATTTCATAATTCCAAAACATGGTTTCTCCAAAAGAATCCTATGAATTTTCTCTGTAGAAAACAAGTTATGCATTAACATTTTCTTTATCCAAGTCTTGTTTGCTTCAACGTTATACCAATCCTCTTTCCTAACCGTTTCTCTTGTTACACCTTTGGCATGAGCAAAGAATGTGTATTCATTATTGTCTAACGAATAAACCATATCCATCATCTCGTAAAGAGGGGCACACTCTCCGAGGTTCTCATTGTTTGGAATTAAGTGAAATTCTATGTCGTTAAATCCCGCCTTGCTAAATTGTTCTTTTACTTCTTCGGGTTCAGCAAACCCCTTGTCAGTAGCAATAAAAACAATCTTCTTGTTATTAAAAGAGTTCTTAAATCTAGATAGCTCCCGTATATTCCACTTCCACATTTCCCCCTTAAACGGAGCTATGTAGTATATCAGATTGGTCTTGTATCTTTTTTTTTAATTTTGCCTGTAGCCGCTCCTACAATTGTACACAAATTTCCGCTATCATAAATATTTTGAATGTCTACAACTTCCATTCCTTTGAAAAACAAATCTTTAAATACGTCAATGGTAAATCTATAATAGTCAGTTGGATAGTTTTCTGAATTTCTAAAATTTATTCCGGGTACTGTTATTAGAAGTAGTCCATATTTCCTGAGAACCCTTCTCATATTTTCAATACTAACCCAAAACTCTGGGTCGTTATTTAGCATAGACGAGCATGCCACTATATCGAAAGAGTCCTTGTTAAATCTCTTAGATATGTCATGGGCGTTTAATACTATGTCAACATTCTTCCCTTCTTCTATGTCTATTCCTACATATTCAGAATAAGAAACTACATCTTTTAGACTACCATTAATATCCATGGAACCTACGTCTAAAACTCTAGGCTTCTCTTTAGAGTATTTAGGTATTATATCTTTATACCATTCAAGAACTTCCGGCGTCATGGTCTAAAGTTCCCTTCGTCTAGGCTTCCTCTTTTTAATCCTTTACTGACACTCCTGTAATGAAAGACAAAGCTATGCATGGCTATTCCAATATTGTTTCCGCCACCACTCCTAGAAACATTCCTGAAAAAGGATGACTCTTGGTGTGTCATAGGGTGTCTTTTTTCGTTAAACATTCCATAGGCCATCCAGCTTTTTGGTCGTCCCACCATACAGTAACCATTTATACGTTCTCGTATAACATTTTTACTCGAATATTTAGGAAGCCTATCTACCAACTTCTTTATATATTCGGGGTCGTCTGTCAATTCGTAATCTTTCACATGCCTATTAATCTTTTGCTTTCTCCTGTCTCCGGGCGCGTTTGTTAATGGGCCAAGAAACTCCCACCCATACCTAAAAGCCTTCCTAACTGGTGTAAACCAATTCTCTGGAAATAATAAGTCGCTGTTTCCTACAACAACGAACTCAGCCTTTATATCGTGCGCTCTTTTTATTCCCCAGTTCCAAGACCTAGTTACCCCTTTATTCTCGTCAAATATGTGTTGAATAATCCTAGTTTCGTCCAGACCCTCAAGCCATCTATCATCCCAGTCTGGACTGGCGTCATCAATAACAATAGCCACAGAGTCGCTCTCGCTTCTTAAGAAGCTTTCTGTTGCTATCCTAGCATAATCAAACTGTCCATACGTTGGTATTATTCCAGCTACTAATGGCATGGTACTTCTACGAGGTCTTCTTTGTACATGTCTATGTAATGGTCGTCAGCGTAGTGTTCCCCAGAACCCATTCTTTTAAATGGAATCCCAGCCATTATTGCTGGAAAGGTAGAAAATGAACTTCTAGCTGACCCTATTATTTTACTTGTTTTTGACAGCAACAACATTTCTGCCAAAGCAACCCTTATTGCATAGTGACAATTTCTTATTGAACGAAACTTACCGTCACAATAATCATCAACCTTTATTATCCTATTCCCAAACATATCAACGAGCTTATTAAGAGTGAGTTGGCATTCTGTTGCTACATAAAAGTTGGCGTCTCTCTGTGCTTTCATCTCTTCCACAAACAGTTCGTACTTGGAGACGTTATGGGCAACGCTATGGTCTCCCCTCCTTACGTGGACACCAACCGTGTTCTCCCCTATCTCGCTTTCTACATCAGCAACTAGCTGAGATACCTCGTCGACTGGCTGTAACTTATAAAAGAATGGCCTGACGCCGTCCCAAAAATCAGAAGTCCAAGTTTGTATCTCTTGTTCAAAAGAAAACGGCTTATGACCACCGACCTTAACTATGTCATATTCTTCTAGCAGGGAAGGGTCTATGTACTCTAGATTTATCTGACTTACAACCGACCTTCCGTTTTCATGCCCGTCATCAAGCTCGTACTCATTCTTAAAAAGATGGTTGAAGTAGGCTCCACAACAGTCCCAAGGAATCCACCTTAGAACGAATCTAGCATCTAGAGATGAAGCCATTTTCATTGCGCAAATAAGATTTCTCAACTTGTTGCATAGCCCATTATGAGGGTCAGAAAGAATTATTCTATCCATCTTGTTCGGGCCATCTTCCAAGAGGGCAGGACTCTGAACTAAATTGAGCCTTCTTAGTTAAGAAACATCCGCACGACTTGTGAAGGCATTTGTTCCCGTCTCTAAAAAGACACTGGTCACATTGTTCCAGCCTGTTTTCATACTCTTCTTGAGAAACCTTTGCTCCGTCATTTGATATAAAATTTGTAATGGCCTTGCCAAAATTCCAAGCCTTTCGGATTATGTTTGGAGCTTCTATGCGTATCCTATTTTTAATATTTTCCTTATCTTCATCGGTAAGTACTGACTGACCCGGCCCCGCACCCATCTCCCACAGATTAAAATAATCCTCTCTGGTTTTGCATAGTTTGTGCCAGTGCTCTTCCTTGTCTACCAAGTGCCTTGAACACCAGCCGGGGCCATCGCATTCACAAGCCATGTCGGTTCCTTTTTAATTCGTTAACTCTAATCTAAAGGCAATGGCACAAGCACTCCCAATAGCGCATCCTGCACAGGGGCATTCCGCATCCGAACTTCCTACTCCAGAAAATGCTCCAAGTTTAACCGAAAGGGGCTGACACGTACAGTCATCTACGGTTCCTGCTACAATATGCTTATTTTCAGCCCCATTGGTTAAGCTAAGAACACAATCGGGATAGTCCTCCTCTATATAAGCCCAAAAATTCTCACACCCACCGAAGGTTTCTAAACAATATACAACTACTTTAAAAGTACCACCAGCATAAGTTGCGTTTCCCCTCCACCAGTCTCCTACGCTTTCCCCCACCTCAGAGGCGTCTGGCGTAGGCTCGACTCCATCTTTGTATGAAAGAGTGAATGTTGCACTATTACCTAAATTACACCCACTGGGGTCGCTCTCCTCCATCAACCGTCCTGTTATATCCTCTTCTATACAACAGGCACAGCCACAATCACCGGAATTTACATCACAACATTTATAACAACGAATAGTGTCACTTCCGTATGTATCACTCTTGTACCCATCACAGTTGTTGCCGGGAACACCGTCTGGCGGCGGCGTGGCGCAGTCACAATCGTTTTGGCTTGTGTAAGTACAATGGTCTCCATCAGTATCCTCATCACCGTCTCCCTGAGTCCAAGTGGTTGCTGTAATTGTTTTAAACCAAACACAATGCCCGCAGTCACAAAGATGTGACGCAATAGAGGATGATAAAGAACTACTGCTGGAAGACAAAGAAGATTGACTTTCGGAACTAGAAGACGAAACAGAGGAAATACTACTGCTGCTAACAGAAGATATACTGCTAGAACTAACGCTACAGCATTCACAACCTTCTTTATATGTTACTGTCATCAGTCATTCCATGTGATATATCGTAATCTTCTCCAACAAAATCTTTTGCAGACTTTCTTCCTTTTGCTTGGTTCAGATTATTATTCCAGAGAGTGGATGTCTTCCCAATATGTTGAGACAGGGATGGTGAAAAATAATACGGAGGCTTTTTTATCCTATACAACCATCTACCAATAATATTATCTATATTTCTATCTCCATCATGGCCTGTACAAACTGCATGATTTATACAATTTTTTGCTCTGTCTGGTGGAAAAAAGAATGTCTGAGCCATCCACAATTTTCCTCCATAGTTTCTTCTATAAAAACCCGGCTTATCTTCTGTATAGTGCGATGGAGTAAAAACTGAAACCAATCCAACATCTGCATTAGGCCATAAAACCTTCTCTAAAAAAATACGAACCCCTCTACAGAAAACGACATCGTCTTGTATCATGCCGTAACAATCTGCATCGGGGTATAATTCAACAAGCTCCTTCAATCCCTCGAACCAATTTTTCCAGCATCCGTATTTTTCTTTTCTGTTTATTCTAGGTAATTCTAAATGTCTTTCTCGCAGTTCTGTATTCGGTTCTATAAAAAGGTGAGGATTTTTCCATCCCGCCCTTATCACACTATCTATTGTTCTAGTATAATACTCCTGCTCTTTTGACCTTGGCGATACTGTAATTCCTATAGCCCAATTAGAAACCTCTGGCTTGAGCATTTTGTTGTAAGGACCATCGCTCTCGTTATTTTCTCTCCTGTGTGGCTTCTTATAAATAACTCTTGACATTCTAACATTCTGGCTCTGGACACTCGACACATTCTGGGTCTGCTGGCCACTGGATATAGAAGTCTTTCAGCGAAACTGCCAAAGTTCCGTCTGAGCAGCACGAAACGTCACATACTACATAGTCTTCTTCTAGATGGTATTGAGATTGAATCAACTTGTAGTTGTTTTCTTCTTGGTCTGACCATATGAGAATGTTAGAACTTATTCTAACCGGAATCTTGAGAGGGTTCTGTACTGTAACTTCTCTTGAATTGCAATCATTTAGCTCAGCCAGAAATGAGCCATCACAGCTATTTTGCTTTGATGTTCCTTCAAGAATCTGCGGAGGAGGTTGCCAAGTCTCTGTTGTTGAGTTCCATCTAAGGTCAACTGGGCCAGCCTTCCAGCTATCGCTTTTTCTTCTATGGTTTGCTATAAACTCTCTTTCTGCACCTTCACCAGAACCGGAAACTCCGGGGACTGGGTCCGCACAAAGGTCAAAGCCCCACCCCACAAGATACAGCGGACCTCGCAATCCCACAGGTTTTTGATTGACTCCAAATCCACCCCTTTCAATAGTTGGGTCCGGGTTGTTGCTCTTTACAACACCCGTATCATGGCCAGCCTCGTCTCCGACAAAGTTCCAGTGATTGAGATATTGCGCTGTTGGCCACATGTTATCTCCCCCCATCTCAAACCCAGTTCCGTTGTGGTGTCCGGGGAAATTTCCAGTCGGGCCTTGTGCTCCAAAGCCTCTAACCACCGCGCTCCAATCCACATAGGATTTATTGGTTCCATCGTTTTGGGAGTAAACCCTTAGCTCATCATTGCCTAAAGAGCCTACATAAGGATATACAAAATCACCAAACTTATAAGCATGCATTCCAACGTAAGGATGTGATGTAGTAGCCTGAAACCTCTTTGGAGGAGTCAGCTTGTTCTTCATGTTGGTATAAAATTTATTCGGCGGCGGAACTTTAAATAGTTGTCTAAATATTTTAGATGCCTTGTTCCTATTGTTAACCACCTCTTCAATTTTTTTCTGGTTGAACATAGCGAGCTTGCCAAAAGCAACTTTCCAAGTAGCCATTTGGTATGTTGTTTGTATCTGGTCTGCTGCTACGTTAACACTAAGCCCTGTTAAATATGGGCCTCCATTGATTAGCTGGGTTCCTAAGTCAACGCTGTCTATCTGCGGGTCGGTTCCGCTTGTTGGCCCACCCGTAAGAGTTATGCTTCCCCTTTCGGCCTGTTGTCCGTCTACAGTGTTAGCAAAAACTCTAGCCAAGGCTATGCTATCTAAGATGTTCGTTGAAGCAAAGTTTTCTGGTTTTAATTCGCTGTCAACCTCTAGGTCTATCTTTCCATACCCCGTCCCAATTGTAGCGGACTGAGAGGCCCAAGGACCGTAAACGTGATACCTTGATTCTTGTGGAACTCCATATTCAAACGGGTATGCCGTAGAAGGGGCTATAGTATATTTACCGTTGTCAGAGCCAAAGCTTGTTGTAAAGGCTTGAGACTGTAGCGATGTTCCATAGGCGAGGTCCATACTTTCCCACAGCCCGTTGTAGTTCATGTCAAATCTTTTTGGAGTGCTGCCAACTTTAACCAGAGCGTAGTTGTATATCCCAGCGTCAAAAACTTTTGAATCTATATTTAGGTTAACGAGAGTAGCACTTCCAGCACTTGGATACACAAAGTCATCGTCTCCAAATTCGCTAAAATCATTCCAAGTAGAGTACGTTACAAAACCCTTAACTCTTCCTTTGTCATCAACCAGATTTGCATCATATTGTCCGTTAATATATCCCGGCTCTACCCAGCCAGCGCTGGTTATTTCCCACTCATTTACCCTTTGCCCAACTTCCCCGTAGCCCTTGACCATTAACGGAAGAGGGACCGCCAATTGTTTCCCGTAAAAATCGTTAGCCAAAGTTCTGACGGCGTTATAAATTTTGTCAGTTTGTTCATTTAACTGAGCAGCATGCACCTGATTTGAAATGTTTGTTTCTATTCTGGTTAAGGCATTATATAGAAAAGGAGTTAGGTTACCTGTCTGTAGCTTTGCTAGAATAGATGGCGTTATTCTAGAAAAACTTGAGCCAATATTATATGCTCCAGCTATATTCATTCCGCCGGGATTAAAGGCGTTTGGTATCCCAGAACGACAAGCACAAATAAAAGCCTCCCAAGCATCTTTGCTAACCATCGCGTGTCGCATTTCTCTAACTGTACACAGATAGAATCCGACACCGGGAACCTGAGCCATGACTTGGCTGGCATCATTAATAGAGTTTACACCAGTAGCACTAAGAGATGCTCCAACGGAATTTGTTGAAGTGGCCCATACTTGAAATATCGAGTTTCCTGTAGCAATACGAGACTGTTTACCCCCGATAAGAACTTTACCTATCGGGTCGTCTGAAAGCTCCCTACCGTGAGTGGCAGACACCAACCTCTTAAGTTCGCCAGCGGAGTCGGTGACTACATCGTCTGCCTCGAACGGAACACCGGCAGTTTCTTGCGGCTGGTCTGGCCTGTCTAGGTTTCTTTGACCTCTAGACACGTCTCCCGCGCCAACCAACTCCTCAATCATATTTTGTATGACAGTGAGGCTTGTTGGAGGGGCTGTTCTTCTGACAACATTTACCCTGATGACTCCAGATATAGGAGCGCCGTCCGTTGGGTCTGTATCGTTTATATCTGCAACACCATTACCTATTGCTGGACCAATTCTATTAAGCCATTCATTTGTAGTAGAGCTTGGGTCGTAATCTTGCTCCCTACCAATCCTGTCAATAGTCAAGTAAAAGTCACAGCTAGCAGTTTGACAAACATCCGAGATAAGCTGAAGAAGAGTGGAGTTGTTAGTTCCAAATCTATAGTTAACTGGAAGTATACCATCTACATACAAATCCCATAAATCAATCATATCAAGTCTAAATCTGCTTCCAGCAAATTTGATTGGACCACCAAATTGATGATGCGGACCCCATATCTTTTCGTTAATAACATCTACTACGGTTTCAAGACAGGTCAGCCAGTTCATGCCGGTCTGGTCCATGCCAGCAATTGTACCGTCCCAGTTTGTTCTAGTAGTTCCCAATCCAAAAAACTGTTCAATATAACCGTATGGATTTATCACGTTATAAAATATTTGGCTGAACCCGCCGGGGTTCCACATTCCCAAACTTAGATATGGGCTGGAACCAAAATTAAACGTGGGGTTGTTTAGAGCGCCGCCTTCAAATGTGCTTGGTCCTCTATTTGAGTAGTTGTACGTGGCGGTGGACCACCCGTAGTTTGGCTCTCCCATGCCTATGTAGTCGCCCAGAATGACCTGAACTCCATCCAGAACAGAGGTTGCGTCTTCAACCGATACCGTGTGAGTGACTCCCCCGGCTGGACTTATATTTCTTTCTACAGATTTCAATATTCCATTAAACTTAAACTCTTCAAACTTAAAAAATACAGCGTTTCCCAGAGCAGGGAAATAGAACTCATCTCCGGCAGGATATGAGCTTGGAATATTTGGGTCGTTGGCTACGCTTGCTACCCTGCCCTGTCCGTCTGTAGTAAAGTTATAATTACCGTAAGATATATCGTTAGTTGTTCTTACGTTTGCTTTATCTTCTACGATATTTATCTGTAGAGACGAACCCTGACTTCTAAACGCCAGACTAGAATTGAAGTCTATTATCGTGGCGCCAAGAAAGGTGGTTTGAGAACCGTCTGATGTTTGATTATTTGTTGTAGCCATATACTAGAAATTCATATTTGGCGAGAAGATTGTCGGGTAATTTGTAAGGCTCTTCTCATAGGTCCAAGTAATATTAAGTGAATATCTTCCTGCTCTATAGTCCCAAGTTTCTTGTGGGGCTGCATAGAAAACCTTATTATTTTCTACTCCGGTTTCGTCTGTGGGGTCTGCTGCGTCAATAATCTTGTCAATAGCAGTTTTCATATCATCCGGTGTTGTTCTATTGCTAGGCTTGTCGGTAATGAGTGCGTCTTTAATTGTGGTTACGTCACAATTTGCATAGGTCTTAGGAGGCACTACAACTTCAAGAGAAAGACTTCTTACGTAAGGAGAATCTGCTGCCCCCAACCACTGAAGTATTGGTCCTCTCTTTCTTCCGATTGTTGGAATCGTTGCGAATAAATATCCCGGCACTGTGTCTTGTATATTTATATTTTCCGAAAGTGCCCCCGGAATACATCCCAGTGGCCTGTTATCAAAGTCTATGGTATATGTAATTATTCCCTGATTGGGATTTGTTCCAACTGTTTTATTGACAGGAATGATATTTAATGTATTTTCGTCTTCTATACCACCAAGATTAGCCGCCATGCCTCTCAATATAGTATTGCTGCTCATCCCAGTCCATACTCCACTGGCGTTTGCAAATGCATTTATTCCAGATGCGGTTGGACAATTACTGTTAAGTCCAGTAATAGTACCATTTAAAGATACTCTAGTGAGGGCATCTTCTGCGCTTGTGGTTAATTGACATTCGACCTGTTCTGTTGCGTTGGCTGTACTTAAAACGAAGGTCTCTGTAACCGAAAAAGACCCCGTGGTTTCATCTATCTGCTGGGTTCTTGCGTGGTTTCTGCTTGCGTATCCCGGCTCTAAATCCAAGACACCTTTGGCATTAAGCTGATGCCTTGTCAGGTCTTCAACCGGACATGCTTCATATTTGAGAATCTGCTCCACATACCCCCTAGCCTGTTGCCAAGCGATACCGCTGGTTGCTAGGATTGTCGGGCTGTTTATGTCGTATTTGTTTCTTCCAACGGCGCTTACTGTATGGGTGACAGTAAAAGATTTGGTTGGCGTAATAAGGCTATAGTCGACAATCACGCCGGTCACCGGGTCAACCGCTTCAGGCCCGTCTTGTGTAATCCCTCTAAGGCCATCTTCTTCCGCTATTTCCCAACTTTCTGTTGAATCGGAAATGTTCCAAGCAAACTGGTCTTCTATAACCGGGGCTGTTCCATCAGGCCCAATCATTGCTTCGGCTTCAAGCGTAATCGTATACCTGCACAACTGGTTCCAACCCACTCTAGAAGGGTCTTCTCCTTCAAAATCAATGTCAACTACCTTCGCCGCAAACTTTAGCGGGGATGAACCATCAGACGATTGTATTTCTAAAAGACCGCCATCCCCCGTAGTCTTTCCTGTGCCTGTAGCATCATCAGCATCTAGTAGATAGTTATCCCCAGTATATCGGAACAACTCCCTAATAGCTTCTTGCTTTCTGAGTATACATGCAAGACGACTGGCTTCTGGAACCTCAAGGGAATCATCAGTTGCAGGATTCCAAGTGATTGCAAGAGAGCTTGGGTCGCAACTAGGCGAGCCTCTAAATGACAACATTACCCCAGTTAGAGTTATGTTATAAACAGAGCCAATTATATCTCCAGCCCCATTCTTTGTGAACTCCTTGGAGATGTTTGCCATTGGCGCGGGGATTAATTTTCTTGCTGCCCCCGAGCTATTAGTATATTGAACTGCCATATTTAAAACCCGTGAGTATATAGTGTAGTTGTACCACTAGGAGCTTCATGTGTATTTGAAATAACAAAATCCATATTCCCCGTAGCCGCGACATGAGCGTCTGTTGTCAAGTTTATAATACCAGTCCCTGTATTTTCAGGAGCCTTAAGGTATAAATCGATGCTTGGATTATGGAACTTGGTTTCGCTTGCTCTTCCCATAACCAAATTCATTATGCCACTGTTAACTGGAACAGCCTTTATAAATAGGCTTATGCTTGACGGCCAAGCTTGAAGCAAATCATCCGCACCAATCGGATAATTATAATATCCACTAGTATCATACTTGTCTGTTGAATCAGTATCCAACTCTCCAGACGGCTTAACAAATCTCCATTTCTCTTCTCTCGGCCATCCCCCACCGGTCCAAACGCCCGAAGGTGACGACATAGTCCCTCTTGGATATATGGAAGAGGCCAAAATTGGCCCCGACATATAAAATGTAATGTCATTGTTTACCCCAGAGCCTTCAGCAGAATAAACTTTATCAACTCTAAGTGTCAGGTTTAAACTGGCTGTTTGAGTTTCGCCTGAGTTTGTAATGAAAAGATTTAATCCAGATGCCGATGTTGTTGTGTACGTTCCAGAAGGTTCATCAAGCTGTGATACATACAGGGGTATGGTTTCATAAACCCCTGACACTCCTGACTTCGCCCACAAAAACAGGGGGATGGTTCCCGACGATGGGTCTCCCGCCTTTAAGTACAAGGACATTCTTGCACTGGAAGTTATCGGGTCTGGCATATATAGCGACATGTTGCCAGATGCTGGCAAGTGTCCTAGTGAATATAAATTATAGCTGCCAGAAATAACTGCCATATTGTTTATCCGGTTGAGTTCTGAGTTGGGCCGCCGTTGCTTACAGTAGATTGTCCATTTTGATTAGTATTAATAGTCAAGCCTGCGATTTGTTCCTTAACATAATCTACGATATCGGTCTTAATAGCATCCGAAATTGCTTGCTTGGCGGCATCAACACCTCCAATATTTATGGTTCCTGAATGATTATGCTCGTGCTGCATTGTGAAACCCGAAAGTTTTTCAACAGTACTTGCTATTGATTGTCCAATATCGCCTACATTTTCTACCAGTGCAGACATTGCCTGATTGAAAGCGGCTATGTCTGGCATCTTTTGTCCACCGGCCTGACCTTGCTGACCTTGTCCACCAGCGGGAGTCTGTCCGCTTGCCCCGACACCAGCCCCCGGTCCATTCGCACCGGGCCAGCCTACTTTTTGGGATTTTCCAGTTCCCATTGCCTGCATCTTGGCTTCTTCTGCTGAAAGGCCGCCTTGTCTTGCCGCTCGGAATTTCTTCTGGTATTCCTCTCTTCTTTGAGAAGTCGTTGCGCCACCTTGGCCGGTGAGACCCAACATTGTTCTTTCTCTATCGGTTTTGGGACTAGCTAAACCAAATTTAAGTTGTTCGTTTCTATGTTCTCTGGCTCTCTCTCTTTGTTGAAATTTGCGGTTGCTTTCTCCCTTTCTTTGTCTAACGGCATTTTGACCCGAAATTGTTGCATGTACACCCTGCTCTCCGGCGCCCATGCCAACTTGAAATTTCGTCTCAGAAGCAGTGGACGACCTTCTTGGAGCAATGGACGACCTTCTCGTCGGGGGTTTCAGTGGGGGACCGGGCGGCATCATCGCAGCGGGCTGAGCGGGAGCCTGTTGTGGCTTTGGCGCGCGGAGTAGGCTCGCCTGCTGGTGCTGCTGCTTTTGCCAATCCTCAAAATTAAGTGTTGACCCGGATGCTTTCCATTGGTTGAAGCGGATTCTCGCGGAATGGGCATCGGCTTGCGCCCCCGCCCCCGCCCTCATTCCGCTCTGAGCAGCCCCGCTTGTGTTGGCGGCATTACCACCAAAACCGGGAACGCCAGCCGCAGAAAACGTACCGCCAACAGTTCCTCCAGCCATGCCAGCAATAGCCGCCTGTTGTGGAGCATTTAGAACTACTTCGCCTCTACTTACAGCAATTAGGTTTTTATCTACTCCCGACCTTCCGCCAATCCAGCCGCCAGCAGCAAAGCCCTCAAAACCTTCGGGTAGTATGTTGGATGGTATACCAGTCTCAAACGACCCTCTTGTATGATATGGGGGCAATCGATACTTCCTTGCAAATCCCACCAAAAGGTCCGCCTCATTGACACCAAGTCCGAGTGTCGGGTCACTTTCTATCACCCTTTTCAAGTAGTCTGTAATTCTTGTCACTTCATCGCCGTGCGTAAGACGCTCGCCCTTTAAACTTCCGCCACCGGCAAAAGTCTTCTCAAAGTCCTGAGTAAACTTAATGAAATCATTCTTACCACCGCCTTGAAGACTACCCTCTATTTCTTTAAGCATCTCCTGACCCGGCTTTCCATGGAATTGGTGTGCGACCGGAGCACGATATTCTCTACCTACCGAAGCGTTTCTGACTGCATTTTCGAACTTTCGCCAGTCCGGGTCTCCGCTTTCTTTCATAGCTTGAAGAAACTGTGCGGTATCATCCGAGCTTCGTCCCGCCTCTAATAGATGTTCGGGCGCTCTGTTAGCTAAGTCCGTTGTTCGACCATGCGTCTTCATTTGAAATACAGCGCGACCCTCTTCAAGAGCGGCTTGAGCTTCGGCCAGACTATTATACTCTACTCTGTTGAACGTCTTTGGGTCTCTTAAGAAGAACTTCCCTCCTCCAGACCGCTCGGGGATTAAGGCTTTAGTTTCATCAATCATTGTGAAAGCTTCATCCGGCAGCGCCGCCGTCTTAGGCTTTACAGGCGGAGCAGTCGTCGGCTTCGCCCTAGTATTCTTTATCTTAGTTACAAGGTCGTTAAAGAAACCTGCTTGCTTTCCCATACCAGCCGAATTGAGTTCTTTTGCAAGGGTTTCAAGCTCTCTAATAGTAAATTGGCTCTGTAATACTGGGTTATCTAACCAACCTCCCTTAGCAGCGCCAAGTCTCGAATATAATTGTAGTACATCAGCCTCAACCTGTGACTTAGAAATACCAGAAGCATTATCCCTCACTTGTCGTGCGTTTGTTACAAGAGAATCTACAGACCTTCCTTGTTTTACCGGAACGAAACTCTTTGCTGCTCTCTTATAGTTAGTTTGTAGTTGCGCTCCCATACTCTTGAAAAGTCCGGTGTCTTTGACATTTGTTCTAAGCATTTCCAAGGCTGTTCTAGCATCTACTGGGTCGCCAGTATTAACCAGTCGCATCATCTCCATGGCCTGTTCGGATACCAGCCATTGTTGCGAAGCATCCAGTGTCTTGTCTGCTGCGGTGCTGCGGACAGGCGCGGGCGCGGGCTTGGTCTTGGGCTTTACAGTCGCGGGCGCGGTCTTGGGCTTTACAGGCGCGGGCGCGGTCTTGGGCTTTACAGGCGCGGGCGCGGTCTTGGGCTGAGGCGTGAACGGTCGGCCCGCTCCCGGTGGGGCTGTCAAGTCTATTGGGACGCCTCCCGGCGCTGAGGCACCGTGGACCGCAGTCGAAGGCCGGGTCGAAGGCCGGGGCCGGGAAGCGTGTCCGGGGGGGTTGAGTAGCTTGTTTCTGTGAACCGGTTCTAATTCTGTTAAAAATTTTCTAGCTTGTTCTATACTTACATTGTCACTAGCTTTATAGGCGTTTTCAAGGAAATCGTCAAGTCTTATTTGCGCCCACCTCGTCGCCTCATCTGCCCCGCTCCCCGTTTCGGCAAGCAGACTACCAATGTCATCAAGTTTCGCCCCAAAACCTGACCCCTCCGAAATATTCGCCAGCAGTCTCTCGCCCGCAGTTGTTCCCGGCATTCCGGCTCTTGGAGCAGTCACTATGTCTTCAGTTGCTTTAACAGCTGCTTCCAGACCGCCTCTTGGAAGGTCTAGTCTCGCTGCATCCATGCCTTCCTGCATCCAGTTAAGAGCGCCTCTCCATGCTCGCTTCGGACTATGAAATGGCATTGTCACATTTTTAATGAATGTCCCAACTGATTTGGTCGCATCCAAAGCAGCACCGGGCAACGACCCGCTAAACGGTACATGTATACCCGCAGCACCTCTGCCAGTGGTCGCCGCAGCACCCCTGCTAGCGGTCACAGCAGCTTCTGAGGCAGGAGCGGCTGTTGCTGTTCTAAGTTGCGCTAGTATGTCTGCATCAGAATCCGCTGACTTTAACAAATTCCCAAGCCAAGATTCATCTATTTTCTTCGCGCCGCCCTTCAGGCCGCTCTTCACTAAATCGAATATCGCTGGGAATAACTCAGGGTCATCTAATGCCTTTAAAATTCCCCCGCCTACCCGAGGCAGGAACATGCCGGTATCAAATGCGACGCCACCTATACCAGTCAATATCTCTTTTGCTTTTTCATTCGCGTTGATAGCCTCAAGGTACTTCTTTGACGACCCTAATGCTCTTCCCTTCCCAGCCAATTTACCTGCTTTGCTGGCCTTCGCAGTATTGACAAGATTCCGAAAGACTTTTACCTGTTTTACTTTCTCTAATTTCTGAAGCCAACCCCAACCGGCCCCAACTTTTAGACTCTCGCTTCCTCCAGTTGCAAACATTGCGGCCCCTTCACCAGCGACATCACTAGTGCGTCCAAGACCAGTAAAGGCGTGCTTCATTAACAAGTCAAGGTCACTTCCTGTTAGTTCAGCCCTTTCTGCCATCAAATCTCGGTCTTTATTGAATTCTCTTTGTGCTGCTGAATACACTCCAGCTTCCGGCCCCGTGGCAAGCCCCGGAATAAACGACCTAGCAAAATCAAAGAAATCTTTTCCTGACGCTGAGGCATATCTTGCACCAACTCCACCCGCAGCCCTTATATTTTTCGTACCTTCCATAAGGTCTATGTTTCTGTTTTCTGTAGCCTCTCTCCATAGTCCAAGTTTGCCTTGTTGTGTTGCGTACTTCTTTTCACTTATTCCGGCTTTTTCCGCCCCCCGTCTAATATTTTCAACAAGTATTGCATCCTTACCAAAATATCCACTCGCTAAGGACGAGACAGTATCAGGGAGAGAAATGGCCGCATTAATCGCGTCCATTCCAAGTCCCCCCAAGCCCCCCACAACCGCTGCTCCCGTTCCACCCACCATGCCGATTCCACCAACTACTCCCTTGTGCGCTTTTTGAGTTACGTTTGTAAGCCAAAGGTCTATTGCTCGCCCAGCCGTACTTCCACCGCTGCGTTCGTCAACACTTTGGTCAGTGGTTCCAAACACTCCAACTAGACCTTTTTCCTTTTCAAATTGAGCCTTCAAACTTTTAATTTGAGCACTAGATTTTGCAGCACCCTGCATGCCCCTCAAGTTTTCTTCTGCGAGAGACGCTTGTTCAAAATATCTGGTTAATTCAGCTATATTTAACCTAGAGGATTCCCTAAGCTCATTAAGCTTCATGGGTTTTGTTTGGTCTTTTCCTGCTTCAATTCCGGCCGCCATCTGTTTATGAACGTCCAGCAGTTGTTTAATAATAGCAGAGTTGATATGCCCCTCTGTGGGAATCATTCTTCCGCTGCCATCTGGACCCTCTGCATATTTAATCTTACCAAGATTCGCAGTTCTCAGATTGCCGGTTTCGTCGATTAGCATCTTCTGAAGCTCTGGCGGCAGCACCTCCCTCGTTGTGTCAGCAACAAATTTATGCATCTTCTTCCGTGTCGACTCAATCTTTTTCTGTTGTTCGTGAGCTATATTCTCAATGTCGCCAACAGGAACGTCTTTCATATCCTTACTTTTGAGTGTTACATTCACCAACCCATGCAAGTCATCCTGAATTACAGAACTCTGGTCTTTTACCATGGAGGAAACTCTCTGCCGTCCAAAACTCTCGCCCTCGATTCGGGCGCCGCCCAGCATCGATGCCGGACTGGCGGTATTCTCCTTGACCCACTTACTTTGAGTTAGCTTTAAATAAGCCCTTTGAGCCTTGGCTTTATCTTCAGCCGTCTTTCTCTGCTGTCTAACTTTCGCTTGTTCTATAATTTCCTCGGAGGTTGGCGGCGCCTTTTTCTCTACTCTTTTTGTGGTACGACTCTCTCTCATTGAGGCGTCGACCTTGTCTGTCTGCCTTTTTATATGAATATCAGAATTAACAAAATCAGATAATTTAAGTCCGTAAATTTGCTGTAACTGTGTCTCTGTCAGTGGCCAACCGCCCGGACCAAATAACTCGAGGTCACCCTTATTGTTAGGCTTTAAATTCCAAAGCCCAGTTGCCAAAAACTTTTGCCCCATTGTCTTCTGCTTGCTTACTTGTACAGGCTTTTTGGGAGGCTTTGCGTTAGTCGCGCCCACCAGCGGAATACGTGTTGTCGTTTTGCCTCTATTGCCTCTATTGCCTCTATTGCGTCTCTCTTCTGTCTTTTGCCGCCTATCCTCCAGTAGGTCGGGTTGTGCTTGATATTTCTGTACAAGATTCTTATATATGTTGTGTGACGGATGGTTGACAGGAATTCTTCTTAGGTGTCTTTGCGCCGTTCGCAAATCACCATTATTTAAGGCTCGATTTACGTGCTTAAAAAGCCTTCTTGTTCTAGGAGTGGTTACACTAGAACGTGGCGGCGCGTGACCACCGGCTGCTTGCTGGGCGTGTTGATTTTGCAATGCATTAGCGGCTTGTGTTTGTTGCCATCTTTTGTGTTCATCAGAGGTAACACCCGGAGGTGCACCCCAAGGACTACTACCAATACGACCACCAGACTGACTTCCAAAACCAGCCCTCCATCTTTGTTTGGGGGTCATGGAAGCCGGGTCTTTATCTGCCCAGAAAAGGTCTCCAACTCCCGCTTGCCCAGCCATTGGCCCTTGTCGAAGAGGATTGTTATAGAATCTCATCCTATCCTTGGCGATTGACGCCCTTCTCTTATTAAAGCCCTTCCTGTAATTTTGAAACTTTCTTTTAGAACCGAACCCTAGGTTGGGGTCTCTACCGCCTATGGGTGCTCTTCCTCCTCCACCCGTCTGACCTCTTAGCTGGGCCTGCTTGTTAGCATTTTTCTGCATTTCCTTCATGATGTATTCTCTCATTAGAGAATTCATCTGCTGACCCCGTTGTTGTTGATGTTGATTCCGTTGATTAACAATCCCTCTCCAACCAGCTACTGGACCTCCCCCTTGAAAACCAGAAACTCCCGCTCCCTTTAGGAAAGCTACCACTTCTGGACGAGCCATATCTTTTGATGATATAATTCCCTCTCCACGCGCTACAAGAATAGGAATCTTATCATTTGGTCCCGGTCGTCTTTTTGGAGTTACTCCCTCAATTCCCCCATGCTGTCTTCCACCAAGCTTTCCTCCTCCCACGGTAGTAAAATCTATCGAAAGACCTCCCGAAAGTATTGAGTCCAGCTTGTCGGCCCACCCGTTTATTCTGTCAAAAAAGTCTCCCTGAAGTTCTGATTCTAGTGCCAAGCCCGCAAGCGCGGCTTGCTGCTCTTGTAATCCTAAGACCTTAAGTTCGTTAATTAGGGTACGCTCTTCTGGCATTTCCTGAAGAACAGCATTAATCATTCTCTCGCTGGCTCCAGCCTGTCTCATCAAGTTGGCTTCTAGAATCTTGGAAAGCTCATCTCCGGTTCTTCCACCAAATTCTGGCAGCGCTACATCTCTGAACCTGTCTAGCAGATTTCTAACTTCCGAACGAAACTGCTCTGGAATCACGTTCACGTTTTGATTTCTGGACGCAAACATTACCGCCTGACGGGCCATAAACATTTGCTGTCTTTGTTGGTTGCCACCAAAAGCAAAGTCTTTTACGAAGCCCCTTCTAGCCTCTCTTTCTCCCCTAACTTTCGACAGTCTTTCTTCAATAACCTGAACCTGAGCTACCACGTCACCAAAAGACTTAATAGTCTGCTTCAGTCTTGCAAACTCAGACTTTAGATTTAAAGCATTCTTCCTGTGTATTAGTTGTGTTTCTCTTGATTCCGCCCTTTCGGCCAATGCGTTTTGTCTCTGTATTTGAGAAATAACAGCCGAAGCCCTATTGAACACCGCCCCGATATTTCCACTTTGTCCAGCAGCACCAGTTCCAGCTAGAAGAACGTTTCGCTTTTTTATTCCGAAGCTCTTCGCTTCGGCCATTGTCATCTCTCTTCCGGGTCCAATCCCAGCCTCGGCTTTCGCTACTCTCTGTCTAGCCCTAAGCTCTAGAGTACTTATATCTGAAACCTTCTTAATAAAAGTTACCTGCTGGTTAAGGGCTGCGGCGTAACCCTTAATAAATCTGTCCACTTCTTTATTTAGAAACTTTGTCGCCTCTTGGAACGGCCTTACCAGATGCTCCGCTTCTTTTAAGAGTTTCAGCTTTATATCGTGAGCAACTCTTGGGGCAAGCGTACCGGATTTCTCAGTTGCTCTAACTATTAATTCATTTGCTCTGGCTATCAGATTTTCTCGTAGTTCCTTATCTTTAATGGTTCCAAAGGTTTCGCCTAGTGTACCCAGCAGCCTCGTTTTCCAATCTTTTCCTCCATCTATTACTGAGTGCGCAGACTCCTTAAAGGCTGTTCTAATCTTAGTCTCAAAGTTATCAAATGTGTCTATAACACTACCAAATCTCTCGCTCAGGTCTTCCAAGCCAAATATCTTGCCTAACTTCTCGGACTCTTCTTTAAGCAAGGGGGCATCAACAGGCTTCTTCATTCCAAAATCAATTTTTTGTCCCACAAATTCAGTTGCGGACACCCTTCCACTAATCATGGCGATTGAGTCTCGAACTGCGGAAGAGAATATCCGCATCTGCTCACCGGCTTTTACTATATTGGAAAGCACTACATCTAGAAGCTTAATTTCTTTCTGAACTCTATCAAATTCTATTCCTGCCGTCCTAACTGCTTCACTAGCCCTGAGTACATTTATCTGATATAAACGCAGCGGGTCTAGCATAAGCGTTATGAATTCCCCCTGTGTCTTTCTAGCTTCACCCGTCTTGAGTCCGTGTTTACCGAGTTCTTTGGTAGAGTCTGATAAGGCTTTGGTATATTGATTAACAAGCTGACTAACTGTTTGTCCTCGAATATCCTGAACTGCTATCTGGCCCAACGTCTTTCCGGCATCCAACTGCTGCTTAATATATTTCGATAAAGCTTGCACTCCAGATAGGGTTGCCGTAGTTTGTTTCTTCTGTGCATCTTCAGCTTTTTTTAGAGTGCTTGTTCTCTTTTCTTCTACATCTATTTTGTCAATCTCGGCTAGAACTTTATTAACAATCACCTCTTGTTTTCTGATAACTTCTAATTGAGCACCTAAAAGCTGTCTCTGGGCAGGCTCTCCTCCAATACTCGTCAACTGCTGTGCTGTTTGCTCGGCTCTTCTGGACTCTAAAACTGTTCGTTGTATATCTGCTAAGGCTTCAGATTCCCCCCTAGCCCGCGCCTCCTTTTCAGGAGTCGTCATTGCTCTACCAGCCCCCGCAATTCCAAGCTGCTGCTGAACAAAATTCATTGTATCTTTAAACTCATCTACAATTGCTTCCCCTAAAGTTCTTGGAAGGGTTGCTCCCCTAACAGCCACCGTCTCATTAACGCCGGTTATCGGATTACGAACCTTTTCCGGTTCCACTGGCGCCATTGCTCCTTCACCGAAGAGCCATCCAATTAGAGGGTTTTCTTTTCCTACCAGTTTGTCTCGTCTGGTTGGCCCCATACTGCCGCCAGAACCAAGCGCGGCTCCAGCAATTCCCCCAGCGGCGGTTCCAAGAGGTCCAAGTAAGCTTCCTATGGCTGCACCAGCTACCGCTGCCGCCATCACGGTTTGTTTCTTCATCTGTGTGTTGAAAACTTCAACCGCAGCCGACCCAGCCTCGCTAGCATTTCCAGTTTCTATAGCAGCATCTCTAACCTTTTCAAACTGCTCCCCTATCTTGCTAAGAGCAACAGTTAGGCCTGCTATTGCCGCTGCCGCTACGGTCATGGCTACGGTTGCAAGTTTTTCATTCGGCTCTAGCAGACTCGTTGCCCCCCTTCTCATTGCTCCTTTGGGGTCTGCTGCAAATCTTCCAAATGCCCTCTTTGCTCTTATAGGCGCTTCTCCTCCAAATTTTCTAACACCTCCAAAAAGACCCTGATGTTTCGCGGGCGTTATACCCCCAGCACCCATTCTTAAATCCGCAGCCTTTTTTGCTTCTTCAAGGCTTTTCCCTAATGCCAGATGTCTTTCTATTAAATTCTTTTCTATCTTTAAGGCTCTTTTTCTTACTGCCGAACTTCTTATTATATGCAAACCAAGATTGCCCATAGACCCGCCAATAGCCTTAAACGCTAGTGTCATTATTCCTATTTGCATAACTGCCGATGTAATCGTGTCAACAGTTCTTTTGGTTTGACCTTCAAGCTTAACCATTGACCCTATTACACCCATTAGGGTAGTTGACAAAATTGCTATATTGGCTCCAACTTCCATGGTTCCTCTAGAGCTAGCTGGAATTCCTGCTACAGCAGGTCCACCATCATTAAAATGAGCAAAACCAACAGGACCGCCTGAAGCAAACTTACCAGCCTTATTCATTTGACCGAGCTTGCCATAACCAATAGATTCAGCAGACCTCTTGTTAATAACAAACTCGCCCGGCGTCAGCATCGCGGGAACGGTGTCTGTTCCTGCCGCGCCACCTTTTGCAAACTTTTTTCTGAACTCAGTACCAAATACAGGGTCACCGTCCGAACCGGCCATTCCTCTAAATTTTCCCCCGCGAACCGCTTCAGTCTGACCTCTAGCTTTATCTTCTCTTATACCCTTCAATCTATTAACACTATCAGGATTAAGTAGTTTTATTCCGTTGGGGAATATGTCGGGATAGTGTTTCTGAAGGTTGTCCCATACCATGCTTGCTTGAGGGCTGGTGCTTCTATCGCTATAAAATCCGGGGAATCCTCTAGAGTCCATCATCTTGGCCAATGTTGCGTACCCACCAGTTCCCCAGCCCTGACCCCTATACTTTTGTTGCATGGGGTAAGTCTGCCTAATATGAAACCCCTTATATGGGTCTTCTGTCTGTACAATCCCTCTTATTTTCAGGAACTCTTCGCCAATCTTAGGCCAATTAGCTGGCCGTTTCTTCATACCTTTAGGCATCGTTGCGTTGGCCATAAAACGAGCCATTAGACCTGCTTCGTCGGCCACCTCATCCGGCAGTTCTTCACCAGCGTGCTCGATAACCACTTGAGGAGACTTAGAGAGCTTAGCGCTCATATACGGTCTCTTATCCTTTGGAATCAACTCTGCCATACCACCAGTCTTCAATAGCTGCACTTCTTCGCTGGTAACCTTTCTAAGCCCCGGATACGCCCTCTCCAGTTCGGCTAATAGCCCGGTAGTTTTGGGGTCGCTAGGCAATGGGGCGCCCCTGCTTGCGCCCTTCATTTGTCCAATAGGTCTTTTGTCTCTTGCGCTTGGCTGGTGTGCCGCCAACCTGCTCGCTCTTTGTGACGTAACTGTTTCATCTGATGTCTTTATCCAGTACCCCTGACCGCCACTACGCTTGGTACGACCCACAAGGTCAGCCATGTTTTCAAATTTTGTTCCACCAAACTCAAAAGTAAACGCCCTCGCCTCTTTAGCAGCCTTTGCCCTGTCTTTAATCATGGACAGATTGCGTGTTGCAAAACTCTTACCAGCACCAGACGGCCCAGCAACGAAGTTTATCTTAGGGTTGTTGTCGCTGGCTGCAATCTCTTGCATAAAGCTATTTACATCTTTCCACGATATAAATGCTTCCGAGTCTGAAGAAACAAAGTAGTGTTCTCCCGCCATTCCCCCATCATTGAACCCTATTCTACCCCCTCTGTTGAGCATTATCGCCTTTATGTAAGGATTTGTATCTTTTGCGCCGATGTCCTTACCTCTAAGACCCGGACTACCTCTAAAATCTGGACCCTCCGACGCTGACAGGACTCTAAATTTCGGGTCCAGAAATTGTATTTCCTGTTCACCACCACTATAATGCTGACTCCCAGTATACCGACCTCCAGCATCTTTAGCTGTTAGGTCAAAACCCTTTTTACCCCTTGCCCCTCTAATTGCCATAACACCACCAAAGTCCATTGTAAAATCTTGGCGGCTGGCTTGCTTCTGGCTTTTGCTAGTATGAACAATTCCTCTCATCATCCCGGTTTTTCCCTTTAACTCCTCCCACACTCTGGGGTCGTTTAGAGTGCCTTCCCACATCTCTGGCGGGGCGCCTTCTTGGGTTCTTCCGTAGAACCTTTTTTCCCCTAACTCCTTTTGTTCCTTTCTCTGCTTACCGAAAGTCTTTCCTTTGGCACGATTAACACCCACCCAATCACCAGCACTAAATGCATCTCCTGCAAGCACTTTTGCCCTGCTCAATCCCAAGCTTTCTCCGAAAAGCTGGAGCCTATTTGAATGAAACCCAGTATATAAAGTCCCACCATATGTTATTGGCTTAGCGGCTTCTTTAAAACGCTCTTCATATCGCCCGGCCATTCTAACGTTTCTCTGGTAACGCTCTTTACCTAGCTCATCCGAGATGTCTTCACCGTAACTAGGCCGCCCAACTTCCATGGCTAAATTTACATCCGCAGACCGTTCCCCTCGTGTAATATTGCCAACCTCGTGTATTTCCCTCTGTCTTTCTGTCCAG